TATCTTGAAGGTGGTGAGAGTGTTTTTGGTTTTTGGATGGATGGTGATGATGAACAAAAACCTGTTGTTTTAGGTGTCTTTTATAGACATAAAATGGCGGATGATCAAAGAACACCAGTTAAAGGATCGCCAAGTGTTTCATCTTCTCAAGGTAAAGGTTGCACAACGAAGAAAGAAACACAAGAGGGTGTTGACAGTGGAGCAAAAAAGGTATCCACTGGTAAGTATGTTCCAAAGGAAACATATAAATCTGGAAAGAGAGTATATGATCGATCAACAGGAACAATAAAAGGAACTTGCCCAGAGAGATATCCTGTAAGTGATGAAGGTGGTTCTAAAGGTGTATCTGGTGCCGTTCTTGAACATCATTTCAATCTTAAAAGAAATACTAGTAGACCTAGTTGTAAGAGAGATAATACTATTGCACAAATAACTGGATATCTTGGTGATTTTGCTGAACTCCTAATTGGTATAGAACAATATGCTGATTTTTATGTTGATGAGATTACTGGTGTTGTAAGAGATATTCAAGGTGATTTGAAAGCTATATCTAAAAAGATAGCTAAAGTTATAACGGGTAATATTAATCAGGTTCGAGATACGATTTTCGCCTTTATTGGTGATAAGATATCTGGTTTCTTAAATTCATTACTACCAGAGGAATTGAAACCAATTCTTGGCCAAGGTATTAAGGGTGCAATGGATGTTATATATTGTCTCTTTGAAAATGTTATCGCATCTATATTCAATGTTGTATTTGATTTGCTTGGTGGGTTAGTAGGTCAGTTTATTAATGCACCTCTTTGTGCTGCAGAAGAATTTGTTGGTGCTCTTCTTGGAACTGTTAATGGTTTTATTGATGATACAATCAGTCCTATCTTAGATACTCTTAGTGGAACTCTTGGTGGTATTCTTGGTAGTATTTCAAATTTCGTTAGTAAGGCTTTAAACGTTGTTGGTTTGATTTATAGTTTCATCGGATGTGACGAATTCAAATGTCCTCTTCCTTCAAGATATGATACAGCATATGGCCCACAACAAGGATTAAGGAATAAAGTAGATAATATTACCAGTAAATTTGATATTGTACCTGATATGAAATATGATAAGGATGGTAATGCTATTGGTACTGGTAACAAATTCTATGACAATATCGATAAGAATTTTGGAAATATTTTCAACCTAAAAGAATTAACACCAGAACAACAGCAAAATGCTGAAGATATTGCAGCTGTTGTTGGTGGATGTCAAACTGGCCTACTTAGATGTGGGCCTCCACAGATAGAAATTTTTGGTGGAGATGGTATTGGAGGAGCTGCCAATGCTGTTGTTAGTGAATTTGGCCAAATCATTGGTGCTGATTTAGTAGATAAAGGAAGTGGATATACTGTTCCTCCATATGTTAGATTTAAAGATGCTTGTGGTAATGGTAAAGGTGGTCGTGGTAGAGTTGTTATAAATGATGATGGTCAAATTGATAGAATTATAATAGATTATCAGGGATATGGGTATTATAATGATTTCAGAGAAATTAAAACCATCTATGGTGACATACTTCAAGATGTGACTATTCCACCACCTACTAGTGATGGTGAAACTGTTATCGGTGAAATTGAGGATATTTCAGTTGATCATAGTGGTAGTTCTTATGATGAAGACACAACTGTAGTTGCTGTACCTGATAATGGTTCTATATTGGAACCTATCATTGTTAATGGTCATATCATGGGTGTTAATATAGTAGATCCTGGCAAAGGATTTACTACCATTCCTGATATAGAAATAAATAGCAGTACGGGAAATGACGCTGATTTAACGGCATCTCTCAAATTTAGGTCTGTCACTGAGGCAGATGCTATTGATCCTGACAAGGTTCTATTCGTTGTAAATTGTGTTGGTAGATAATGGCAACAACTAAAGCTGATTTTGATCTTTCAATAAAACGTCATTACCGTGAGGAGGGTGGTCAAAATTCTCCTTATGGTAAGGTGATGTATCGTGTCCTTAGTAATCGTGGTAATGGCCATGGTTGGTATTGGAACAAGAAATCTGAAGATCATTACTTATCTGCAACTGGTGGTTCTTATGAATGCTTAGGTGGTAATATCCCAAAGGAAAGAACTAAGGGTGCTGATCCTCTTTATTGTGCAAAACTAATTCATTGTAAAAATGGAGATATTGTACTTGATGCTGATAATGGTGATATCATCTTAAAAGGTGATAATGTACTTATAGAAGCCAATGGAATAAAGAATACTGGTGATGGTAACTGCTTGATTGACTGCAATAATGAATTAAGATTAGATGCTCCTCAAGTCAAATGTGAATCAACAGATCTTCGACTTTGTGCTTCTAAGGATCTGACTCTTGTTGGTAAGGTTTATGCCGAACTTATTGGTGGTACTGCTGCTGTGACACAGGCTGCTGACTTCGGTGCTTCAACTATAATAGGTAAAATCACAGCAATCGCAAAATCATTCGGATTTATGTAATGGCTAATTTTGGTGTAGCATTTGCAACTAAACTTGTAGTAGGAAGTGAGATAGGCGCTGGAGTCTTTGCTCAAAAAATTCCCTACGAAAATTCCATAAGTGGTGGTCTAACTGTTATAAACGGCCCTGCTATATTTGGTATTCAACCAGCTTTCCCTGGCATGGGAGTAGTCAATATTGGCCCATCAGTACCTACATCAGGCGTACCTGCTACGATGGGGTTGATGCTTATTCACCCTGCGATTGGAATGAATGTAACTGCTCCAATTGCTGCTAATTTTACGGGAATTGTTAATACATTTGGCCCTAAAAATAATTTTGGCCCAAATTTAACATTTGGTCTAAAACAAACTCTTGGAATTTTTAGTAAAATTGGAAAGGGTGTTGAGGTTGGAGGAACAGTAAAAGCAGAACCAAAGATGTGTGAGGTAGCACCTATAAGGAAAACTGCTGGTGTGTGGAACCATAGTGGAATCTTTAATTTAACTGGTGTAGGTAATGTTGCTGTTGCGATTAATAGTAAGAAAGGATTTGATATAGAACATCCAACCAAGAAAGGATGGAGACTTTCTCATATTTGTCCAGAGGCACCAACTGCTGATGTTTATTTTAGAGGTAAACATGAAGGGTCTGATCCATTATATCTTCCTGAATATTGGAATGGATTAGTTGATCCTGAATCTATTACAGTACAATTAACTCCAGTTGGAAGTTATCAAGAATTATTTGTAGAGAAGGTAGTATGGGGTAAACAAGTTATTATTAAAAATAATGTTGCTGGCCCTATTAAGTGTCACTATATTGTTCACGGAGAAAGAATTGATACTGAGAAAAATATTCATGAATATGAAGGAACTTGGGATGATTATCCAGGCGATAATGCCACCCGATCCGTTGTTGGTAAAGATTATGATAGGAGAGCTGCCTAATGGATAACAATGCAAAAACCCAATACATTATTACTGACGTACAAGAACGTATAGTACGTGAGGAGGATCTTATTGGAGTTGGTACTCCATCTGCGATTCAAAATAGATTGGATCATGTAGATACATGTATGGAAGCTTATAATCCATCTATTAAAGGTATCGATGCTAAAGTTATTGGTATTGGTCAATCCATTAATAAGATAAAAGATGAGATAATAACTTTATATACTAATGCTGTAATGACAGGTAATTCCGCTACTAGTTGTGGAACATATAATGCTGGAGCTGGTTGTTCTTTTGTGGATGCATCTGCGTTTCAAGCTGCTGGTGGATTTAGTGGTTGGGGATTAAGTACCTGTTTTACTGGTTATGGTCAGAAAAATTATGATGTAGTAACTGCACATATTTGGCCTTTCGATCCAACTACAGATGATCCTTTTACTCCAGCTACTACTGAAGTTATTAATACTGCAAGTACAACATATACTGCTGGAGTAGGTACATTTATTAGTCATACTCCAGATGGAGGAGGTGTTGTAGGTAATACTGTAACTCTTAATTCTAATAGTGGATGTTCTGCAACAGCTACTGAAATTACTAGAAAAGAAGCTGAGATAACTGCACTTAGATCAGAACTTGCTGATTATAGAGGTATTGTAAATGATATACGTACAGATAGATTAGATTATCAATTGGAAGAATGGGGTTCAAAAAATGCTATAGAAGAAGCAAAGGCTAAAAAAGATAGATTGTCTGGTATTTTAACAGCTTTTAGTGATTCAAGATATAATAGTCTGTTTCTAAAAACCTAGCCCTTGCCAAGGTGGGTATGTAGTGGTATTATAGTTCAGTAACAAAGGTCAGGTGCCTAATGGAAAGAGAAGACGAGTATCTAACAACCGTTGTTATTAATGTTCAAGAAAAGTCGTTTCGTCTTCTTTCTGATGAAGGAGTTGAACAAAGTATCACATGTGATACAATGTCGCAATTCATGGATTTACTTGAGATGGTTAAGTGTTCAGAGGAATTTGGTGTAGAAATTCGGTACGTTGAACCGAAAACTGCGGGAGTAGTTTAATGGTAGAATCTGAGTGTTCCACACTCCAGCTGTAGGTTCGATTCCTACCTCCCGCTTATGACTTTAAGAGACTATATAGAAAGACCAAAAAAAGAATGGACTGATAAAGATTGGCTGAAAGAAGCTTACATCATGGTTCATTCGCCATGGATTGATGATGAAGAACGAGAATACTGGAGAGATAAAATAAAAGAATTACAAAAATGACTTATAAAGTTCCTTTTATTATAGAAGATAATTTTCTTCCACAAAATGAATTGGAAGATGTATGGACAGAAACTAAAAGTCTTTATAAAAATCTTAGGCCTGGATGGACTAGTAATCCAGCTACTAAAGATGGAGAGGTTTTAAAACAAAATTCTCATTTATTTTATCATGAATTTTATGGAGATGCATATAATGAGTCAATTACATCAGAGATACTTATAAAGAGGATTATACACGATAAATTCTTAGATAAATTTGAAGATAGACTTGTAAGAGATTTAGCACAGAACATTAACTGGCAAGGATTAATGTTGTCATATTATGATGATGGTGATAGTTATAAACCACATCATGATCAGGCTATGTTTACCGTTCTTTATTGGTTACATAAACAACCTAAGAAGTTTAGTGGTGGTAAATTACACCTATATAATGATACGACTAGTTCAAATCCTGAAGCCTTTATTCCGTTTGAACCTAGACATAATAGAATATTAATATTTCCCTCACCTTATATGCACGAAGTAACCCCAGTTACTTTGAATGAGGAAGATAGAAAAAAAGGATTAGGTAGATACTGCATTACTATGTTCTGCGGAATTCAACCATAGTCTTTCATATCTTCCTTGTCTAAATATAAGGAGAAGAAATCTTGTTAATCTCAGGATAAGCGAAATGCCTTTAAGTAGACTAGAGAATTTCCTAAAGAATGTTGAAGGTAACATTTTATATGTAAACCCGACAGATCTGGACGCAACTGACAGTATTGAAAACCAAGGTAATTCACTTACCCGACCATTCAAATCGATTCAAAGGGCGTTATTAGAAGCTGCTAGGTTTTCATATCAGATAGGACAAAATAACGATAAGTTTAATAGAACAACGATATTATTATATCCAGGCACACATGAAGTTGATAACAGGCCTGGTTATAACGTAATCAACTCCTCTGGTGCAGCTCTTTATAGAGATAGGAATGGTGTAATTAAAGCACTTGAACAATTAACTGATGAGAGTAATTATAATATAAATGATCCCACTAACGAACTTTATAAGTATAACTCAACTGAGGGTGGTGTTATTATCCCTCGTGGTACTTCTATTGTTGGTTTAGATTTACGTAAAACAAATATAAGACCTAAGTTTGTTCCCGATCCTACAAACGACGGTATTCTTAGATCAGCTATATTCCGTGTAACTGGTGGATGTTATTTCTGGCAATTCACTATATTTGATGGAGATCCTAATAGTTCTGTTTATAGAGATTATACAACAAATAGATATACTCCTAGATTTTCACACCATAAACTAACTGTATTTGAATATGCAGATGGTGTAAACGGTGTTGGTATTGGTACTTCTACCAGTTCAACTGACCTTCAGATGTATTATCATAAGGTTCAGAAGGCCTATGGTGATAGTTCTGGTCGTGCGATTGGTGACTTCCCATCTACTGCTGACATGCAACCTAAGTTGCCTGAATATGAGATGGTTGGCCCTGTTGCGGCAAGTAATATTGGTATTACCAGTATGAGAGCTGGTGCTGGATCTCTATCTAATACTTCAACCACAGTTACAGTAGATTGTAAGACAGCTCATAGCCTTGTTGTAGATAGTTCTGTTCGTATATCAGGTGTTAATACATATCCAAACATTTATAATGGTAATTTCGTTGTAACAGGTGTATCTTCTGATCGGATATTTACATATCGAACCAGTTCCCCACCTCTTGATGGTCTACCAGCAATGGATGGTGATGAACAAGTCATTGCTGATACTGATACTATTACAGGTACTTCTCCATATATCTTTAACTGTTCTCTACGTTCAGTTTATGGTATGTGTGGTATGCACGCTGATGGTAGCAAATCGACTGGATTTAAGTCGATGGTTGTTGCCCAGTACACTGGTGTAGGTCTACAAAAAGATAATGATGCTTTCTTATTATACAATAGTAGTACGTCCCAATATGATACTAATGCCACAGTTGCCGATAGTGAAAAACCATTATATCTGAATAGTGATGCCATTTATAGGCCTTCTTATGAGAACTATCATGTTAAATGTTCTAATAAGGCGGTTATTCAGATTGTATCTGTGTTTGCTATTGGTTACGCCCAACAATTCTTGGCTGAATCTGGTGGAGACCAATCAATAACAAACTCTAACTCTAACTTTGGTTCAAAGGCATTAAAAGCTTCTGGTTTCCAAGATCAGGCATTTGTTAGAGATGATAAAGGATATGTTACTCATATTATTCCACCACAGAGACTTGAGAAGGCTAATAAATCTGTAGAATGGGGTGCTATTAATGTTGGATTAACTACAGCTCCTGTTGGTGTTGGTACTACAGCTAAGATATTCTTAGATGGATTTACTGATCCAGATATTCCACCCCCAGTTATTATTGAAGGATTTAGAATTGGTGCAAAGAGAACCTTTGATCCTCAAAACTTATGCACTAATCCAGACCTTCTAAAAGTTAATGTTGCTGGTGTTGGTACATATTCTGCACCCATTACGATGATTAATTCGGATGGTAGTGAAGGCCCGACAGCTTTAAAAGAATATGTTGTAGGATTTGTTGGTGCTGCTAACAGTATTACAAGTAGTACATTAACTCTTAGACAAGATCATCAACTATTTGCAGGTGAAAGTATTAGAGTTATAGCTGATGATGGTGCTTTACCAGATGGAGTTGATTCAGGAAAGATATATTATGCTGTAACTAATGATTCTCAGAATGAAACTCTAAATGCAAATCAGATTAAACTTGCTAAGACTGAGAATGAGGCTATACTAGGTGGTTCTGGTAACTTTATTGTCATTAGTAATGATAAAGGTGGTAGAATACGAATTAATTCTAGGGTAACTGATAAATTACCAGGCGATTTTGCTCATCCAGTTCAATATGATACTACCAATAAGAACTGGTATGTACGTTGTTCCATTGATCCAGCTATTAATACAGTTTGGAGTGGTATTACAACTAACCAAGATGCTCTTGGGCCTAGAACTAATAAGACATTCTTTGAAAGAAGAGAGGATACAAGATCTTTAGGTAATAGGATCTATAAGTTACGTTATGTTATTCCTAAAGAGGAACAGGATGCTAGACCACCTATTCCTGGCTATGTTGTCCAAGAATCTAGTACTACTGGTGTAACTACTGCAACTGATTTCACTGATAATATTCCTAACGCTACTGTTCTAAGGAATGTACGTATTATAAACACCGTTAATAGGGATTCAAATACTGGTATTACTACAATTTGTACTGAGAAACCTCATGACTTGATGGTTGGTGATAGAGTACTGTTCAAAAATATAAGAAGTACTGCAAATACAGTTGGTGCTGCTAATACTGGATATAATACTATTAGAAATGTTGTTGGTGTTACTAGTTCTAAGGGATTTGAAGTTTCTTATGGATATGCGCCAGGAAACTTTATTACTAACGTTTCTACTAGAAATTCAAGTCTACCTACATTCTCTAAACAACAAGCAAAAGGAACCTTTGTTGTTTATCGTGTAGAGACTCTTAAAGAACAACAGTATAACAAACAAGATGGTGTTTATCATCTAATATGTGTTGATAGTAGTATTAGTCCAACTGTTAACGAATTCAGTAATAGAAAGTATACTCAAGCTATTGAGAATTTATATCCACAATTTGATGGTGATAACTTTGTAATGGATGCCTCTGCTGCATCCAGTTATGCTATTAATGATCCAGTTGGTAAGGTTGTAACTAACAGTTTACAGTACAGTATCACTAGAGAATTTGCTAACAGATATATTAGATCATTTGGCCCAGGCATTGCGGTCACATATGCTGCAGGTTCTACTGCTGGTGTTAGTACCATCTATACAGACCGTGAACATAATCTGAATCAGATAACTGCCGTAAGTATTGGTAATAGTGGTGTTAATTATGGTGCTGGTATTTCAACCACTCTTTATAACGCAACTCTATCATACGTTGGAGTAAGTACTGGTGAAGGTGCTACTGCAAATATAACCATTGATGCTCTTGGTGGTATTACTGCTATCTCAATTGTTGATGGTGGATCTGCATACGGTGTTGGACATACTCTTGAAGTTGTTGGTGTTCAGACTGCTGGAAGTCATACTCGTGGATGGGTTAATGTTACTAAGATTGCTAATAATATAGGTGATGCAATTGAAATAGTTGGTGTTGGTACTTCACTTGGTCGTTATACCAGTGGATATTGTGGAATCCATACTATTGTATCTCTAAAACCAAAAGAGGTTACTTATAATAACGGGTTCAATCCAGGCGTTTATGATGTAAACACTGTTGGAATGGCTTCAGGCTTCATGTTATATGCAGGCCCTGTACCTCCAGTATCTACTATTTCATACTCTAGTGCTGCAACTGGAATTGCAACAGTTACTACTTCTGGGCCTCATGGATTAAATGTTAACAACCCATTTAAGATAGTTGGTGTTGCTCAGACAATTTATAATACAGAATCTATAGTTAATGAGAGAATAAGTACAACTCAGTTTAACTTCAAGTTTACTGATAAGGCTATTCCAGCAACTTATACTGCTGGTGGTAGTGTTATACCAATTAACTATGGCCCTCGTGGTGGTAAGACTGAATCTGGTAATGAAAGGATTGCTCAGAGACTTGTTCCTTTCAGAACTGGTATTCAAACTTCAATGAGTGCCGCCTCAATTAACTCAACAACTACTACTCTTACTTTGGGTGATAGTTCTGGTTTCTATAAGGGTGACTACGTTCAGATTGATGGTGAGGTTATTCGTATCTCCTCAGATTTCTCTTCTAATCAGGCAACAGTAATAAGAGGTCAACTTGGTTCTCGTTCTTCTGCACATGATGCTAGTTCTTTAGTTAAGAAGATTCGTATTATTGCTTCTGAGAAGAGAAGACACTCAATTCTACGTGCTTCTGGTCATACATTTGAATATGTTGGATATGGGCCAGGTAACTACTCAACTGGTTTACCACAGAAACAAGATAGGATTCTATCAAAAGAAGAACAGTTCCTTTCTCAGTCACAGAACCCTGATGGTGGTGCTGTAGTTTATACTGGTGTTAATGATGCTGGTGACTTCTACATTGGTAACAAAGTTATTAACTCTAAGGATGGTACTGAATCTACATTCAATATTCCAATTCCAACTGTAACTGGTGCTGATGAGGATGCTGCAGGAGCTGCTACAAGATTAGATGCTATCTTTGATAGTGTAACTGTCAGGGAAGGATTATCAGTTGATGGAGATAATAATACAACAGTTAAGTTAAATGCTCCTACCACAATTACTGAGAAATTAACAACAACATCTGCTGATGGTGCTGAATTTGTTAAGATAACCATTAATGGTGGTTTACCAGAGAATAGAACATTTACTTACTCTCCAACCAAACCAACAGGTACAGGAACTCTTGGAGATTTAACCTTTAATTCTAGTCCAAACTTTGGCGAATATCTTGGGTGGACATATACCAACCAAGGATGGAAGAGATTTGGTCTTATTTCTGCTGAGGCTGATTCAACAAAACTAAGTCTTGGTACTGTTGGTGTTGGTTCTACCAGTGCTAATCGTATTGGTCAACAAAATGGTATTGATGTAAGAGGTACGATTGTTGCTGATGCTTTTGTTTGTGCTGGAATTTGTACTTTCTCTGGTTCAACAACATTCGCTTCTATTACCTTTAGTGAATTAACTGTTGGTGTTGCTACTGTTACTGGTAGATTGGATATTAATGGTGACTTTGATTGTGGAATTGCAACAGTTACTACACTGAAATTAGCCAATAGTGATAAGATTTTGATGGGAGATAGTGATTTCCTTGAGATATATCATGACGGCAGTGATGCTTACTTCAAGAATACTGGTGGTACTGGTGGTCGTACTTATATTCAAGGCCCATCCAGCGGTGGTCAAGAGATGCGTCTACAGGCCAAGGCTGGAGAAGATGGTATCGTCATAAATGACGGTGGTGCTATTACAATCGGTCATGCTGGTAGTACCAAGATTGAGACAACTTCATCAGGTATTACTGTAACTGGTACAATTAATGGTTCTATTGAGTACTCCAATGGTGTACTTACAGATACAGTTGGTTCTAATACTGATTATCAGGTAGGTTTTGTTACTGCTGCTTCTGGTACTTACAATAGACTCTTTATTGATTCTCAATCTTCGGCATTCACCTATAATCCAAACTCAAATACATTGAGTGCTGGAACATTTAATGGATCTGGTGCAAGTTTAACTAATATTCCAAATAGTGCAACGACAGCTACAGATAGTAACTCTCCTAACACTATTGTTGGTAGAGATGCTTCTGGTAACTTCTCTGCTGGTACTATTACCGCAACCTTGAGTGGTAATGCATCTTCGGCTAGTTTGGTTGATGTTAATGCTAATAATACTACCAATGAAACTGTTTATCCAGTATTTGTAGATTCAACTGGTAGTGCTGTTCAGTTAGAAAGAGATACAGGATTGACTTATAATCCAAGTACTCAGATTCTAACTTGTACTACGGTTAGTGCTGGCTTGAATGGTATTGCATCAGAAGCTACTACTGTTAGAGTAAGAAATTCAGGCAACTCTCCTAATAGTGATTGTCATATTACTTTCAGACAGAATGATAATACTGATTCATATGATAGTCTGTACACGGATGATTATCTGGTTTATAATCCAAATGGAAACGTTTTTGCTCTTAACTCAGATGAAAAACTGAAAGAGAATATTGAGGTCATTCCTAATGCTCTTGATAAGGTAAAACAGATCCGAGGAGTTACATTTAATTGGAAGAGAGACGGAGTTAAATCTACTGGTGTTATTGCTCAGGATGTCGAGAAGGTATTCCCTGTTCTAGTTAATGAAAGAGAAAAATCTGGAGACAAAGCAGTTTCATATCAGAACATGGTTGGTCTTTTAGTCGAGGCTATTAAAGAACAACAAATTCAAATTGAAGATCTTAAGGCCAAGGTGGAAGACTTGTCTAAATAGATCAGACCGATCTTTATCGGTGACTAGGTAGATACCGTTATTAGAGCGCCAAATGGCATCAAATATTCGTTTTAAAAGATCCTCTGTTACTGGAAAATCTCCATCAGCAGTACAATTACCAATAGGTGAAATTGCAATGAACACCAAGGATGGTGTTCTGTGGATGCAAGAAGAAGGTGCTAGGATTTTAAATATTCGGGCTGGTTCCGCTCTAACGGCTGGTAGATTTATATACGTGTCTCCGCACGGTGACGATACTAATAACGACGGTAGTGATAGATTAAAGGCGAAGAAAACAGTTTCAGGTGCTGTAGCAATCAGTACCGCTGGTGATACAATTGAAGTAGCATCAGGTACATATGTAGAAGCAAACCCAATAGTTGTTCCTCCTGGCGTTGCATTGCAAGGAGAGGATTTACGATCAACCGTTCTTGTTCCGCAAACGCAGAATAAGGACTTTTTTCATGTCAACAATGGGGTTCACTTTACAAACTTTAGTTTTGTAGGATCTGCAAGTACTGGTGCAGTTATTTCATTTGATCCAAATAGAGTAGGTGTTGTAACTCAGTCACCATATGTTCGTAACTGTACTAATTTCATTCCTAATAGTATAGGATTGAGAATTGATGGTAACTTGAGAAGTGGTAATAATGGTGTTAACGGCTCTATGGTTGTTGACTCATTTACACAATACAACTTGAATGGTATAGGTGTTTCGATTACGAATAAGGCCTATGCTCAGTTAGTTTCTATATTCACAATTAACTCTGGAACCAGTATTTTCTGTGAATCTGGTGGACAGTGTGATATTACTAACTCTAACTCATCCTTTGGTGAATATGGTCTTGTTGCTGACAATGTTAGCTTACTTCAATACACAGGTATTACCTCAACTGCCTCTGGTATTGCTAGTGACCGTCTTCAGATTCAATTCCCAGTTAAGAATGTTCAGATTACTAACTTTGAATATGATAATGTAACTGGTTACTCTACTGTAACTACAGAAGAGGATCATAATCTTAAAGTTGGTTATGGTGCTAGTCTACAAGGTATTGGATTTACATGTGCTGCTGGTTATGGCCAGACACATGCAGTTAGTGGTTTCATTTATAATGAAGCGACTGGTATTTCAACTATAACAACAGCTACCAATCACGGAGTAATTGGTGGTGATCATGTTAAATTATCTGGAATTGCATTTACTTGTACTGGTTATGCTGGTGTAAGTACACATATATTCCCAGATGGTAGAAACGGATATCAATTTAAAGTTGACTCTATATTGAGTAATACTCAATTTACAGTTAATGTTGGAACTTCTACGATTGCTCATACTTATTTGGAGAATGGTATTGTTAGAACTGGTATAACCACTGACATTTACCCAAATCCAATTGGTGAGCCTGGAAAATCAGGTAATGTATATGATGTTATAGACATCCCTGGCGGTAATTACACTCACAAGTTTGTTTCCGCTGATGCAGGTGCAGTAACAATTAAAACTGGATCTGCTGCTGGTGCTGCTGTAACTGTTACTAATGCAACATATATTCCTGCTACTGGAGTATTGACATTAGACTTTGTAGCTGCTCATGGAATGTCAACTAATGATCAGATTACTATATCTGAGGAATCATTATCATTTACATGTGCCAAAGATAATTACAAACATCCACAAGCTTATCCACGGCCAGGATATGCACATACATTTGTAAGTGGCGTTACTAATGCCATTACGAAGAGTATTGGTGGAACAATTACTGCGGAAGCTGGTACTGTTTATGACGGTGCAGCTGGTATTATGACAGTGACTTCTGCTAGTCATGGTTTATCAAATGGTAACACTGTTACCCTTGCAAATGATGCTGTTAAATTCACTTGTTCCAAGGATTTACATGCAACTGAACATGATTATCCAAGAAACGGGATTGATCCTATTGCTGGAGTAGCAACAGTTGTTTCTAATTCACAGACTAATACATTTGAGATTTTTGTTGGTAAGTCTGGAATAGCTGATCCTATTTGTGGGATCGGAACTACTGTTAATGTAACAAGTACAACTCAGTTAACCGTTAATTGTGGTGCAACACTACTTGATGCTAGAAAGTTTAACATCTATTCTGGTATTAGTACTGTTCCACATACATTTGTTCAAGCTGGAATAAGAACGGTTTCGGGATTTGTTCACGATCATCTTACTGGTTTAACTACTATTACAACCAGTCAACCACATCATTTGGCCGCTAAAAATTATGTAAGACTTGCTGGTATTGCTTTAACATGTACCGCTGGTATTAAAACATATCCAGATGGTAATTCTAGATTTGGTAGTGTCTTTGAAGTAACTGGTATTACTACTAATACCTTTACTGTTGATGTAGGCGTTTCGACTCTGGCCCACACATATGTGAGTGGTGGTACAGTAAGAAGAGCCGCAGCTTCAAAACTTTATGCTAACCGTCCTTATGATGGTCAAGTAGTTTATCTTGATACATTATATAAACAGTTAGATAAAATCGATGTAACATCGCCTGGTAGTGGATATGCTTCCCAGCCAACTGTTACTATTAGTGCCCCAGAAGGGGATAATGGTACGACTGCTACTGCTGAGGCCGTTCTTGAGAATGGAGCTATTAAGGAGATTAATGTAACCAATAATGGTTCACAATACGTTAATAATCCTTCTGTAACACTTACTGGTGGAAGTCCTTCGGTTTCTGCTGGTACAACTACTGGTATGCGTCCTCTGTATTATACAGTACAAGAGGCAACACAACCTGACAAATACACTGGTATATCAACCGTTGTATTTGACCAAGTTCTTAATAATGCTATTGGTATAGGATCTACAGCATTCTTCTACCAAACAAGTCTCATCTTGGCCTCATCACACTCATTTGAGTGGATTGGTTCAGGTGGAGATATGGCTGGTTCAAGACCTAGACTTGGTGGTGTTGGTATTCAGTCCGCTGAAATTGTTAATCGAGATGGTGGAATAGTAGTTTACACCTCTACAGACCAATCTGGTAACTTCAGAATTGGTAATGATGTTGCGATTAACCAAGTAACAGGCACTATCTCAGGTAGAGCCTTCAATCAAAGTCTGTTAAATACAGTAACACCTCTAATCATAGCACTAGAAGATTAAAGAAAAATGGCGATTACCCCGTTAAATGTTTTTAAGGCGGTTAGACATGATGTAACCACCGCCTCAGTCGGCATCTATACTGCCCCTGCTAACGTAGCATCTATTATATTGGGTGCATACGCTGCTAATGTATCATCTGGTATTGCTACTATAACTGCCGTTCATAATAGAACTGGTGGAGATGGTTATGGTGATGTTGCCATTGTCAATGGGATTAAAATTCCTAAGAATGATACTCTCTCTATGATTGATGGTAAATTAATTCTGGAAACAGGTGACATTTTCAAAATAAGTGCTACAGAAAATAGTACTGTAGAACTTACTCTTAATATCTTGGAAACTGCTAAACAGTAAATAAACGATGCCTAAGTACATTTCAGGTAGAGTACCAGTTAATGCTCCTGGCGACGCCGGACTCTCTACAGACAGACATACTTTTCTAGGATTAGAGGATGCAGAACCTAATCTAGGATTGGCTAGTGCAAATCAATCTGTTATCATAAGTGATACTACAGGCACAAGAGGATTTTCAGATACACCTACTGTAACTGGTGTAAATGCAACGGGAATAATTACTGCAACTACAGGAATAATTACTACAGTCAATGCGGAAACGCTTGATGCTGGAGCGAATCTATATGCCCTTGCTGGTGTTGTAACCACCCTAACTGTTACAGATACAGTAGCTACGGCCTCTACTACCACTAATCTTACTGTATCAGGAATCACATCTGTTAAGGATATTGTAGGTACATCTGGTACTATCACTAACTTAACATCCACTGACACTAATGTTAGTGGTGCTTTAACATCTGTTGATGCCACATTTACTCGACTAACTCCTGAAGATACAGTCGGTACTGCTGCAACATTTACAGATCTTAACGCTACAAGATTTACTCCCACGGATACCGTAGGTACTGCTGCAACCTTTACTAATCTTTCACTTACCAATCTTGATGGTGGAGATGGTACTCTTAATATTCGTGCGAATATACTTGATACTCAGACTTTATATGGTGTAACTGGTGTTGTTACTACCTTAACTGTTGCTAACCGTGTTGTTGTTAGTGGTGGTGCAACAGTTTCAGGGGCAATGACCGTCACTGGAAATACTCAATTCTGGGGTGGTATAAGAGATAAAGATGGACAAATAGGTGATGCAGGCCAAGTTCTTCAATCAACAGGAAGTCAGGTTAACTGGGTAAACACTCCTGCTGGTGGTATTACAATTAAGGATGAAGGTGCTACTGTAGGTACTGCTGGTAGTGTTGTTATTGTCAACTTTGTTGGAACTGGAGTTACTGCCTCTGCTAGTGGTTTAGGTGCTACTATTACAGTAGATCAACTTGACAAGGCTAATGGTTTAGATAGTCAGGTTCAATATAATAATAGTGGTACATTAGGTGGTGCGACTGGATTTGTCTTTACAGATTCCAATAACTATGTTGGTATCGGAAGTACAAACCCACAAAGACAGGTAACTATCGGTGGAGATGGTACTGTTCATGGTAAGTGGTACACACAAAGAACATATACAACTACCAATATTCCACTTGATGCCTTAGAATATGTTCCTAAGTCATATGTTGATGCTGTTCAGGCTGGTATCGTTGTTAAGGCTGCCGTATCTATGGCAACCACAGAGGCCATCAGTGCTTACACATATAATAATGGATTATCTGGTGTTGGTGCAAAGATTTGGAAGAATACTAATGGTTTAGGTGTTATTGATGGTGTTGACTTTACAGTTCAGGCTCGTGTTCTAGTTAAAGATCAAGGTGCTTCTGGTGTAGGTAATACATTTGAGAATGGATTCTATGAGGTTACTAGGGTTGGATCTGGATCAACTTCATGGGAGTTGCAAAGAACCAATGATATGGACGAACCAGACGAAATGGTTTCTGGTGCGTTCGCTTTCGTTCTTGAAGGTGCTAGAAACAGTGGTAATGGTTTCGTTCAGTTAACGAAAGAACCAGTTGCGATTGGTACTACTGCATTAGAATATACCCAGTTTACGGCGCCTGGACAGGTAGAGGCTGGTGATGGTTTACAGAAGACTGCCAATACTATTGATGTTGTTAGTGCTGATACTAATGCAATCTATATTACTCCTGATAATATTAACTTAAAGGCTATTAACCCGTCGCAAAGTTATGTTTCAACGGGATCGACGCAATTTGTACAGGCTATTAGTGTCGATTCATATGGTCGGGTTACGGGTGTTGTAACGACGAATGAATATACTAAGGCCACCCAAGTAACTCATGGTGTCGTTAGGATACCAGCAGAGGCAAGTAGTGGATTAACGATTAATAGTGGTGAAATAGGTCTAACGAATTGGCCAACATTCACGAACTTAAAAGTAACGGGTATTACAACTAACTTAGTTACCTCAGCTACTTCTAATACTACATCATCTCTTACTGTTACTGGTGTTACTACTCATACTGGGGCTTCTAGATGGAGTGATAGTACTAAACTTCTTATCGGTTCAGATAACGACCTTCAAGTATATCATACAGGATCAATAGCATATATTGATAATAATACAGGTAATTTATTTGTAAGAAATAATGTTGATAATGATGATGGTGGTAATATAGTAATTCAGGCTAAGTCTGGAGAAAATTCTATTGTTGCTAATGATGATGGTTCAGTTGATTTACATTATGATGGTGGTGATGCCAAACTCCAGACAATTGGATATGGTATTACTGTAAATGGAACTGCCTGGCTTGATGCAACTCAAGTTGGTGGTGCAGCCACGATTGGTGCTACTTTAGAACTACAGTCATTCCTGAAAGACTACTATAATCAAGTTGGTGCTGCAACATCAGTTCTTATTGGTGATGCTAATGGTACTAAGTGGGAGTCTATTGCGACTGCTGCATTACAAGGCCCTAAAGGACAGAAAGGGGAAGTAGGTGATAAAGGACAGAAGGGAGAAAAAGGAGAGAAGGGACAGAAAGGTGAGAAAGGTGAAAAAGGTCAGAAGGGTCAAAAGGGTGAAAAAGGTCAGAAGGGTGTTGATGGTGTAGATGGCCCAACAGGGCCCACCGGCCCAACTGGGCCCACAGGCCCAACCGGCCCAACTGGCCCTAAAGGTCAAAAGGGTGAACAAGGTGCAACTGGCCCAACTGGGCCAACTGGCCCCACTGGCCCTAAAGGACAGAAAGGTGCTCAGGGTGCAACTGGCCCAACTGGGCCAACTGGCCCAACCGGCCCTCAAGGTTCTAAAGGACAGAAGGGTGCTCAAGGATCTACTGGCCCAACAGGGCCAACCGGCCCTACCGGCCCAACTGGCCCAACAGGTCAGAAAGGACAGAAGGGTGCAACAGGTAGTACTGGCCCAACCGGCCCAACTGGCCCTGCCGGCCCTAACAATCCATCATCTGTTCAGATAACAGGTAGTGGTAATGATGTTCTTAACTTTACTGCAAACTCATCTAATGACAACAGAGGTGTGTCGTTCAACTCTAGAACGGCTCTTACTGCTGACTATAATGATGGTTGGTTGAGAATTAATAATGAGAATGAGTTTGGTAATGGTTGTTATTCACCAGAGAAATTCCGTGGTGAGGCAGGTATGTATGTATCTGGTAACAGATATATTGATGATAACTTAGGTAACTACGGAACAATTCGTTGTGGTGGTAATGGTGCTGGTAACTGGGAAGGATTCTCTATTGATGGTCGTTCTGTATGGATGCACGATGGTGGTAATGCTAGTGGTTTATACAATGATGTGAACAATGAGTGGATGGTCTATATGATCTACAACTCATATGTTCAGTTGAGACATAATAACACTACTAGACTACAGACATCTAACAACGGTGTTAGTATTAATAACATCATGACTTGTAACTCTGACAAACGATTGAAGGAGAACGTCACTAATCTTGACGGATCTTTGGATAAAGTTTTGAAGATGAGAGGTGTTTCCTTCAACTGGATAGATGAGAAGGATGATAGAGATGATGGAGAGAAGACTATAGGTTTCATTGCACAAGAGATGCAAGAAGTTGAACCTAGTTTGGTTTATGACTCTAATACAGGTGCAGATGGAACTCAATATCTAGGAGTTGCATATCAAAACTTATCTGCACACTTGGTTGAGGCCATTAAGGAACAGAATGAAGTCATAAATAACTTGAGAGCACGAATCGAAGTCTTGGAGAAACACAATGGCATTGAGTAAGGATTATGAAATTCCAAATACAGGTGTAACTGTACCTAATGCCTACTTCGTTATTAGGGAAGTTAGGTTGGAAAAGAGATTAACTGATTACCCGTACCCAGGCGAAACATATACAGATTCAGAAAGGGTTTCTCTGGGGGAACCACTTGTTAACTTTAAAGCTGGACGTATTGCCTGGATCACACTTTCGGTGTATGCTAGCCAAACAGCCAGAAATAATGGATCTAACCCTGTTGGAGTAGTTGGTAGAGACAACTCTAAAGAGTATAGATGTTTTATAGATGGTAATAGTGATATTTCTGCACAGATTTATACCTATTTAAAAACTACAACATATTTTAGTGACGCTGTAGACGTTTAATTAATTGGACAATTTTATTCGTGAATACTTCATCAGGGATCCTGAGATCTGTGATGGAGTAGTTGATGCACTTGAAAAGTTGAAGGCTGCTGGTCATGGTAGGCCTGGCGTGTCTTATATGCCTGATGCTCCAGACGATTTTGATTTCAAGTCAGTTAAAGATAGTTGGGATTTAGTACCTCCTGACTTTGCTAAGATGTATCCTAATGGCCCTAAGGAATTAAGGCTTGATGAGATTGCAGATGAGATGAATAATGAGTTATTTCCAAGATATTATAAGGATATAGAGTTACATTTTAGAGGAGAATTATTCTCTATAAGACCACCTCAGTTTCAGATGTATGAACCTGGCGGTGGTTATAAAGTATGGCATTGTGATGCCCAAGGTGTTATGATACATAGAGTGTTTGTTTATATTCTATATCTTAATGATCTATCTGATGGTGGAACAGAATTCAAACATCAAAATGTAAGAGTTAAAGCTGAGAAAGGGAAGGTACTTATGTTCCCTGCTAACTTTTGTTATATTCATAGGAGTGAAGTATCCCATACCAGTAAGAAGTATATTATGACTGGATGGATGGATACAGATCTTGTTGAGATGTTGACAGAAGAAAGTAGAAAAAAACCCGAACAAAAGTATGATCCTTACACACAACTAGCAAAACAACAATATAATGAGAATAAAAAATGATTTCATTGGTAACTGGTGGGTTTGATCCCGTACATTCTGGACATATAGCTCTCTTTAAAGGTGCTAGGTCTGTATCTGATAGATTAATAGTTGGTGTTAATTCTGATCAATGGCTTATTAGAAAGAAAGGTAAATATTTTATGCCTATTGAGGAGAGAATCAATATCCTCAAAAATCTTTCAATGGTAGATGAAGTAATAACATTTAATGATGAAGATGATACAGCATGTGATGCAATAGAAAGATTGTTACCATGTAATGATGATATTGTATTCTGTAATGGTGGTGATAGAGGTAATAATAATACTCCTGAATTATTCAAGTATGTGGATAAGGTTACTTTTGCATGGGGTGTTGGTGGTACTGATAAAAAGAATAGTAGTAGTTGGTTATTAGCCGATTGGAGTGCTCCTAAGACAAAAAGAGCTTGGGGTCATTATAAGGTATTGTATGAAGGAAAAGGATTTAAAGTCAAAGAATTAGTAATTAATCCTAAGAGTTCATTGTCAATGCAAAGACATAAGAATCGTAGTGAAACATGGAATATTGTTACTGGTAATGCACATGTTATAGTAGGTGATGATATGTATAAATTATCTACTGAGAAGGGTGTTTATATACCACCTAACACATGGCATAAAGGTATTAATGAATCAGATGAAGAGGCACATATAATAGAAGTATGGAGAGGAGATATTTTAACTGAGGAGGATATTGAAAGACGATGAATGGTGAATGGGCTATATGGAAAAAGGCATTTACAAAAGAGGAATGTCATGATATAATAGAACGAGGCCAAAAACTTGAAGTTGAAGAGGCCGATTTGGGAGCTCATGGTGATAATAAGAATAAAGAATATCGTAGGAGTCAAGTCAGATGGATGAATGAGGATCTATTTGAAGATATTTTTGATAAGATGTGGAAGATGACTATTAAGGCTAATACCCAATGGTTTGGTTTTCATATTGATGATTTAAGATATATGCAATTCACTGAGTACCATGAAAGTTATAAAGGAGAATATAAGAAACACCATGACGTTTTTTGGACTGAACCAAAACATAGAAAGTTATCTGTGGTATTACAACTAACTGACCCAGATACATATGAAGGAGGAGATCTCCATCTTACAGTTCAAGGAGAAAGACCTGCCTTTTATAAAGATCAAGGAACTGTGATCTGGTTTCCTTCATGGACTCCACACTGGGTAACTCCAGTTACAAAAGGTATTCGTAATAGTGTTGTTTGTTGGTTTGAGGGGCCACATTGGAAATGAAAAAATTCTGTATTTCACTACCAGAAAGAGAAGATCGTAAGAGATGGTTCTATGACCAGAACTCTGATAAGATAGACTATGAAATATTTAAGGCCATTGATGGTCGTAAGTTTGATTATAGTTTTCTATATGCTTCGGGTTTTGATACCTATAAAAATTGGCGTGACCCAATTAATCATACACATATCACAGGTGGAGAGATAGGATGTTTTCTTTCTCACTATTCTTTATGGATGAAATGTGTTGAACTCGATGAACCCATAATGATATTTGAGGATGATGCTAATATTACAGATGAATGGGATGAATCAGAAATTAATAAACTCATAGAAGAATATAATTTTATCTATCTTGGTTGGCTTGAGATGGGTAAATCTAAATCAGTTAAAAAGAAAAAGAAATTAGTTGTTCCTGAATATCCATACTGGACACTTTCATACGTTATAACTCCTGAAGCTGCAAAAATTTTAACTGAAGGCAATCCACAGAAACAAATTATACCTGTAGATGAATATCTGCCTTCACAATTACATAGACTCAATGTAGTTGGATATAAAGAGAATGTTGTTATCCCTGCTGGTAGAGAGATATTTGGTACAGATGTAGATCCTCATGATAGATATGATTATTTCATAGACTTTAGAACACATGCTGTAACTATTGGTGATGATGATTCAAAATGTTGGAGGTTACATGAATCTGCACATGGTAAGAACTTTAGAGTAAAGAATTTATGTATTGGCCAAGATATTGAATGGACAGGATCAGATATGAGTGGGCCTGGAGGAGGTCAAAAGGTTAATATTTTACGTGATTACATTTATTGTCTACCAGACCATGATGTAGTATTATTTGCTGATGGATTTGATACGTTTGCAATATCAGATTTGGAGGAGATAACACGTAGATATCTTGAGTTTAAATGTAAGGTATTATTTGCAGCTGAAGAACATCTATGGCCTGATAAAGACTTAGAGTTTCCTGAATGTGAAACTAAGTATAGGTATTTGAATAGTGGATTGTTTATTGGTAGAGTTGATGAACTCAAAAGAATAATGAATGCTGGGATAAAGAATGAGGAAGACGATCAACTTTATTATCAGAAGGCATATTTGAATGGGGATTCAACTGCTCCTGAGTCTGAAAGATTGGATATAAAATTAGATCATGAATGTTATGTCTTTCAGTGTCACGAAGAGAATTTAAAGATAGAAAGAGGATCATTATTTAATAATGAGACTAGATGTTATCCTTGTTTCTATCATGGTAATGGGGATGGATATGCAAAGAAACATTTCCAGAGTGTATTTGATAGATTCTTTGGTGGTGGAATAGTATATACCCAAACAGATCAATATGAATTACTTGGGCCTGACATGATCCTTGTTGATTATATGTCACCAAATATGTGTCACGAAATGATTCGTAGAGCTGATGAATATGGTCAATGGGGTAGTCTTTCATATGATAAATTCCCTGCTCAAGAGATTAGATTAAAACAAATAAGTCTATGGGAAGAGATGGCAGAACATTGGCAAGATATATTAAATCCAATCATTGAACGATTCTGGCATCCTATGGAAATGTATGGAATGAGAGATGCTTTTGTTATGAGGTATGCTATGAATACACAAACAAGTTTGGCCTTACATAATGATGCCTCTTTGGTGACTGGATCTGTTAAATTAAATGATAACTATGAAGGTGCAGATTTAGAGTTCCCTAGACAGAAATTCAGTAATAAGGATATACCTGTTGGTAAGTGTATATTATTCCCAGGCCAAGTTTCACATGGACATACTTGTACTGAGTTAAAATCAGGTGTTAAATATAGCTTAACCATGTGGTCTAAACGATTCCATAAAGATGAGGTGTAATCATGAACGGTAAACTACAGACACTAAAGGCATACTTATTGGATAGATATGAAACAGATGATATGATTTCGATTAAGGAATTAATTGAAGCGATTGATGATTTAGATTATGACCATGACGATTTAAACGAGGAAATCTCTAATGTTTTTATGAATTTAGTGACCGAACACATTGCTGAGAGGGGGCTTGACAAGGAAAAGTAATATACATATACTAGGCTAGTACCCAATCCTCCTCAGGCCAATGACTTATCTCGCCATGCAGAAACGTCGTTACCGTGTTGTTTTAGATTTAGAATTAATGGATGATGGTAGTCATCCTGATAATTTTGAATGGAATAAGATGTTAGAGATTGGGGATGGAGAGGATGTGGAAGTCATCAGTGTTGCTGAAGAGGAATATGATGATGGAATTCCAGAGAGTTACTGGTGGGAAGCCCAATAGGTTTCCTATATAAATATATTAGGTCAACATTTATATTGGTAAAAAATGAGTACCGTCAGAGCTGACAATTATCGTAAGGCTAATGGTCAAAACACCAGTGCGGCCCAGCTATCACGTTATGATACCAACTTCCGTGTAAGTTATGGAACCAATAACGGAGATAACAGTAATGTTAACCCTCCTAGTGGATATAACATTGGTCACTTAAGAGGATTTATTCCAAGTAGGAGACAAGGTTTCTTTTCTGGTGGTGTGGATGGAAACGATAACCTGTATTGCCGTTACAGCGTACAGAATGGTAACAACAGGGTAAACGTATTCTGTCGTCTCCAAGAACAGAGACAAACACCAAGTAACAACTGGATCGCAATCTGGAGGAAGTAATCATGCCAACTTATGACGCCGACGGTTTTGAAGTAGAAGAGTATTGGATATTAACTAAACTTGATACAGGTCTAGTTTTTAGCCAAATGAGTTATGAACCTGATTTAACAGGTGATCCTGATGCAGCTACCTATGGTAAGTATCAGATTAGTCAAACAGATTTTGAGAATCTTCAGCAAGATTGGTTATATAAATGGGATGATAGTGCAAAAGCTGTAAGGTTAAAGAATGATTCTGAATTAACAGAACAGAAGAGAGAAGCATTTAAGGCAAAGAGAAATAATTATCTTGCTCAGTCAGATTTTTATCTTCTTGATGATGCACCTGTTACGGCTGATAAGAAAGCAGAATGGCAAACATATAGGCAGGCATTGAGAGATTTACCATCTAATACTACAGATGCTCAGATCTTAGGAGATACTATTAACTGGCCTACACTGCCTGGATCAATTAATGCTGCAACTTAACAGCATATCTACTGCGCTCGCAGTATTTTCACTGCGATTTTTTTAATTTACTGCGAATTTAATTATGGAAATACCAGCAAAGTTTTTAGGTGGAATTAGCGGAGAACTCTCTGCGGAAGAAGTAGACCCATATATTAATAAACTCTTAGGTAGTGATGGGGAAGAATTACATTTAGATCATGAGGAAGATTGGGTAGTAGATAGACTACTACACCATAGTATTACTGATGTATGGCAGACGAGAATTAATAAGATTGTTAGGGATAACAATCTGAGAGATGTGGCGGGAGAGACATCTTGCCGAGGAAATATTAAACAATTTTGCTTATATGAAAATGAAGAACATCAACCAAATGTTAGCGAAACTCTGAAGCTTTTGGATGATGATATTATTAATTTCGTAAAATTACAGATAAAAGATATAACAATTAAGAACAAAATCATAGACTATGACTATGATTTAGAGATGACATATGCTTGGACTTGTATAGGTCAGAAGGGAAGCTTTCATGTTCCTCATACACATTCAAGAGATTATCCTACGGATGTTTTAAGCACAACGATATATTTACAGACCAAGCCATTACCTAAAGATGAGATAGATTCTGGCCTATTTTATTATATTTGGCGAGATGATCGTAGTAAGATAGAATATATTGAACCTGAAGATGGCATGATGTTGCTGTTTCCAAATTGGTTAGCTCATGGTACAATACCACAACATGCTGGTAAACGTCAGACGTTTAATTTATCATTTAAGGTAGTTAAAAAATGAATATGTGGTATATTATAGTCTGGACTGCAATTACTATGTTTGTATTAGTTCAAATTGGAGTTTTTAAAAAATGAAATTAGGTAAAAAGGTATTAGAGACAATATTCAATGATGAATTAACGATAGATGAGATAGATGCTATAATTACAGCATTACATTTACTATCTCAGGAAGATCAAATTAGACAAGAAGCCTTTTATAGTGTTAGTTACAAAGAAGTATTAGGTAAACTAAATGACTATAGGAAGAGGATTGACTGATAAATATCCATACTTACCTTAGAGGATTATGGGAGCAATGGTTCCACCTAGCAGAAAGAGCTGCTACAATTTTAGAGTAACGGAGATTAATCGTGTTCTTGACGGGGATACTATTGATGTCACCATTGATCTTGGGTTTGATTTATTCAAGAAAGAAAGAGTTAGAATTGCTGGAGTTGATACGCCAGAAAAAAGAACAAGAAATTTAGAGGAAAAGGCTCTTGGTATTGATGCAACGAACTGGCTTAAAGAAAAACTGGAAGGTGCTATTAGTGGTGATGATGATCTTGTTATCCGTACTGAGCTCGAAGGCGGAGTCGGGAAATATGGGCGTCTTCTTGGCTGGTGTTACATTGGGGATGCTACTACCAGTCTCAATGAACAAATGATAGCTGAAGGTTTTGCATGGCCTTATGATGGTGGTACTAAACAAAAAGATTTTGAAGAGCTACGAGTAATTCGTAGATCATTTGGCACATTAGTGGAGTAAAACTATGAAAACTTGGATTGATAAGGCTAAAGAACTGGATGGATTTGACGTAATTGTTATACCTTTAGTCCTCTTTGAGGCTTTAGTAGTAAATTTTCTGATGAACGCAGGTCTTAAAGTCCCAGATCGTGTGTCACTCAACAAACTGGCACAAGCTAACGAGACAAACGGTTGAAATAGACTATTATAGCCATGGGAAACAAACCTGACTTGTTCGGGTTTTGTTTCTCTCGTCCTATTTCTATTATTAAATGAGGCCAAGACCCTATCAACAGTTGGTAATTGATTCAATGCTGTCTAGGGACAAAGGCCAATTAATAGTACCTACTGGAGGCGGTAAGACTTTTTGCATGATTCAAGATGCAAAGAGACTTATTGAAAATTCTAGTGAAGCTACTATTATTATTGTTGCTCCTCGTATCCTATTAGCACAACAATTATCAGCAGAATTTCTTGAACATTTAGGTGAAAAACACATTCATCCTCAATTAAATGTTCTTCATGTTCATAGTGGAGATACATGCCACTATAGTACAACTAAGACGGATGAGATTAAAGAATGGATCAATAAAACACCAAGTAATAAGTTAATCTTTACCACATATCATTCTTTACATAGAGTATCCGATTCTGATATTGAAGTTGATACAATATATTTTGATGAAGCCCATAATAGTGTTCAGAAGAATTTTATAGAGTCAGTCGATTATTTTTCATTAGTAGCTAGACGTTCTTACTTCTTTACTGCTACACCTAAACATAGTTTAACACCTATGAAGGCAGGGATGAATGATGTTGATATATTCGGTGAGGTTTTAGTTTCAGTTAAGGCTAGAGATCTCATTGATTATGGTGCTATCTGTTCTCCTAAAGTAACAGCCCATGAATTACAAGTCTGTGGAGTTACTAACATACATGAAAGGGATTGTAAGTATCTCTTGAATGTTTTGGATAAACAAGCTCACATGGATAGAGTGCTAGTCACTGCTAAGAGAACTAAGGATATTAACAATTTAATGAAACATTCTTCATTCTTTGTTAAGGCCATTAAACGTGACTATGCTGTAATGCACATTACTTCTAAGTATGGTGCATATATTAACAATGAAAAAGTAGATCGTCAAACATTCTTTGAAACTCTTAAAGAATGGGGATCTGATGTAAACAAGAAATTCATTTGTTTCCATCATTCTATTCTATCTGAGGGCATTAATGTCAATGGATTAACTTCTTGTATCCTGATGAGAAATATGGATTATATTTCTATGGCTCAGACAATAGGTAGAGTCATTAGGATTGACCCTCGTGACCGAGCCAGAATGTCCTCAGGCGAGTTAAAAGCGGGTGACATACCTTCTTATACTAAAGGCGTGGGATTACTCTGTGTTCCTATTCTAGGTAAGGTTGGCATCTCTACTCATCGTAGGCTACAGACTGTAGTGGATACTATCTTTGAGAAGGGAGAACCAGCAATTTCAGTGGTCAGCCGATAAACTGGCCACTTTTCATTGAAATCCACTTCTGTGGTACTATAATGGCCATGTAACCAAGAGGAAAACCCTTATGACAACTTCTTATCAAACAAGGGAAATTCCTACAATCGCAGTTTTCCCTGACGAAAAATTGACTCTCGATCAAAAGGTTGAGAAGTGGACATGGCAGTTATGCCGTGCTTTAGAACAGAATTATTTTGATTATCATAAAACAATGATAATGAACAATTCTGAGAGATTCTCAGCAAATGGAGAATTATCAGCCTATGCTAACAAACAGTTAGCAGAAATTGAGAATGGCACTGCTAAACTTATGAGATTCCGTATGGAATTTGGCAGAAAATACATTAAAATCATTCAACAAGATTACGATACATTTCAAGATCGTAATGAATATAGAGATGGCAGTGTTCATGCTTTTGTTGACAAGAAAACTGGTGAGGTTTATAAACCAGCCTCATGGAAGTCACCAGCAAAGCACGTTAGATATGATATGAGAATCATTAGAGAGCGTGAATTCATCCACAACCCAGCTAATTGCAGCTGGACTGGTGGTTATCTTTACATGAGGTGATTGAAATGGCTATTGAACACAAAGAACTATTAACTGAGGCTGTTTACGCCTACTTGGATGATAATGAAAGTCCTGTATCCTTTTATAAGGATCTCAGGGCTATTCTAGAGAGTCGTATTGATTATCACAATCGCCAAAAAAGTCAGGTTAGTGATATACTAAAAATGGTTAATGGACATCGGCCATTAACAATGGAAACTGATCTGCCAGAGGATGTAATGGAGTATAGAAGTATAATACCAGCGAGGTATTAAAATGAAGAAACTAACAAAGAAACAACGCCATCAAGTTAAATCAAGATGGTATTACATCTTCTGGGGAGCTGCAACTGTTTCAGTATTTGCTGGACAAATGTATGTTGGCTCTGGTTATCGTAGGATGGCTGAATCTTTCGATAAAATACTAAATGGTATTATTGTTAATGTGATTGAAGACGATTTATACCGTAGAGATCACAAGGGCATTTATTATCATTAATGGATAAAAAAGAACTAAAATCTATAGCACGATTCTATAAGGATTGTGAACACGGTTTTGCTACTAATGATGGGTACTATGGTGTGCCTGTCATGGGCAGTAAAACAAAACTGGCCATTGTCCATGATGGCATAATACTACATTATGCTAGAAATGAACAGTCGGCCCGTAATTTTATTACCAAACACAAGGCCAGTCTACGAACTGGCCAAAAGAGGGTTGCAAGGGGTCAGAAATAGACTATACTGGCCACATAGAGGAAAGGGTTCGCCTCAACCAAAGTTACCCGCCTCCGTACTTCGTTTTTTTTAAAATGTCTGAAGCAATCGTTTCAACTCCTGACTATGTAAACTGGCTATTTGAAGATTGCCTAACAGGCAATGATATTCTAGCTAGACTTGAGGAGATTGCTGGAGAGTAACAAAAACCGCCCCTCTATACCTTATGCTAACTAGGGCGAGGTTAATGCGAAAATAGAGGGGCTCTCTATTCACACTAATTTCTTTTTTTAAATGGCTACACGTTCTCGAATTGGGTTAAGATTAGCAGATGATTCTATTCTATCTGTTTATCATCACTGGGATGGTTATCCTGAGTGGTTAGGTGTTACTTTAAAATCAAAATTTAACACTAGAGACAAAGTAGCTGAGTTAATCGATGGTGGCAATATGTCATCATGTGATTCAGATAATGTCTATGATTATGAAAAGCAAGAGTATGTAAAACGTACTCCACAGCCTGAGTATTATGGTGGAGATGATGAAGCTCCACGTTTAGACGTAAATGAGTACAATTATTTCAAAAATAATGAGGAATATGCCTACATTTTTGAAAAGGGTGATTGGACTTGTTATAAAATAGATGGTGGTTATGGTGATGTTGGCTTACAAATTAGAAAAGTTAATATTCCTGAGCCAGAACCTGAAGTAGTAGCAGCGTAATGATCGAACAGAGAGTTTTAATAACTGGACATAAGGGCTTTATAGGTCGGCATGTATATGCCGACTTTAAAGACTCTCATGGTGACGCCAATGTTATGGGTATTGATTTACCTGATAACATTGGCGATTTTACTATGGGTAATTATGATCTTGTTATACATTTGGCAGCCTTTGCCGATATTAGAGAGAGTTTAGATAACCCAAGAAAATACTACGAAAATAATGTACTTAAGGCCAAACCATTATTTGACTGGTGTGCTAAGACTGATACAAGATTGGTATATGCCTCATCTAGTGCAGTTTTATGTAAGTATTGGGAGAATCCGTATGCTATGAGCAAGTGGATTAATGAACAAATGGCTCCGCCTAATAGTGTAGGATTAAGGCTAACTACGGTTTATAGTGAAATGAATAGTCGCCCAGATATGTTATACCGTAGACTAGAGAATAAGACAGCCACATATCTAACAAATCATAAAAGAGACTGGATACATGTAGAGGATGTATGTAGAGCAATACGTTATCTTGCTGATAGTAATATAAGGGGGCCTATATCGGTTGGCACAGGCGAAAGTGTCAAGGTAATAGATTTAGCGCATAAGATGGGTATGGGACACTTGCCGCTGAAGGAACATACGCCTGGCGAGGCACAAGACAATAAGGCAGATATATCATTGTTACTCACAACTGGCTGGTATCCTACTCATTCAGTATTATGACAATACTTAAAGAAGGCACTTATGTTATTGGTGATCCTAAGTACTTGTTAAGGGAAGGCGTGGAACCAGATTTGGCCTTAAAGGTTGAAAATGGACGTTACTTAGATCAATATAAGAGCTCTTATGTTATAGAGAGTGGAATAATGGCCATTGCAAGTAAGAAAATAGTAAAACATCCGCACTTGTTTACTAATGTGATTAGTCTTAATAGTGGATGTTGCAATAAGGGAGTACAGGGCGATAATTGGGTATTAGGATGGACTAGACAGTTCACAGTCTTGGTATCGTATAAAGATTTTGAAGTTAGCCAAGATAACATAATAGAGATCGGGCCACTCAGGATCAAGGCCAGAGAAAATAGTGTCACAAGGTAGGATGATTTTTACCTGAGAGACCCTATAATGGCTATGTAAACACCAAAGGAGTTTATTCCATGCAACTTAAATCAGGTGGGAAGGGCTCCATGAAAATCGATTTCTATCCAACAAAGTATTGGAGTGGAGAGCCTTCTGATAAATTCCTTAAGGTTTTGACCTTAGAGGGATTTGGAACACAATCCAAGCGGGTTGTGGATATTGTTGAAATGAATCAGATTGTCAAAGACCGTCTTGATTTTGGTTATGAGGTTACAGGCTTCAATACCAGTCCTCAATTCATACAAAGAAACCGTATGACTAAGGAGGGCTACAAATAATGGCATTACAAGAAATCACATTCACAGCCCGTATAATGGTTGATGAAAATGATGGCATAAATGGTGAACATTTATGTGAAGAAATTCAGGCCTATTTGAATAGTGCTTATCACTATAATGAGCCTGATGGAGTTGAAAGAGCAGAAGTTACTGGATGGAATATATGTAATCCTTTTAAATTTAATTCATTTATCTCTAGTTTACTCTACTAATGTCAAAACTCAATCCAGCTCAATTTGATTCTATTGCCGAACAATTCACAGAAATGATTGTTGACGGTATGGACTATAAAACAATGGAAAGATATGTTTATGATAATTTGATCGATTATTATTATAATCTATCTGAACCAGAACTTAAAGAAATGGTTGATAACCATGATGAGGAATTATGGGAAGAGTTAGTTGATAATGTAAAGGATGTAAAAACACATAATGTTGCTGATGATGTAGCCAAGTGTATTGTTGACACTAATGGTGCTTATGCTGAATGTATCGATCAACTTGTTAATTCAATGGAGGAGGGCTAATGAACAATCAGTTACAACAAAGAAGAGATCTATGTTCTGATCTCATGTATGCTATTAAACAAGAAGATGATAAGTTTTTGGAATCAATTATAGATGACTTTGTTTATCATTTAAGTGATAAAGAAGTAGCTGAATATGAGGTATTAGTTGGTACTGTATTTGGCGAGGTTGATCCCTATGAAAGTTAAACTGATATTAACACTTCTCATTGCCTGGCTTACATTTTTAGTATATAATGCAACTAAAGTCGGCAATAAAGCAATCGAACTTAAACAAGATCGATATGCTGAATTATGTAAAATTGACCCATCCATTTGCTCTAACAACTAATGCACGATTCTACTCTTGATCTATTCTGTAATCACGAACAAAGTGAGCCTAATGTTGATCCTTATACAAAGGCACAAATTGATGCTGCAATCGAAAAATTTTGGTTAGAATGTGAAACCGAGGCCGCTGAATTAGAAATAACAGTTGATTATTATGTTTCGGAGTTTATGATATGATGACTACATACAACAGCTCACATTATCAAGAAATTGTGGAGTATTTTAAATGGCATCAGAAACACTCATACGGCTCAGATCAGCACTTGATAGAATCATCGAAGTTGAGGAACTCGTCTTTGAAAATAGACAACAATCAATGCTTCATAGACACTTAAGCCATATAAAAACTGAATTACGCCGACAAATAAGAATAGAATCTGAGGAGGATTTAGCACCATTGCTTGATGCTTTATGAAGGCCAAAGATTTTAAACAAGGCCTAATCATCAGTTATAAGAGTGATATTGATGTATGGGAAGGTTATGTTAATTTTATTAGTAAAGACTACATAACCGTTTGTTTACATGAATGGGAAACTCCTCACACATTACACGGCTATTCACAATGTAACTTGTTAGTCTATCCTGATTATTATCAACATTGCAGTTCAAATGAAGCATACCACAATAGGACTATTTCCACAGCCATTAACAAAGATCGAATTGAATAAAGATCTTTGTACTTTGGCTGCGGAGATATTTGATAAGAAGATAAGGGAAGAAGTAGAAGCATTAAAGGATGATCGTTATCATGGTGAACAATTAAAACATTTTCACAATCACGAAAATGTATTTGATTTATATTCAGAATTACAGCCACTCCATGACAGTTTATTGGAGATGGCTGATTTTGTTTATTGTGATGTAATGAACCATGAATATGGTATGCGATTCACTCAAGCTTGGTATAATGAATGTCAAGTAGGAGGATGGCAGAAAGCTCATTCACATTGTAATTGCACATTATCAGGAACGTTATATTTGAGAACTGATGAAAATAGTATTCTTGATTTCTTTAATGCTGGTAATACAAATGAAAATAGTCCAGCCATATTAGATGAACCAAGTAAGAAGAATAACAAGTTTGGATATATGTTCCATGCAAATAGTGTTACAGCTCCAGTAAATACAGGAGATGTTTTATTTTGGCCGTCACATATTAATCATGGTTATCCTGATAATAAAACACCAAATCGATTATCGTTAAGTTTTAATTTAATGCCGATAGCTTTAAATTCATTATATGGGAACATAGGAGTACAATGAGCAACATACCTACATTTATTGGTCAATATGATGATGTATTATCACAAGAAGATTGTGATATATTAATTGATGAATTTGAAAAACATCCTAATAAGATAGAAGGATATGTATGGACTGAAGAAGGCACAAGTTATCATCCTGAGAGAAAGAAAGCCAAAGAATTACATCGTCAATCATTAACGGATGATAATACCATTAATAAGATTGTATTAAAAGGATTAAATCCATGTATGAAATTATATGATGAAGAATTTGAACAATTACAATACAATGGTAATTGGGGAATAGATCGATGGTTTAATTTTCAAAAGTATGAGGATGAAACTGATGGATTTAAAATATGGCATTGTGAACATGGTCTAGGCAATTCCTCATATAGAATACTTGCATGGATGATTTATTTGAATGATGCAATATCAGGAACAGAATTTAAGATGTATCCAACAGTAGAAGCCAAACGAGGAAGATGTTTAATATGGCCAGCACAATTCACTCATACTCATCGATCAGAAATACCTAATCAAGGAATAAAGTATCTTGTAACAGGCTGGGTAAGTTTAATGCCCTAGATTTGCCGACTAAATCTTTGATTATCATCATCTACAACAGTCTCCATAAACTGAACATTACCAGAAATAGAAATACGAGGTTTATCAGATGTATAGAATGGATAAACCTGATGACTTAATTCACTAGGAAAGAAACATCCCCAACCATTCATATTAGGCGTCATAGGTATAACTTCATTACTAATACCTCTACCATCAGCATAAGTAAAAACAAAATTGCCGATATAATCATTAATACTGCCACGTGCTATATCTAACTTACGCTCATCATAATGTGAATAAGGTATATCAATCCATATAACAAAAGAATAAATTCCATGATGATTATGTAATGGATTAAATTCATGTTTATATTGCCAATTAACCCATAATGCAGAAAGATAAGGTTCTAAGTTATGACCAGTATCTACATGGCCAGGAAATATCTTTTTATATGCCTCAGTAATCTCCTTATCCATTAACTCTACAGTAAAAGGATCATTCTCAGGTGAATGTAATAAATCAATGAACATGCCATGTATAAGCATATTCTCAGGATCTTCTAATTTAAGTGAACGTGATATATTACCAGCAAGGTTATCTTTCCAATCAATATCATTATCTTCTGCTATCTTTATTCTATTAAGTAAGTAAGTATAGATGTTATCAGGTAGTTTAAACAGATGAGCTACAGTTTGTTTAGTTAATAGAATAGGTTTAATTTCAGGCCTTTTATATGTTGAATAAGGGGTGGGATTAGACATAATAAATAATTGGTTTTAAAATAAAAGCCTTTTTTTAATTAAGCTGTGTTTTTTATGTAGTTTATAATCTGTACGGAATATGTGTAGATTGAGTATAGATTATGCTTGGTAATTTATGTTAGAAACTTATGGCCTTATTGTCATCTTGGCGCTCAGCTTATCATAAAATCTCTAAGAAGTCAACATAAAACTCTGAAATTCTCACAAAACTTTATGGGAGGGGTCTTATGTTGCGAAGTATTGCGATGTTTATGACAGCTCTCAAAGTGTCACACAGCATATTGACTTCGCAGGGGCCTGCGTGGTAGCCTGAAGGGGTGCAGGGGAGGGCGCAGTAGATATACTTCGCACGAAGCATAAGGCCTGCGGGCGCAGCATAAGGCCTGCGTCCATCCGCAGCACATATAATGCGTAACGCAGGCAATATACTGCACGGGCCCACCAACCCGCCTGCCCACGTAACGCAGGGGCCAGCCTAACATGTGTCTGCGCCTTATGTCAAGCGCTTGCCTTTTGGGCGCGGAGGCCTTATAATAGGTACAACTGGGAGCCCGAGAGCAGACGCGGCCCCAGCCAACCACTGTGACACCTCGCCGACTGGGCTGGGGCTTGTGACAGTCAGGGAACTGGCCTCTCTTTTGGTGTGGGGCGGGCCGGTTCCAGAAGTGGCACAGTGGTTCGTGTTGGGGTCATATCGGACGTTGATAGACCAGTTATATAATTGTCACAAGGGCCTTCGCAGTTCGGCCGAAGTCCAGTTGCGAAACTGTCCTTTTATGTTAAGTTTTTGTTGTAAATATTCCTATAGGGTCGGGTGAGATTTTATAATGAGGGAGTACCAAACGAATTCGTGATGAATCAACTTGAAACTGTGCGTTCATTTTTCACGGACACACAATGGGATTTGATCGACTCCGCACTATCGGAATATCAAGACCACGATGCGGAGTATCTCAAAGAAGTTTTTGACGATGAGGAGATCGTATGGTCAACTCAAAAACGTCTTAACGAACTTTTCTAATGAATGAAATTTCAATTCCTATGGATAACGACCAATGGAGGACTGTCCTTGATGCACTTCTTGACAAGTACCCCGATTGTGACGTTGTAGACCTAATCATTGAAACTATTCCAGATTGCAAGGATTATTATTATAAGAGAGGGTTTTAACCCTCTTTTTTCTTGACAGGTCGGCCGAAGCCGGTTTTGAAATTGTCACAAGGAGATTTAATATTCTTTTAACAAGTTTTGTATCAAGGTGTACTACGTGTTCCCTGAGATTCCTATACAATAAAAATATGAATAACACACCTTCAAAAATCGTGCGTGACTTCTTTACTTCTGAAGAGTGGGACGCAATCGATTCCGCATTATGCGATTTCCAAGACTACGGTGAAAAGGAATCAGACCTTGCGAATTCCGTAGGTAACAAAATTTACAATCTTTTTAAGGAGGATCTAAAATGAGTTTAATCAAAGAATTTTATTCTGGACTCCTTGACAAGGGATACACTGAACGGGAAATTCGGGAATCATGTAAAAAACACCAGACCCGAACCGCACCCGATTGGTGGGTTGGTAAGAATCCAAACGGAACTTACGAAGACTACCTTGAAGATCTAGGAGATTTTCTCAACGGACTCTAAGGAGTCCGTTTTTTTATGTGACGGTGAGCGAAGCGGCCTTGGCCGCTAGCCGGTTGGGAAACTGGACTTTTTTACAACAAACCCGTTACAATCGATTTACGAGGCAACCCCTTACCGTTTATAATTTGGGAGTAAACAACGCACCACGTTTTTATGCCACGTAAATCAACCGCATCCAAGTCAACCGCAACTGCTCCAAGAGCACCACGTAAGACAAGGACACGGAAGGTTACACCCGCTCCAGTTAAGACCGTAACAAGTCCAACACCTGAAGCGAAACCAGTTGAAATGCCCAAGGCAACAACTGTTACCACTTTCCAAGGCGGTAAGGTGATTGCAAAAGAGTTGATGCGTCCAACAGCACCATTAATCCAATTCAAGGATTATCGCCGTGACGCAATCAACCGCTGGAACATTCATCGTTATGAGATCCAGCAACTAGGTAAAGACTTTCAAAAGTTCTTTAACTTCGTTCAACCCTTACACTCTGAGATGGTCAACCGTATTAAAACAGTTGAACTCTAAACCCCATCACCCCGCCGCAAGGTGGGGTGTTTTTTTATGCTCAGTTGAGAAGGCCAGCTGGCCAGTCAAAAAACTGTCACAAGACCCCGTTTACAGATTCCAAAAAATCGACTATACTTACTAATGTAAGGGACATGAGAGACACGGACATGGGATTCGTTTCTAGACCGTTTCCAGACATGTATACCCTCTGAACTCTGGAGTTCCTTACAACCAAAATTTCACACCAAAGGAGTTTTAAAAATGTCAGTTCTACATCATGCGGAGATTCAAGAAACCTTATTAGATGAGGTTTGCGAAGAATTCCCAAATATGTCCTACGACACCCAAATCGAAATCGCAATGCAAAGATTTGAGGATTTATGTCAGTAATGAGTTTTTTCAACCACGTTCAACTTCATAAGTACGACCTGACAAACGCAGGTATCGACCAAGCATGCTACGATGAATTGGTCGCCTCTGGAAACAATTCTACAGAGGATCAACTTTGGATTCTTGCTGCTGACATGCGTGAGAGATTCAAAGACTATATGCGACCCTTATTCGCATAGGTAACGAATTATTACAGAACCCTTAACAAGGGTTCTTTTTTTGATATTATTAAGGAGTGGGAGAGAAACCCACCAATTCACACCCCGATTTTTTTCCAACATGCGTAAAATTGAAAAACAAATGAACTTCGCAATTTCCAACAAAGGTGATTGGTCTAAGGACAATACCAGAGTTGAATTCAACGATTCTACAAACTGTTCAGACGTTTTTCTACATGGTCACAACATCGCAACTTTTGACCACGGAACACAGTCTGTAAGATTGAGTTCATGCGGATGGGAAACCGTCACAACCAAATCAAGATTAAATGCAATCTTGGATGAGGTCGCAACAGGTGCAGGGATTTTCCAAAAACAGTTTGAGTGGTTTTTGAATTCTGGAGGTCGTACAGTTGATTTCTTTGACGGGATGATCTTAACTGATTCAGGTGAGGTCATCTGAAAATGTACGAAGGAATCACACCTTGGCAAATACCCGTCTATTCTGACGGGTATCGCCCCGCCGACGATGACGAATTAATGAACGTTTTTTATGACGACATTAAGGAGGACATCGACCCCGAAACCCAAAAACTTTTAAACAACTTTTAAATGCCTTCATTTGCTAACACCACGATCCGCTACTGGATGCCCCACGATCAAAAATGCCGCTACATCTCATTTTCAACTTATCGCAAGGCATTGGAAATGCAAAAATGGTATAGCGAGATCGCCGGGTTTAAAACAGAAATCGTCGTATGACACTCAAGGAACCGGCCAGCAGTCGGTTCCTTTTTTCTTGCCATCGCCTATAATGACTATAGGACACACACCCCGCTTCGTCTTCATTATGACTCTTTCAGAATTAGGATCTTGCTCAAAGTTAGATCTTCTCATCGCCGAAACGCAGGGCAAATGCTGCGTCACCAGATTGAAAACCAGAAAACCCCGTAAGGGTGAACTGGTTATGAGCATGACCAAAGGGAGCAGGACTAACACGAATCGCAGGGGGCAGGCATACTCCGCCCACGCACTGCGACCCGAAACCAACGTGATCTCCGCCCCTGCCTCATCGTATTTCAAGACCAGCGGATAATCACACCTTGCCCCTGAGCGCTTCGTGTTCAGGGGCAGTTATTTTGGGGGTTTATTAAAAATTGTAACTTCCCTAACCTACAAAAGTCTGCTTTCGCCATAAAATACAAAACGCATAAGTGTTTTCCGTGGCATACAAAAAATTTTGGTGGCCTAGAAATTTGCCACAGGATGTGTTATAATTAGAAGTGAAGCCACTCAAAGAATCTATGAGCGACTTAAGGTTCCATGTTTATGGGAGGAAGAACAAGGTTAAAGCAATCAATATATCGCATGAAGAACTGGAAGATCTCATAAAAACACGGAAATTTGATCCGTGTATAGATGAAGTAGTTCCAGTACTTGATGAATACCATAATGAAGATGCGTCTTATTGACAAAGCCTAAATAAAATGGTATGATTTGATCAACATTACAAACTCACTGAATATTTTTCACTAATGGCAAAAGGATTTAAAGTCCAAGCGGCGGCTCCCTCCGTACCGAAGGACGACTTCGATTTGGATAGATGTCGAAGCGAAATAAAAGGGAAGAAGATAGTTTTCTGTTTGCCTGGGAGAGGATGCAGTTATACATTTTTAAAAAACTTTGTACAACTGTGTTTTGATATCGTACAGGCCGGTGGAAGCATACAGATATCACAAGATTATTCATCTATGGTAAACTTTGCAAGATGCAAAGTACTAGGTGCAAATGTACTCAGAGGAAAGAATCAAATACCTTGGGACGGGAAATTAGAATATGATTATCAGTTATGGATAGACAATGATATAGTTTTCAATAGTGAAAGTTTCTATCGTTTATTCCAGTTAGCTTTAGAGAAAGAAATCGCAGCAGGGTGGTATGCCACTGAAGATGGACAGACCACTTCCATTGCACACTGGCTCGAAGAAGAAGACTTCAAGAAGAATAAAGGGGTCATGAACCACGAGACTGTGGAGACAATGAGTAAGAGACGTAAACCATTCACATGTGATTACACAGGTTTCGGATGGGTTCTTATCAAGAAGGGAGTATTCGAGAATCTTCCATATCCTTGGTTTGCACCACAAATGCAAGTCTTCGAGAGTGGTGATGTACAGGACATGTGTGGTGAGGATGTCAGCTTCTGCTTAGATGCAAAGAAGGAAGGTTATGAGATATGGTGTGATCCGAGAATCCGTGTAGGCCATGAAAAGATGCGAATCCTTTGACATTTATGTTGATGATCAGCTCGTTTTCTCGACTGAAGACGAGCTTGAAGCACTTGATAAAATACAAGACCTTTCCGAAGAATACTTTGAGAAAGGTCATCCAGACCCCTCTACAGTTCAATTAGTACGTTATGGCTAAAATTAAATCGTCCCTTACCGGCGGCAACTCGATTGAGACGATCCCCAAAAAATCTCGGCAAGGAACGGGAAAACACTCGAAGTTCTCGGCAACCTCTCGAAATGCAAGGAAAAAAAGATATCGCGGCCAGGGAAAATAATAAAAACGTAAATAAGCTGTTTAGTTTGAAAGTACACTAAGATGAGCTACAACGTTACCCTTATTACCGAAGAAGGTGAAGTTCAAATAACTTGTGATGATGACACTCCAATTTTGGATGCTGCTGAAGATCAAGGTGTTGATGCTCCCTATTCATGTCGTGCAGGTGCATGTTCCACATGTGCAGGTAAACTACTAGAAGGTACAGTCGATCAAGAAGATCAAAGTTTCCTTGATGATGATCAGATTGAAGAAGGTTATATCCTTACATGTGTTGCAAAACCCACTTCCGACTGTATTGTTGAGTTGAATCAAGAAGAAAAACTATATTAATAGTTGAGTTTGTGAGGGAGTCCTAGACTCCCTTTTATAATTTTTAACCATGTATCAAGCATTACCAACTGGACTCCATATAAAAGATAGTCCTATCGCAGGCCAAGGTATTTTCGCCAAAGAAGATATGCCTGCTGACCTAGAATTAGGTGTATCTCATGTAGTTGTGGATGATGATATAATGAGAACTCCTATAGGTGGTTTTGTTAACCATAGTGATGACCCTAATTGTGTTAAGTATCCTATCGAACAGGATTGGGGTGTAATTTATCACATGAAAACGATTAAACCTATAAAAAAAGGTGAAGAATTGTTCCTAAAATATACTTTTTACTCAGTAGTATAAATATATAAGACCAAATTATGTCATTTAGATGCCAACCATTGGACAATCACGCTATTTTAAGGATATTTCCTTAAGTTTTAAGCGGCATCCAGTTACTAATGACCTACTTTCGTTAACAAACGAAGCAGCAATTAAGAAATCAGTTAGAAATTTAGTTGAAACCATCAATGGTGAACGCTTTTTTAACTCTTTGATTGGTTCGGCGGTTCGTGAAAGTCTGTTTGAACAGGCTGATACTGAAGTTTTATTCAGATTAGAGCAAGAAATACGAACTTCCATTGAAAATTTTGAACAACGAGTGAATTTGACATCGGTTAATGCTAAGCATCCTCCCGATACCAATGAAATTCAGATAGATATTAATTATACAATTATTGGCGAAGTCTTTCCGCCTCAAGAAATATCGTTCATTCTTCAACCAACTAGACAATAATGGCGTTAACTCAATATACTACTCTAGATTTTGAAGAAATTAAGGGTTCTATACGTGATTATTTGAGATCTAACTCAAATTTTACGGATTTTGACTTTGAAGGGTCAAATATGTCGATATTAATCGACACTTTAGCGTATAACACCTATGTTAATTCATATAATACTAACATGGTCGCTAACGAGGCCTTCCTCGATAGTGCTACTTTAAGGGAAAATATCGTTGCTTTAGCGAGAAATATTGGTTATGTACCCAAATCTCGTACATCGGCTACTGCTCAAATCAATTTTAACGTAGATTTAGGTGCAGGAGCTACTAAATCAGCTCTTACTTTAAAGGCCGGACTAGTTGCAATAGGTGATTTTCAGAATTCTAACTATACTTTTTGTCTGCCAGAGGATGTTACTAACCCAGTTGTTAATGGAATATGTCAATTTACAGTAAATGTTAAGGAAGGTAACTTTTTATCGAAACAATTTGTTGTAGATACCTCTCAACCTAACCAAAGATTCATTATTCCTAACTCATATGTTGATACATCTACTATTGTAGTCAAAGTTAGGAAGTCAACGACTGCCACAACGAAGAGAGTATGGAATTTAGTTGATAATATTGTTGGAGTTTCTACAATTACAGAGAATTATTTGATTCAAGAGGTTCAAGACGAACGTTATGAGTTACTTTTCGGTGATGGTAAGTTTGGTAAGAAATTAGATAACGGAAATGTCGTTGAAGTATCATATATTACATCAAATGGTGCAGATGGTAACGGTGTAAGTAATTTTGCTTTCGCTGGAACCATAAAAAATAATGATGGAGGGGATGTTGTAACAGGTATTTCCAATATTATTACGAATCAGAACTCTGCTAATGGTGCCGCAATAGAATCTGTATCGACTATCAAGAATTTAGCACCAAGATACTATGCCGCACAGTATCGTGCTGTTACGGCCTCTGATTATGAAGCATTAATACCAACAATTTACCCAAATATTGAAAGTGTAACTGCTTATGGAGGTGAATCTTCAAATCCACCTCAATTTGGTAAGGTTTTTATATCAGTAAAACCAAATAATGCACAATTTATCTCTGATTTTGATAAAAGAACCATATTAGACAAGTTAAAAGGGTATTCTGTTGCTGGTATTAAACCAGAATTCATCGATCTTAAGTACCTTTACGTTGAACTTGATAGTACTGTCTACTATAACGCTAATGCTATTGACAGTCCATCAACAATTAAGACCGAAGTTACAAGTACTTTATCCGAATATGCTAAATCTGATGATTTAAACAAGTTTGGAGGTAGATTTAAGTACTCTAAGGTACTAAAAATCATTGATGACACCAGTATTGCTATTACTTCTAATATTACAAAGGTAAAATTAAGGAGAGATCTTGAGGTAGAGACTAAAAATCCTGCTCAATATGAACTTTGTTATGGAAATGCTTTCCATAATAAGAGATCTGGTTATAACATTAAATCTAGTGGATTTAATATCGATGGAGTTGATGGTCTTGTCTACATGGCCGATGCTTATGTTTCTGAAACTAGAGGAAGATTATTCTTCTTTACAATTGGTCTAGATCAGGAACCATCTATCGTTAAAACCAACGCTGGCACAGTTAAATATGACGAGGGTGAAGTGCTTATAGATACAGTACGGATTTTATCAACTCAGAAAACATTGAATGTTATTCAGATTGAAGCAATCCCAGATTCTAATGACGTTTTAGGGTTAAAAGACCTTTATGTACAGTTATCATTAGATTCATCCAAGATTACACCACTAGTTGATGTTGTATCATCTGGTGCAGATACTTCTGGTACTACATTCACTTCAACTTCTAGCTTCGTTAACGGCAAATACATTAGAGAATAATGATCGATACCACTTCTCAGAAGGTTAAAGTCAATCAGGTAATCTTTAGCCAGATACCTTCTTTCGTTCAAGAAGAAAATCCTCTTTTTGTTGAATTTCTGAAGTCTTACTATCAAGGCCAAGAATATCAAGGTGGATCGATTGACATTATTCAGAACTTAAATGAGTATCAAAAGGTAGAAACGTATAGTAATAATGATAGTCTTATAGGGTTTACTACATGTAGTGGAGCCGTTACTTTTTATGATTCAACCATAAATGTAGTGTCAACAGATGGTTGGCCCGACACATATGGATTGTTGAGAATTAATGATGAGGTAATTTCATATACTGGTAAGACAAAGACCTCCTTTACGGGGTGCCTAAGGGGTTTCAGTGGGGTCGAAAACCTTCATACCCCCTCTAATCCAGAACAACTGGTATTTAAGGATACTAACGCTGCTCAACACAAAGATGAGACGCAAGTAATAAACCTTAGTAACCTATTTTTACAAGAATTTTGGAAAAAGACTAAAACTCTTTTCCTTCCAGGCTTTGAAGATAGAAAATTAGTTAATGAAGTTGATAAAGCTAATTTCTTACGTCAGGCCAAAGATTTTTATGCGTCTAAAGGTACAAACGAAGCGGTTTCGATACTTTTCAAGGTCTTATATGGTAAAGATGTTGAAGTTATCAAACCAATTGATTATTTGCTCGCTCCTTCTGACGCTGATTATGTAATAACTGAAGATATTGTTGCAGAATTGATAAGTGGTGATGCACTTAAGACGATTGGACAAGTAATAAAACAGACTGGTGATGATTATTCAGAGGCATCAATCTTTAATATAAGATATTTGCCTAAAAATGGAAAAGACTACTATGTAATCAGTCTCAGTAAGAGTACTGCTAAAGGTGAGTTCTCAATTACTGGAGGAACTGCTCTTACTAACAACATTGGGGTTGGTGCAACAGTTTTAACAGTTGATTCTACTCTTGGATTTCCAAATATAGGAGATTTCTATGTTGGTGCAGGTATTACTGTAGGTATTGCAACATATACTAGTAGATCATCTACACAGTTCTTCGGTGTTAGTGGTATATCGTCGGCCTACCAACAAGGATCCACTGTACGGTCTTCTAACACGCTTGTTTCCTATGAAGAGGGTGATCTTAAGAAACCCGTCATTTTCAGGATGACGGCGGTTGCCAATAACGCTGATTTGGGTAATGTTGGGTTCTTATATCCTGGCGATATTCTTAGGGCCAAGAATCTTGGTAATTTTACAAAATCAACCAACCAAAGATTGAATAGTTGGATTCATAATGTTAAAACTACATCAAATGTATCAAAGGATATCTATACAAATACATCAAATATTAATGTAGGAACAAATGAAATTAATACAACTGATCCACATCTGTTAAGACTTGGAGATCCTATTACTGTAATGGATCTCACCTCTAATACACCACAAAATGTAGAGGGAACCGTATCTCAGATTGTTGATAACAATACATTTCAGATTAACATCACATCTGGTACATTAAGTGTCAATAGAACCTATAAAGTAAGAAATAACACCATATTTGCGAATAGTAATGATCCTAAGTTAGGAGTTAGTGAATTTGTTGCTAACGTCCAGAATACCTATAGTGACGATGGAGAGAAAAATAGTTATGTGGCTAGTGGATCACTACCAGCGTACACAATCTACGCAACAGAGAGGATAAAGGCGTTCACTGGCGCTAATGTAGGCGATAATGAGATAACCATCAATAATCATGGATTCTTTACAGGAGATCTTATAAAGTATAGACCAACTGGGGTTGGAAGAACTACATTAGTTGGATTGGCTACAGATGCTAACTATGCAGTAACTAAAATTGATAATAATACGGTAAAACTATCACAAAGTATTGGTGATGCGGCTGTAAAGAGATTTTTAGATATTAACAGTGGTAGTTTACCAGCATTAACACATGAACTCGTTCCATATGAATTATCTGGAAAGAGTGTTGAACATCAAAGATTCCTTAGAAAGATTCCAACAGAAGTATCTCTTAATGAGTTTAATAAGGAGTTAAAAAATGAACCCGTCGGTATGTTCCGTAACGGTGTTGAGGTAATGTCCAATAGATCTGGTGATTATATCAGATATGGAACAGTAAGGACTATTGAAGTCCAAAATGGTGGTAAGGAGTATGATGTAGCTTATCCACCTAATATCAACATTACAGATACCGTTGGTACTGGTGCAACTGCATATGCTATTGTAGAAAATGGTAAAGTTGAAAGAATTGATATTCTTTCTGGTGGATATGACTTAAGAGATGTTCCAAAAATAACAATTGAAGGTGCAAATGGTGTTGGTGCGGCCGCTGTTGGTAGACTTAGAAGAGTTCAGACTGTTAGGGGATTTAGCCCAGACTTGAATGTTAATTTAACTACTGATACAATTACTTTAGATGATAGACACTTATTTGACAATGGAGAATCGGTTTATTATAGAAAGGGTGTAGGATATGCAGCTATTGGAGGTTTGGTTGATAACTCCTTATATTATCTCCATACTCCAAGTGAAACCCAAGTTCAGTTTATGGCAACTTATGATGATGCCGTTTCTGGAATCAATACTATCAATCTTACCAGTAAATCTGCTGGTAGTAATACATTAACATCTACAAAATTCAGAAATATTCTGGATAGTGTTGTTATTACCAATCAAGGATCTGGTTATTCTAATAGAAGAAACGTAGTTAATAATACATTATATCCACCTATTAGTTACCTATCGGAAGGAGAAGTTAATTCTGGTATTAATACAGCTAATCATTACATATATTTCAAAGATCATGGATTTAATCATGGTGATTTAATTGAATATGATTCAACTGGCCCAATATCAGGTCTATCTACTGATCAGAACTATTATGTTATAAAATTAGATGAAAGTAAATTCAGACTCAGTTCAGCTGGTATTGGTACTACTTTAACTGATGTAAATTATGTTAAGGATGATTATGTTGAATTTGGTAATATTGGTAGTGCAAATCATACTTTCAAATACCCTGATCTTCATATTGGAGTTGAGGCCATTTCTGGTGTTGCAAATACAACATATTCAACACCAAAATTAAGACCAGTTTGTTTAGGTGAACTTATTCAATGTCCTATAACTTCTAGTGGTACTGGATATGGCGTTACTGATTGTATTAATGTCCATAGAAGACCAGATGTAACCATATCTAATGGATCTAGGGGTCTTATTGATGTTGTTATTGCTGATGGAGAAATTGTACAGGCCTTTATTAAATCAGGTGGTGGTGGTTATGCGACTCCACCTAAACTTGAGGTTAGGGGTGATGGTCAATTCGCAAAATTAGTTGCTAATACAACTGATGGTGTTATTACTTCTGTTACTATTGTAAGTACAGGTAAAGGTTATACTTCAAAGAATACAACTGTTGCAGTAATTCCTTCTGGTTCTGGTGCAAAATTAGTTGGAAATGTTCAAAAATGGGATATATCATTCCTTGCTAAGTATAGAGGAAATATATCCGAGAATGATGATGGAGTTATTATTCCAAGTCAGGGTGATTATGGTTTAAAATATGTTCATGCTTATGCATCAAGAAAATTAAGACAAGTATTAGATGATAATATCGAAAATGATTTCTCAGAGAAGTCTAGTGTATCTCATTCACCCATTTTAGGATGGGCCTATGATGGTTCTCCAATATACGGGCCATATGGTTTTGGAACACCTACTGGTGGTCTAGTAAGACGTATGATTTCTGGATATACCAAGGTAACTAGGAGTAATAGACCTCCTGTATTAGAGTTCCCAACAGGTACGTTCATTAATGACTATGTTTATACTGCAACTGGTGATTTAGATCAATATAATGGTAGATTTTGTAAAACACCAGAATTCCCTAATGGAATCTATGCATATTTTGCTACTATTGAGGCAACAAATAGTTCAGATGCACCATTTGTTAATACTAGAGAGCCTGAATTCCCTTACATAATCGGTGGTTACAAGTATAAGAGAGAAGATTTCAACGTTGATCCAAGTTCTATTCAGACTTTAGATCTTCTTAATAGTGGTGACTTAGTTAGAAACACATATTATTATAAGTTTGGTTCTTCTAGTTCTGAATACGATTATTTGACCAGAAATCAATTAGAAGATACAGAATTAATTGTTAGATCAACCCAAAAAGCCGGAATTAGTACTGTTAATGTTATTATTCCAGGCCAAAGTTATAAAGTAGGTGATAGAATCACATTTAACAATTTGAATTCTGGTGGTTCTGGTGCTAGTGCTAAAGTTAAAACTTTGGTTGGTAAAGGATTATCTACTTTAACTTATGAGAGATTAGTTGTACCTAATGTAAAATTCAGATATGAAAATGATGTTGTTGTGGGTGTTGCAACAACAGCACATAATTTGAATGATAAAGATTTAGTTGTTGTAGGTGGAATTGGTACAGGTGAACTAAATTTCATACAGGGAGCTTATAAGATTGGTGTTTCTTCTGTTGTTGTTAAGACTGATGAGTTCTTAGGATATGCTTCTACTACTGGAATAACAACATTTGTTACTCTTAATACTTCTGGTGCTGATGAGACTATAGAAGTTGATGATATTCTTGGTATTGGTACAGAAAGGGTAACTGTTCTTGATGTAAATGAGACTACTAATAAGTACAGAATACTTAGAGATTTTGGTATATGGCCAAATTCAAGTCATCCAGCTGGAACAAAGGTTCATGTTGATCAAAGAAGATTTACTTATGATGTTGGGATTAAAACTGATTTAACAACTAGGAAGAATAGAAAGATTGTTTTTGATCCTTTTGGATCTATAGGTATAGGAACTACTGTTCAGGTTGTAAGTGTAACTGGTATTGGAACTACTACTAGAGTTGTTGTTAAGGCATCTGATGAATCTGTTCTTTTTGATCATGCAATTCCACCAGAAGGATCTAGTGCTGATAATTCAATAACTTTATTAGAACATGGATTTGTTACAGGTCAGAAATTAAAATACAATAAGGGAAGTGTTGGTAATGGATTAACATGTTCCAATAGTGTAGCCTTAACAGGTTTATTAACACTTCAGGATGGCCAGACTGTTTATGCTGTTAGAAAATCACCAAATCTTCTTGGTATAACCACTACTATTGCAGGTATTGGTACTACAACAGGATCGTTATATTTTGCATTTGGTGGTAGTATTGGTAAGGATCATTCATTCACTACTACAGAAAAAGAATATATTGGTCATATTGAAAGATTTGATGTAAATGCAAAAACATCATCTGATCACACTCTACAGACTGGTAATGAAGTCAAGATTAGTATTCTTCCATCACAAACCACAACTACTCTTATTGAGTATGATACTCTAGCTAGAAAGACTATTGTAGATCCATATTATGTTGGTTCTGCGACTACATTTGTTGGTGTTGGTGCTTCTGATTCACTTATAACGATTACGGATCATGGATGGGATGCTGGTGATAAAGTTCTTTATAAATCTGGTTCAAATGTTATTGCCCCATTAGTAGATCGTGGAGAATATTTTGTTCAAAAGATAAATGATAATCAATTTAGATTAACAACTAACTATACGGATGCAACTAACTATGGTGGTGAATTTATTGGAATTACTACCTTTGGATCTGGAATTCATAAATTCTCTAGAATTAATCCACATCTTCTAGGAACTAGAGGATCAACAATAGGATTTGCTGTTTCTGATCCCACCTTAACTGATTTAAGATTAGAGTTTTATGAAGATGAGAACTTTGTAACTAGATTTGAAGGTGTTGGTATATCAACTGAACTGGTTAGAAGTGGTACTCCAGGCCAAGCTGGTTCATTGGTTAATTTAAAACTTACCGATAATGTTCCAACTCCATTATATTACAAATTAGTTCCAACTGATCTTAATAGTATTGATGTTAATAAGAGAGATGCTGTTCCTGATCAAACCGTTGCAGCGGGATCTAAAATTATAATCAATAACAGTACTTTTGCTGGAAACTTTGGTATAAGAACTACCAGTAATACTGATTTTATATACCAAGTTACTAAAGCACCAGAGAGTAGTAGTTACAATACTCTAGGTGTTACCACTTTTAGTTATAGTACTGGTTCAAAGGATGCATTAGGTGGTGTTAATGAAATTGATGTTACCTTTGCTGGACTTGGGTATGAAAGGAATCCTGGCGTATCTACTATTACCACAACTACTGGTTTAAATGCATTATTACGTCTTTATGATGATAATATTGGTAGGGCAGGTCTTACAGAGATGATAAAGATTGGATATGAGTATCCATCTGACAAATCTATTCAACCTAGTGTTGATATTCCTACCATACTAACAGTTAGTAATAACTTCACTCTTTCTAATGTTGGTGTAATTACTGCTGGTAGAAACTATGTTTCTGCTCCAGATTTAATCGTTCCTGATAGTTCAGAGGTAAAATTAAAGGCGTATCTTAATGGTACATCAATTGGAGAAGTTGAAGTACAAAGAAAGGGTAGGGGATTTAATGAAGTTCCAAACCCACCAAGAATTATTCCAGTTAATAATACCAATGGTGCTGGTATTGTATCTACAAGTTCTAATGGAGTTACTAATTTCTTAACAATTGCACAACCTACTAATGGTTGGAAACCAGATGGATCTGATTTCCCATTCAAAGTTGGTGATAATGTCTACGTTGAGGGAGTTGGTACAGCACAAACCCAGTTTAGTGCTTCTAAAGGTGGATATAACTCAGATCTTTATGATTATAAGTTATTTGAAGTTGTAACAACTAATCCTGGCAATTCACAATTAACTTACTCAATTGCTGGTCTTGGTACTACTGGTGGTACATTTGATCCAGATAATTCTGCTGGCCGAGTCATCAGACAACAAGATTTACCAACATTTACCGCTTTATTGACTCCAGAACCATTCTTTAGTGGAGAAAGAGTAACATATGGTGCAAATGGTAAGGCTTTTGTTTTGGAAAACGCTGGATATAACCCAGTTACTAATACTCTTAGACTAAGAACACCAACTGCTGACTTTGCTTTAGGTCAAGTTATTAAAGGACAACTTTCTGGTGCAGAAGGTACTATAAGAAATATTGAGAAATTTAGTTCGTTCTATAAGACAAGTTACTTTGCAGATAGACCAAAAGGATGGCAAAGAGAGACAGGTAAACCAAATAATGACTTCCAAAAGATAGAAGACAATGATTATTATCAGAATTTCTCATATTCTGTTAAGAGTGAGGTTCCTATTGAAACATGGAAACCAGCTGTAGATAGTCTTATTCACCCAACTGGATATAAGAATTTCTCTGATTTAGTTGTACCTTCTGTTACTACTTCTGGTGTTGGTAGAAGTGTTGATCTTAGAATTAATGAATCTACTCCTCCTGGCATCGCAAACTTGAGTGTTTCAATTGATAATGAAGAATCATTCTTTACTAGAAAAGACTTTGATGAGGCCGGAGAAGAAACACTTACAAATGGACTTTCTAAGTTCATTACACTTAGAAATAGAAAGATTGCAGCGTTTATTAACGTAAAATCCAATAAAGTTGATGTTATTGATGATCTTTCTGATCAATTTACAGGTATTGGAACTACTACTTCTGCTTTAATAGTTGGATTGAGTAGTTTTAGATTAACTACTAATGAAGGACAAATAACCCCATTTACTAAGACATTTAATCCCACAGGGACTATTAGTATTGGTTCTTCACTGATTAATTACAATAATCATAACTTCCAGACTGGAGAGAGAATTAAGTACGATCCAGGCGGTGCTTATGGTAGTAATAGATTAGCTATTAATGCTACTAATGTAGTTCTTGGTGGTGTAACAACCAACTTCTTACCAGCAGAACTTTATGCGATTAAATTCAATAATAATCAATTTGCTGTTGCTGGACTTGCAACTGCTGCGGAACAAAATTCACCATTAATCTTTAGTTCTGTTGGAAGTGGTACTTCTCATTCATTTGATGTTAATAGACCAGATGATAGAGTAGTTATTCAGGTTGATGGAATTCTTCAACCACCTCTCTTCAGAAGAAAGGTTGATGTTGCATTGGCCGAGGCTGTAGGTGTTGGATCAACTACTATTAAAGTTGTTGGTGTTACTTCTATTACAGGTAATGACCTATTAAACATTGGTAATGAAATAGTAAGAATTACCAATGTTGGTTTTGGATCAACTAATGTATTGGCGGTTAATCGTGGTGTATTAGGAAGTGTAGCTGCTGCACATACTGTTGGTGCTGCTTGTACCATGAGAGGAGGAACATTCCATATTGTGAAAGATGTTCTTCACTTTGTTACACCTCCATATGGTACAGTTGGTGTTACAACATTTAGTGGGCCTGGTATTGGTACTAATTCTACTTTCCAAGGAAGAATATTCAATAGAGCTGATCCCACAACTAACTTCATCTTTGATGATCTATCTCAAGATTTTACTGGTGTTGGTAAGACATTTACATTATTACAGGATAATGAGGATGTAACTGGTATTGTTACTACTATCTTGGGCCCAGAAGTTATTAATCAAGGTATTATTTGTATTAATAACATATTCCAGAGACCAGCTTTCGACTATAACATGGCCGAAAGACAAGATCCTGGCATAGGTGCTTCAATATTCTTTACTGGAGATGATAGAGAAAGTCTACCTAGAGGTGGTAAGGTTAATGAGTATACCATTGGTTTTGGAACCAACTATCAACCATTAGTTGCCGCTGCTGCAACAGCTATTGTTAATAATGATGGTTCTATACAAAGTGTAGTTGTAACGGGTGGTGGTGCAGGTTATAGAAATGGCCCAATTGATATTATGGTTTATAACCAGACACCAACTGGTGCTGGTATTGGATCAACTGCTGTTTTAACTGCTACTGTTGGTAATGCAGGTATCCACACATACAATGGTGGAACCTCATCTAACGCAGTTACTATTGGTAGTACTGCTAAGAATGTAACTAATGCCACGTATGATGCTATAACGGGTGAGTTGGTGATGACCATTGGTTCTCACACCTTTACAACCAGTGATACCGCTACTATCGGTGCGAACAAGTTATCATTTACATGTTCTGTTGATGATCATCAAACAAGTCATACATATCCTCGTGCTACTGACCCTGTAAGTGGTGTAGCCATTGGAATTCAGGCAGTATCAAGTACCACAATTACTGTTAATGTTGGTGCTGTTAGGGGTACTGTTACTGGTATTACAACTGTAAGTGGTGGTACTGGTTATTCCTCACCAGACCCAGTGTTTGCTAAGGATATTCCAGTTGTATCAACAGCAGGAACAACCATTACTGTTAACGTAAATCCATCATATCCTGGCTCAATATATGAGCATCAATATGTAAGTGCTGCAACAAGTGCTGTATATAATGGTGGTAATTACGTTCATACCTTTAAACCAGCATCTAGTTCCTTATCTGATGCAGTATTTACGGGTGGTGATTATAATCATAAGTTCGTTCGTGTATTAGGTAACGCAGTTAATGTACAAAGTGGTGCTGAATCTGGTAATCAGAAGACACCTAATAATGTTTCTTATGTGGCCTCTACAGGTGTATTGACATTAGAATTTGGTTCTGCACATGGAATGTCAACTAGTGATACTATCACTCTTGATGCTAATTCCATATTCATGAGTTGTGAAAGAGATAATTATCAATCAGAACATGGTTATCCAAGATCTACTGACCCCATATCTGGTGTTACAACTGCGGTTACAGTAACTTCTAGCACTGCATTTACTATTAATGTTGGTTCATCACCTCAAGTTAACCATGCAATAACAACCTCAACTTACACTCCAACAGACGGTAATTTAGTATTAAATGTTGGTGCTGGACATCCATTTACTGCTCCAACATCTCATACTATTAGTACATGTTCATATAATCCTCATAATGGATATATGGACTTTGAGATAACCAGTCATGGATTCTCTGCTGGTGAATATATTCAAATTCCTGGCAATGCATTGACATTCACATGTTCAATGGATGGACATGCTACTCAACATACTTATCCTAGAACAGGTTCAAGAGACACCGATAGAATTGGCCAAGGTTGGTTGCCTATTGATCAGGTTGGTGTAAATACATTCCGTGTTTATGTTGGTGCTGCTAATGAAACTTCTGTAGGTGTTCATACTTTCGTAAGTTCTAAGGCTAATTCAGTTAATATAACAAGTGGTTCTGAATCTGGTAATCAGAAGACTCCAAATGCTGCAGATTATAATCCAGAAACAGGTATTTTAGAATTATCGTTTGCATCTAATCATGGAGTTTCAACTGGTGATACTCTTACATTAGATAATAGTTCTTTGACATTCACATGTTCTAAGGATAATCATGCAACTGAACACACATATCCTCGTGCGGCCGTAGATCCAATAGCTGGTGTTGGAACCGTTGTTACTAAGACATCTGACAAATCATTTAATATATTTGTTGGATTGGCTGAGCCAGGATCAGTTGGAGTTCATACTTTTGTTAGTGCATCTGCACAGATTAAGAGAGCTAAGACTGTTATTGGTATTAAGACTGATTCTTTAGGATTTACATGTTCTCAAAATAATCATGGTACGGTTCATACATATCCTCGACCAACTGGTGATCCTGTTCATAATAGACAAATCGGTGTAGGTGCGACAGCTACTGAAACGGTTACTGTATTTGTTGGTATAACAACTGCTGAGTCATATCAAGTTGATAATGCTGATTATGATCAATTTGATGGTGATCTTATATTATCAATTGGTGCAAATAATTTAACAACACCAACGGCATTCTGCCCAACAAAATCAATATATGATCCTACATCAGGAATAGTAACATGTACACAAGTTGGACATGAATTACAAACTGGTGACAAGATCAAACCTGGCCAAGGTACATTACAATTTAAGTGTACTTATGACGTTAGTGATGCATCTTACAATCCAATAACAGGTGATCTTACATTAACTGTTGGTGCTGGACATGGTTTAGTTGCTGAAGTTGATAGTATCAGAATCCCAGAAAATGCATTGACATTTACTTGTGATTATAATGGTGACGGTAACACTACTCAGAAGACATATCCTCGTTCTTCTGGTGCATCAACATCTGATGGTGCTGACTATGCATACAACACAGATCTACTAATCAAATCTGTTGCTAATACAACAATTACAGTAAATGTAAATGGTGGTCAAGGCCCAATTACAGACCTTACTACACATAACTTTGTTTCTGGTAGTACTGTTAATCCAGCTGTTGTCTTTGGAACTAAGAAATATCCAAGATCAAGTGATCCTATTAGAGATCCTTTGAACAGACATCAAGGATGGATGCCAGTTACTAGAGAAAGTAAAGATGAGTTTAGTTTCTGGTGTGGTACTTCTCCTAATACAAGTACACATACATTTGTAGCCAATGATTTCTTAACACCTACTAATGCGAATTATAATGGAGCTAGTGGTTTACTAACAGTTGAAACTAATGTAGATCACAAATTAGCAGAAGGTGATTTTGTTAAATTTGAGAAAGGTGCTTTCACATTGAGTTGTGAAATGAATAATAATGCAACTACTCATGATTATCCACGTAAGACAGATCCAACTTACTTCCAATGGCTACCAATTTCTAATGTTGGGCCTAAGAATTTTGATGTAAGTGTTGGTACTTCTCCAGTTGGAATCTTAACAGTTTCCGCTGCAACTTATAACCCAAGTTCAGGAGCACTTGTATTAACCATGAACAATCATGGTTTGAAAGTGGGTCAAGCAATTAGACTCTGTGCAAACTCCTTAATATTCACATGTAATTACAATGGCGATGGTAACACTACTGAAAAAACTTATCCTCGTGCAACTGGTGCTGCAACAACAACAGGAGCTGATTATCTTTACGACACCTCTATTAGTATTGGTTCAACGACAACTAACACCGTTACTATAAATGCAAACGGTGGAATGGGTGCTATTACAGACACCACTGGTCATGTCTTTGTTGTTAACTCTAAACTAACTCCAACTGATGCAGATTACAATCCCAACACTGGTGTTGTAACGATTACAGTTAATGGTCATGGTATGGCCAATGGTGATTATGTCAAACTTGATGATAGTTGCTTGAAGTTTAGTTGTACTTATGGCGCTGGTGGTAATGGAGATTATCCTAGAGCATCTGATCCAATTAGTGGCCAATGGGTAAGAGTATTTGGTGTAACTGCTAATACATTCGATATTCAAGTTTTAACCGCAGATCCATCTACAACTGGAAATGTACCTCCATCTTCTAATGTAGATCCACATACGTTTGTTTCTGCTGTTTCTAACAGTATTACAAGAGGTGTAGTTAGAACAGGTGGTGATTATCCACATACATTTGTAAATGCTGTTGGAACTCACATTTATGTTGGTGGAACCTCATCTAATGCTATTACAATAACTGCTGGTAGTGTTCAGAAGGATGTAACTGATGCAACTTATATCCCAAGTACAGGTCTATTGACCATGACCATTGGTACTCATTCCTTCACAACTTCGGATACTGTGACAATTGGTGCTGATAAGTTGGCCTTTACTTGTGATGCTGATAATCATGCAACAACTCATTATTATCCTCGTGCAACTGATCCAGTATACAATATAGCAAGTCCAATTGAATCAGTTACTTCAACAACAATAACTGTTGATGTAGGTTCACCGAAACAACAAGACGGTATTACTAAAGGTATTATTACAAAACCAACTTCTGTAATTAGACTTGCTGATAAATCATTAACATTTAAGTGTTCTAGTGATAACTTCGTTACTCCACAGTCTTATCCACGTAACGGTACACAGAATCCACCAATAGTAACTGTTGGATTGGGAAGTGGATATAGTGATTTACAATACAGTGGTGGTTCTGGTAGTGGATTTAAGGCCTCTATTCAGATTGGTAGTGGTGGAAGTGTTACTGACTTTACTGTAGTAGATTCTGGTATAGGATATAAGAATGATGAAGTATTGACTGTTGTGGGTGTTCCAACTGCAAATGGTGGATATAGCGCACATACAATTACAGTTAATTCTATTACTAATGATTTGTTCTCTGGTTGGTCATTCGGTCAATTATTAGAACTTGACAGTTTTGCCGATCAATTTGATGGTAATCAAACTACATTTACATTAACTAGAACAACTGTTACTAAGGATATTGTAAATATCGCAAGTAATGATACTAGTATTGATGTTGGTAATAACTTATTAGTATTCTTAAATGATATATTGCAACAGCCAGGATCAAACTATACATTCAGTGGTGGTACTCAATTAACATTTAGTGAACCACCTAAAGCTGGTAGTAAGTTACAAGTTCTATTCTTTAGAGGATCTAATAAGGATGTAGATGATGGTAGTCCATTCATAACCATTAAGAAAGGTGATTATTTACAACTTGAAGAGAATGGAGTATATGAACAACAAGATCCAAGAAGAGTTATTGAAATTACTGGTGTTCAGAAAGTTCAAACAAACATTTATAATGGAGTTGGTATTAATGCTGATAAGACGTTTACTAGGCAAATGGCCTGGACTAAACAGAAACAGGATTTGATTCTTGATAATCTACCACTTGCTAAAGATAGGAGTAATTATATCCCAAGAATAAGTCCTACTGCTTATATTATTCAGCCTGTAGGAGTTGGTTCACAGGAGATATTTGTTGATAACGCCTATCCAACATTCAGTGCATATGATAACAGAGCAACACCTAATGAAGTTCCTGGCGCTGGTATTGAGTTAGTTAAAGCTAATATTGTTGATCGTGCAGATGCCACAGTATCGGTTTCTGCTGGTGGAACAGTGTTTAATGCAGTTGTTACTGATGGTGGTGCAGGTTATCAAACTGTTCCAACTGTTTCCTTTGCTGCAACTATTCCTAGAGTTCGTGAAATTGGTAAGAATTGGTCTTCCAGACTATCTGCTCTTGATCAGGATTGGAGAACTGTTACACGTAACGGTTATGGATTATTTGTTATTGCTGGTGATAGTAGTGGTATTAATACATCATCTAATGGTAAACAGTGGTATGCTAGTGGTAACTCTACTACCTTTGGTGATATTAAAGGAATCGTTGGTATGGGTACTCATACTGTTTTGGTTGGTGCAAGTGGAACTTGTGGATTCTCAACAAATGGTAGAACGTTCAGTAAATCAACAGTTTACAGAAGGAGAAATGTATTCCCATTAGTATTCTGGGATGATATTACTCTTGCTGGTGATATGAATGCCCTCGCATATGGTGATGGAATTGGTGTTGCAGTTGGTGCTGCTGGATCAATTATGTTCACTAAGCCTGGTGCGGCTGGATTTGGTACTGCTTTTGAATTGGCCCAGAAGTTTAGTTCTACTAATCTAAATGGTGTTGGTAATAACGGTAATGTATTTGTTGCCGTTGGTGTTAATGGAGAAATGTTGAGATCACCTAATGGTGAAAACTATGTTGGTGTAACTACTACAACTGTTTCTACTACTCTAAATGATGTTACTTATGCAGATGGTAAGTGGATTGCAGTTGGTGCTGCTGGAACTATTATCAAGTCTACCGATGATGGTCAGAATTGGGCTGTAGTTTCTGCTGGTGGTACATTTGACTTGAATAAAGTTGGATATGCAAACAGTGTCTTTGTTGCAGTTGGTCAAAGTGGAATGGTTATGAATTCCGTTGACGGAACAAATTGGTATAAGAAATTCATTGGAGTTGGAACTGACTTTGCTGGTCTTGCATTTGGTGATAATAAATTTGTTGCTGCTGGTCTATCATCAGCAATATACACATCTGAGTTTGAATCTGTATCTGCTGCTGGTACTGCAACCGTTTCAGCTGCTGGAACAATAACTTCAATTAATATTGATGATGGTGGTTTTGGTTATGATATAAATGCTCCTGTTGAAGTACTTGTTTCTGTTGAACCAGTTATTAGAGAAGTTATTACTAGTGTAAATGCTGAAGGTGACTTTGGAGATGTTGTTAGTGTTGCAACTTCTGCTGCTGGAATAAACACCACAAGTCCAATGTTGATATTTGAACTTGATTCATCATCATTCTTGAATCAGGCTGGATTTGGTAATATCTCTAAATCTGGTATCGCTGCTGGTGATTACTTTGTTGTTACTAATTCAACAACTGGAGTCGCCTGTACTTCTATAAATCTTGGTAATGAGATCGTCGGATCTGGTACAACATTCTTAGATAATGTCTATGTTGTTGGCCAAAGAGATGAGTCAACTAGTGGTATTGTTACTGTATTCTGTAATGTAAGGAGTATCGCTGGAATAGGAACGACTACTTATAGTCCTAGAATTGGTAAATATAGTTGGGGAAGATTCTATAGTTTCCAAAGAGATAGACTTTCTCCTCAAGCTTTCCCTGCTTACACCAACAACGGTTCGGCAGGTATTGACACCAATCCAACAGTAGTCAGGATCAAACCACTCGCTGAAAATTACAGCGACTTTGATCAGACATCATAAATAAATCTATAGGAAAACCGTAGTAAAATGCCCGCAATTATTAGTGATCAATTTAGGATCTTAAATGCTGCGAATTTTGTAGCTGGTGTGGCGGATACCACCCAATCATATTACACTTATCTTGGTTTGCCCAATTCAGGTGATTTTGGTGCTGGTTACGGTACTACGGATTGGAATACAAACACTCCCGCCCCCAAGGACGGATTTAGAGAATATAATGATGATTACGACACAATGATCGCACTCAAGAAATTGAGTACAGGTGACGTAAAGAGAATGATTAGAAAATATTCGTGGTCTGGTGGTACAGTTTTTGAGATGTATAAGAATAATTATACTCGAAGTAACTTATCTCCACAGACTTCTTCAACTAATCTGTATGATGCAAAATATTATATTGTAAACAGTCAATTTAAGGTTTATCTTTGTATTAACAATGGCCAAGATCCTGCTAACCCATTAGGTAAGCAGTCACTTGACGAACCAACTTTTACTGATTTAGAACCAAAGGCTGCTGGTACTTCTGGTGATGGATATCTCTGGAAGTATATGTACACCATTAATCCAAGTGATATTGTTAAATTTGATTCTATTGACTATATTCCTGTTCCTGATAATTGGGGTGATGGAGATACAACAGATGTTAAAAATGCATCTGTTGATGGTAAAGTCGAAACAGCCTTAATTGTTAACTCTGGTGGTGGATATCAACCAATTTCTACTACATTTAATAATATTCCAATTTTAGGTGATGGTACTGGAGGTAAAGCTTCTGTTACTGTTGATGCTCAAGGTAAAGTTTCGGATGTTACTGTAACTAATGGTGGTGTTAATTATACAAGAGGTGTTATTAATTTCTTCCCAGGCGCTCCTGGCTCTGAAACTGGTGGCCCTATTGTAGGACTTTCTGCTGTTGGTGTTGGTACAACATCTGTTGCTGAATTTGAAGTTGTAATGCCTCCTCCTGGCGGTCATGGTGCTGATGTTTATCGTGAATTAGGTGCATTTAGAGTCCTATTGTATAGTAGATTTGAAAATGATGCATCAAACCCAGATTTTATTATCGGGAATGATTTTGCAAGAATTGGAGTAGTTAAAAATCCATTAACTCCATCTGGGTCAATCTTAAATTCATCTAGAGCTAGTGCTTTAGTTGGATTGAAATTACAGAGTTTGACTCCTGGCGGAAGTGTAGTTAATACTACTTTCAAGGTTGATAGTCCTGTATATCAAACAATTGGTGTTGGTTCAACAGCAGTTGGATATGTTGCTAGTTGGGATAGTGCTACTGCTGTATTGAAAATCTATAATCCAGTTGGATTAGGTTCTACCGCCTATGGATTTAGACTTAATGATTTCACATCACAAATAGGTGTTGGTGGAAGTTATGCTGTTAATGGTCAATCAGCTGGTGGAACTCTTGGTATTGATACAAGTTTTGGAAATGTTAGTACGCCAGGCACAGCTACCACTGTTGGTAATGCTTTAGTCCAATTAGGACAAAGTTTCGTGGAGGGTGTTGCATCACCCGAAATTAAAAAATATTCTGGGGATATGTTATACATAGATAACAGGGCCGCGATACAACGTAGCGCTAACCAGAAAGAAGACATTAAGATCGTATTAGAGTTCTAAGAACATGCCACAAGAGACAAACCTCAATGTAAGTCCTTATTTTGACGATTTTAATGAGGACAAGAATTTTAATAGGGTTCTGTTTAAGCCCGCTACGCCAATTCAGGCTAGAGAATTAACACAATTACAATCGATTCTCCAAAATCAGATTGAAAGATTTGGACAACATTTCTTCAAAGAAGGATCTCAGGTTATCCCTGGCCAGATTGCTTATGACTCTCAATATAATGCTGTAGAACTTACTGAAAGTTTCTTAGGTATACAACTGACCAATTATATTGATCAATTAGTAGGTAAAACTATTAAAGGTGAACAATCTGGTGTTGTAGCTAAAGTTGTTAATAATTTAACTGCAACTAAGTCCGACAGAGGAAATAATACTCTTTATGTAAAATATCAGAAGTCTGGTGATGATTTTGAGACCGTAACTTTTCAGGACGGTGAAAATTTAATCTGTACTAGTGATATTGAATATGGTAATACTAGAATTGTAGCTAATAACCCTTTTGCTGCTTGTATTCCATCCAATGCATGTTCTATTGGATCTGCTGCTTCTATTGCGGATGGTGTTTATTTTGTTAGAGGATTCTTTGTAAAAGTAACTGCAAATACTGTAATTCTTGATCAGTATACTAATGATCCAACATGTAGAGTTGGTCTGTTTATTAGTGAAAATTTAGTTACTGCTTATTCAGATGATACATTATTTGATAATGCATCTGGTTTCTCTAACTATGCTGCGCCTGGAGCTGATAGACTTCAACTTCAAACTACTCTTATAAAGAAAGATATTGATGAATTTAACGATGAGAATTTCGTTGAATTGATGAGATTGAAGAGTGGTAATATTGAAAAATTTGTAGAAAAGACAGATTATAATATTTTAAAGGATGAATTGGCCAGAAGAACATATGAAACTAGTGGTGATTATTATGTAAAACCTTTCCAAGTTAATATTAAGGAATCTCTTAATAATAGACAAGGAAATGGTGGTATCTATTATAAAGATCAAAAAACTGCTGAAGGTAATGATCCATCAAAAGATTTGATGGTTTATCAAATGTCGCCTGGTAAGGCATATGTAAAAGGATATGATATAAAGAAAATTACTTCTACAAATATTGATGTAGAAAAACCAAGAACAATTAAGACTATAGAAAGTGATATAGTTCCTGTTGAAACAACATCTAGTGTTATTGTTAATAATGTTTATGGATCTCCAAAAATAGGTTTTGGATCAACAGCTACAATAGATCTTTATACTGATAGAATTAATAGTGGTGGTAGTGCAAATGGTACATATATCGGTAATGCAAAGGTATATGACTTTAAATTAGAGAATACTCCATATGCAAATGCTGCAACCAACTATGAAGTTTCATTATACGATGTACAGACATTTACAGTATTAACAGTTAATACCGCACAAACATTATCAACTCCAATTTATGTGGAGGGTGCAAGAAGTGGGGCCTCTGGTTATCTTAAGAGTAATGTTAGTAGTAGTGTTTCTTTAACACTTACTGGTACTAAAGGAGCCTTTATTGTAGATGAACCACTTAAAATAAATGGAGTTCAAGAATCTGTTAGTGTAACTTCAGTTGTTGAATATGATTTTGGAGATGTTAAATCATTCCATCAAAATAATTCACCTAATGTTTTTACAGCTGACTTAGATCTTACAGAAAAATTCTCTATTGCGCCTCCAGGCACACAGTTTACAATAACTAGTGGTGGTACTGTTACGGTTCCTGGCAAGAGATTTGCTGTAGGAATTAAAACTGGTGATATTGTTTCATATAATTTACAGAGTAATAGTGATATAACCTATAACAAGGTATCAGCATTGTCAGCTGATGGATCTACCATGACAATTGTTGCTTGCCCTCAAGATATTGCTGGGGTTTGTGATAAAGATCTACCAGGCGGTACTGTATCTCCAAGTGATTTTGGTATTGTAAAACCAGCTTTACGTAATGCTCAGAATTCAAGACTAACATCAAATTTACCTCAAAGGTTTATTTCTTCTGTTGATCTTAAAAATGCTCAACTTTTAATTAGAAAACAGTATGTTCTTAATATATCCTCTAAGAGGGGTACTGTTACTGTAGATGATCCAGATTTATTCTTCCAACCTTTTGATGAGGAAGATTATAACTTAACATATTCAGATGGATCGATAGAAACTCTTTCATCTCAAAATGTTCAGTTTAACGCTGATTTTAAAACAATTACTTTACGAAGTTTAACTAAGACTTCTGATACTAATGCAGTTCTTGTTACCACACTTAAAAAGATAAATGTAACTTCAAAAGCTAAAACTCTTTCTAAATGTGCAAAAGTAACATTTAATAGATCAAAACATGATTATTCTGGAACTAATACTACATCATTTAATAATGGATTAACATATAATGCAATCTATGGAACTAGGGTAGAAGATGATCAGATATGTTTAAATGTTCCAGATGGTCTTAGGGTTCATGCTATATTTGAATCTTCAGGAACATCAGATCCATCTTTGCCTGGAGCTACTTTAATTAATAGAAGTGATGCTTTAACAAATACAATTCAAGGTGAACAAGTTCTTGGTGTAGAGAGTGGTGCTTTGGGCCAAGTTGTATCTACAACTACTAGTACATTTGAAGTAGTTTATAAGAATGAATTTATCTTCCAAGTTGGAGAAACACTTATTTTCCAATCTTCTGGTATAACTGGAGAAGTTTCTCAAGTTGTAGCTGGTGATAAGAATATTGGTGAAGATTTCCAGTTTGATAATGGAGATAGGAAGGAATATTTAGATTATTGTAGAATTGTCAGAGAACCAACTGCTGATGAACCCAAGAAACGAATAACTGTTGTGTTTGACCACTATGTTGTTGATGCTGGATCTGGTGGAGATGTAGTTACTGTAAACAGTTATCCTTCAGATGCCTTTGAATATGATTTACCAAAAATTCGTGGTAGAGCTGCTACTGATTTTGTTGATATTAGGCCTAGAGTAAAGGATTATAGTACAGGTGATAGTGACTCTCCATTTGAATATGATTATCGTGATTTTTCAAGTACTGGAGCAAGTGCTGCGAATATATTAGTACCTAATGAGGCTTTAATTTTAGGTTATTCTTATTATCTGGGTAGAATTGATAAGATTCTTTTAAGTAGAGATGGATTCTTTGAAATTAAAAAAGGAGCTCCTTCTGAAAATCCTATAGCTCCAGATACTCCTACTGGAGGATTCTTAGTATCAACTGTATTCAATGCTCCTTACATTAGAAACGCTACATACGAATCTAATAGTATTCTTTCTTCTCATAAGAGATATACGATGTTTGACATCGGTAGACTTGAGAATAGGGTTAAGAATATAGAGTTCTATACACAATTATCTTTACTTGAAACTGAAACATCAAATTTAAACATAAGGGATGCTGGTACTGGTCTTGATAGATTTAAGTCTGGATTCTTTGTAGATAATTTTAGAGGACATGGTTCTCATTCTATCTCACATCCATTATTCAAGGCATCTGTTGATAAGGCCAAAGGTGAATGCCGTCCTTCTCATTACACTACATCATATGATCTTTTAATTGGATCAGAACAAGTTGTTGGAATTGGTACAACTGCCGATCCTAATGCTGATTTAACTCAGGTTTCTGATTTACAGTCCAATTCACTACAGAGAACAGGTGATGTTGTTACTTTAAAATATACTGAATCTAAATTTATTGAACAGAAGTTTGCTACTACTGTTGAGAATGTAAACCCATTTGCGGTTATTAACTGGGTTGGTGTTATTACTTTAAGTCCAGCATCAGATACTTGGTTAGATGAAAAACATTTAGATGTTAATAATATCATCATGGAAGGTGAATACCAATCCTTGATGGCTGAATTAAATATTGATCCTAATACTGGATTCTCTCCAATTGATTGGAATGCTTGGGAAGAAGATTGGAGTTCTGTAGATGTTTCTGAGAGAGAATTAGGCCAAAAAATAACTGAAACTGATAGAAAAGTAGGTAACTGGAGTAGAGGATTTACTGAAGGTGGAGAACTTTTACCACCTATACATGGCGGACATATATCCAGAACTAGAAAAATTGATATTAAGGAAACTATTGAAACAGAATTTGAAGAAACTACAACTGTTACAACTGGTTTAAGTAGAAGTGGTGTTCAGTTTAATGTTACTGAAAGATGGGATACAGAAAGTCTTGGAACTAGATTAGTTAATAAGGAAATAATTCCTTATATGAGATCAAGAAATATAGAATTTACTTCATATAGAATTAAACCAAGAACTCAATTCTATCCATTCTTAGATGGACAGGATATTGCGAAGTATTGTACTCCAAAACTTGTTGAAATTGAGATGCAGAGTGGTGTCTTCCAAGTTGGTGAAACTGTTTATGGTACTACAGATGCGTTCTTCCAATTTGGTGTTGATCAAGGCCCTCACATAATTTTCAGAGTTGCTCAAACCAACCATAAATTTGGTGCCTATAATAATCCAGAAATTACTTATGCTGTAAACCCATATTCTGATACTGTTGGATTAAGTTCTACTTATTCTGCTACAAGTGGTGTTCTTAACGTTGATTGTGGTTCATTACAACTTGAAGTACTTGGTGATTTCTATGGTTATATTAGTAAGGGTATGAAACTGGTTGGTCAAACCAGTGGTGCAGAGGCTATTGTTCAGAAGAATAGATTAATCACTGATGAGAAAGGTAATTTACTAGGAACTATATTTGTTCCTGATAATGATACTTCTATATCAGCTCCACAATTTACTACTGGAACTAAGACATTTAGATTATCAAGTTCTAAGGTTAATTCTCAAAGTCCAGTTGATAATCCATCAACTGCGGAAACTACTTATGCTGCAGAAGGTACTCTTGATATATTCCAAGAGGATATTCTGAGTGTTCGTAATGCTGATGTTTCTAGACAAACATTTAGTGATTCTACCGTAAGAACCAATACAACTCAGAAGACATTTAAGACACAATCATTTGAGAATAGAACAGTCTTCCAAAACCAGTGGTATGATCCTCTTGCTCAATCGTTTGAGATTACAGAAGATAATGGTGTGTTTATAACTTCCTTGGATGTATTTTTCAAATCTAAGGATAGTGCTATTCCAGTTACAGCACAGATTAGAACTATGTTGACTGGTATGCCTACTTCTACCATAGTTCCATTTGGTGAAGTAATATATGAACCAACTCAGATTAACTTATCAAATAATGGTACTGTTGCTACCAACTTTAAGTTCCCATCTCCAGTTTATCTTGAGCCGGGAGAATATGCTATAGTACTCTTATCAGCATCTAATGATTATGAATGTTTCATATCTGTTATGGAACAAGAAGATATTACAACGGCTGATCTACCAGAAAGTGAGAGAATTATTGTTTCTCAACAACCATACATGGGATCTTTATTCAAATCCCAAAATGGTTCTACATGGACTCCAGCACAGTTTGAAGATCTTAAATTCAGTCTTTATAAGGCCCAATTTGTTCAAGAGCCAGGTACTCTTAAGTATTATAATCCAGAGTTGGGTGTTGGTAAATTAGGTAGACCAAAATTAAGGAATAATCCTTTAACATTCTTATCACAAGAAATTAGAGTTGGTCTTGGTAGTACAGTACAAACACAAGACTTTAGTAATGGTTCTAGATTAACTCAAGTAAGTAATCTCACTGCCGAAGGTAATATTATTAAGTCTTTAGGTAAGATTAAGATTGATACTCTTGCTACAGCAGCTGGTGGTATAACAACTAACTCTGTTGGAACAGGATTAACTCCATCAGGATCTAATTTAACATATACTGGAATAGCATTAACTACTATAACAGGTGAAGGTTCTGGAGCAGTTGCGAATATACAAGTTGTTTCTGGTGGTGTTGGTGTAGTAACTGTCACTACTGGTGGTAATGGATATGCTGTTGGAGATGTTCTTGGATGTAATCTTGGTGAAACTGGTAAGAATTTACGATTTAATGTTGGTATTGTTTCCGCAACTAATGCCTTTATATTAGACAAAGTGGTTGGTGATTTCAATACCAGTACAGAATTGATGACTATTAATGCTGTTGGTGTTGCATCTACATTAGTTGGTTCTTTACCCGCTACAATTTCAAATACTTATCCATACAGAGATGGCCTTCATGTTAAGGTAAATCATAGAAATCATGGTATGCACTCTAGAACTAATAGAGTGACTATATCAGGAGCTGTTGGTGTACAGACAGCTGGTAAAGTATCTGAGGTATATCCTAGTACTTCAACTGAAGATATCAGACTTGATTCTGCTTCTGTCTTTAGTTCATTTGAAAATGTTGGTGTATCTACTACTAACCCAGGCTATGTCAAGATTGGTAATGAAGTACTTGAATACACGGGAGTTAATGGTGCATCTACACCAAACAGATTGACTGGTATTACCAGAAGTATTGATAATACAAAGGCCTCAGAACATAAGGTTAGTGATACGATTTATAAGTATGAATCTTCTGGAGTTTCCTTAAGGAGAATTAATAAGACACATTCATTTGCAGATATTGATAGTAATATTAATATTGGATTAGATGAATATTATATTAAAGTTGATACCACTGCTACAGGTGTTGGTACAGTTAGGGATGGTACAAGTGCCTTACCTAAGTTGAAGATTTCTGAAACTGAAAAAATTGGTAGAAATGCTGTAAGGGCTACACAAAATACTCAATTTGAGACTATCACACCAAATATCCAGTTTATGACTCCAAGGGATACTGGAATATCAGCTAGAATGAGAACTACCTCTGCTACTAGTGTTGATGGTAGTGAGACTTCATTTGTGGATCAGGGATTTGAAGCTATTGATATGGGAGGTTCTACTTCGTTGAGTTCTCCAAGAATCATTGCTTCTAAGATTAATGAGTCTAATAATCTTACATCATTGCCTGGCAATAAATCATTTACAATGGAACTAGTCTTTGAAACAGAAGACATTAATGTTTCACCAGTAATTGATACTGATAGAGCTGCTATCATTACTACAACAAATAGAATTGATAGACCTATTACTAATTTTGCTGATGATCCAAGAGTGAATGCTAGATTTGGTGATCCAAATAGTGCAATTTATATAAGTAAGAAGATTAATTTGGAAAATCCTGCAACCTTCTTACAAGTGAAATTAGCTGGATATAGACCTGATTCTGGTGATATTCGTGTTCTTTACAAGTTGTTTAGAGCCGATAGTGTATCAGCTGAACAACCATTTGAATTATTCCCTGGCTATGATAACTTAACTGATACTAATGGAGATGGTTTTGGTAATCAAGTAATTGATTCTAAGAGTAATAATGGTAGACCTGATAAATTCGTACCTGCTGCAAGATTTGATGGAGATTGGAGAGATTATCAATTTACCAATGATAAACTTCCTGAATTTAATGGCTTCCAAGTTAAAATTATTATGAGTGGAACGGATCAGGCAAATCCACCAAGAATTAAAGACCTTAGAGTAATTGCTTTCGCATGACGTACAAAAAAGTTGAAGGACATGATGACCTTATAAGAGATATGGCCAATGGTGCTATTATAAACAAAGACACCAGTGGTTATAGGGATTATATTACATTGAGGAATCAGAAGATAAAAGAACAAGAACGAATTGATTCTATAGAAGATGAGATTGGTGAAATCAAATCTTTATTAAAAGAATTAGTTCAGAATATAAATACATCTAGATAAAGTACCAAGTATTTGAAATATGTCAATTTACGTTGTAAATTTGGGTATTGAACAAGGTACTGATTTTCAACAGACCTTCGATCTGACTGCTACAAACGGTCAACCTCTAAACTTAGAGAATTACTCCGGCAAATCTCAGATGAGAAAATATGCTGGGAGTAGAAATGCTTATGACTTTACCGTAACTTTTACGGATAGAGCATCTGGACAGATCAAACTATCGATAACCGATACAATTACCAAGAGAATTAAACCAGGCCGATATATTTACGATATCCAATTAACGGATTCTAATGATGAAAAACTCAGAGTTTGTGAAGGTCAGGTGCTTGTGAGAGAAAGCGCTACTAAGGGGTAAGCTAAATGGCTGGATCTTCACGATTTAGAGGTGGGGGTGTCAACGCAATTAAAGTGGCTGCTACGTCTCGTGCTGAGGCTGGCGGTACATTTCGATCACTTTCCGACACTGATGTGAGTAACCTAGGCGATGGTTATCTTGCAGTATATAATGTCACAACAGGTAAATGGACATCTCAAGTTAACTTGGGAGACAATACCGAAATAGACGGAGGCACCTTCTAATGGCCGTCATAAGAATTAAACGGAGTACTGGCTCAACTGCTCCTGTATCATTGGGTGTAGGTGAACCTGCGGCTACCGTAGAAACCGCTACCCAAGGTGCATGGAATAATAAAGCTGGTCGTCTTTTTGTAGGTAACGCTTCTGGAGTGCCTGTAGAAGTAGGTGGAGAATATTATACAGAATTATTAAATCATCAACAGAGTATTCTTACTAACGATTCAGCTGTAATCGTAGGTGCTGCTGGTTCCATAGATCATTGGAACGTTGTTGGTATGGCGACATTCCAACAAATAAAAGTAACAGCAGCTGCTGAATTTTTAGGTGATGTAACACTTAGTAATCCAGTAACATTTGATTATCTATCTGGTACTTCACTAACAGTCAATAGTAATTTTTATTCTGCTGGTGTTACTACTTTACAAAGAGCTTATATTCCAGAAGATCTGAATGTTGTTGGATTATCAACTTTTGTTGGATTCTCGACATTTGGGGCTAATGTTGCTGTTGCCGATTCTGTTGGAGTAGGTACTGGTTTCTATGCAACTAATGCTGGAGATGTTAAATTAGAATCCTTAACCATAACTGGGTTAAGTACTAATAGGATCCCATACCTTACACCTAATGGTTCTGGTGAACCTGGCAAACCACAGTTTACTACTGGTAATGGATTAATATACAATGTAGCTGGTTTTGGAACTGGCCCGACTCCAGAATTTGTTACTGATGCAATCGCTGTATCTATAGCTGGTACTGTTTATGCACCAGCTGGTGTTGTTACTACTATTAATGGTACAACACTAACATATACCAATGGATCTATTAATGATCTAACCCTTGGTGTGGGAACAGAGGCATATTCTTTCCCTAATCAAGATGCTACAACTGCTGGTTGGATTCTAAGAAGTGATTCTAATGGTACATTAAATTGGGCTCCAAATGATGCTCGACTTAATTACATTGGTAGAACTGGAGCTGGATCAACTAGTGCTGGTACTGTTGGTCTTAACACTGAGACTTTTGAAATATGGGGTTCAGCAAACGAGATTGATACTGTTGCTGTAGGTAGAACTATAACAATCAGTTTACCAGATGAAGTTATTATTGGTACTGCATTAACAGTTAGTGGCCCAGTAAGTATTGCTGGAAGTCTATCTGTTGAAGGAAGTGTTACTTATCTCGATTCTACGATTACGCAGATTAAAGATAAGAAAATTGATCTTGCATATTCTGATTCTCCAAATGATACTAATGCCGATGGTGGTGGTATATCCATTAAAGGTAATAGTGATTATGAAATAACATGGGCAAGTGGTGTTGGTGCTTTCCAAGTAAATCAAAGTTGGCTACCATATAGTAACAACACATACGATCTTGGTTCTGATTCTGTTCAATGGAGAAATATATACGTTGATGGATATGTTGATACTGATGAAATATTAGTTTCTGGTATTGGTACTCTAACATCAGCTGATATCAACGGTGGTAATATAGACAGTACTGTTATTGGTGCTGCTGTATCAACTACGGCATATTTTGAAAGAATTGGATGGGGTGCAACTGCACATGCAACTCAATTAACTCTTTTAAGTGGTACTGTAACTAGTTTACAAGTTACTGGTATTACTACATTAGGAAGATTATTCTCATCAACCTCTCCAGATGAAAATGGAGTTGGTTATGCTGGTTCTACTGGTGAAGTAGGATTTACATCCTCACCATCAGCTGGAATATCAACTTCCCATTACTTACTTACTTCAGTAGGTATCGCAACCGATGATCGGCCTGTATGGACTGATACAATAGATTGTGGAACTTATTGATCTAAGCCCATACTAAATAGATAGGAGCTAGTTTTATATACATGGCGAAACCTAGCAGTAGACAAGAACTAATCGATTATTGCCTGAGACAGCTGGGCGAGCCCGTCTTGGAAGTAAACGTTGATGAGGATCAAATTGACGATATAGTTGATGATTCTCTTCAGTACTTCCAAGAGCGACACATGGATGGTGTTGAGAGAATGTATCTCAAACACCAGATACAACAATGGGAAATTGATGCAGCAAGAACTAAACAGATAGGATCTGTTGGAATTTCTTCACAGACATTTAATGGAGCCACTGGAGTAAATACAAGTACAAACGGAAATAATATATTAATACCAAATCATGGCCTAGCAACAGGCTCACAGATATGGTATAGTGTTGGTGCAGGTTGTACTCCTATTGGAATAACAAGTGATATAGTTCTTGCTGGAGTAGGTACTACTTCTTTCTTGGGTATAGGAACTGATAGTGTAGAACTTTATGCTATAGCAGATAATAAGAATCAAATTAGAGTTGCTGCAAGTAGTAGTGAAGCTGGTGCTGGAGTTGCAATAACATTTACTTCAGCTGGTATTGGTTCAACACACTTTGTTGCAACACAATCACAATTTTACGAAGCAAGAAATTATATTGAAATACCAGATCATGTTATAGGTGTTCAAGGTATTTTTAGATTTGATGATAATACTATTTCACAGAACATGTTCAGTATATCGTATCAGATATTCTTGAATGATGTTTATAATTTTAGTTCTGTGGAACTACTTAATTATACAATGGTTAAACAGTATCTTGAGACTATTCAATTCTTGATAAGTCCAGATAAAAAGATTAGATATAATAAACGTGGTAATAGATTGTATCTTGACATGGATTGGGCCTCACAGTCCGCTAATGATTATCTTGTAATTGATTGTTATAGGATTTTAGATCCAAGTACTAATACAGAAGTTTTTAATGATAGTTTCTTAAAGAAATATGTGACCGCAAAGATTAAACGTCAATGGGGTCAGAATTTAATGAAATTTACTGGGGTTAAATTGCCTGGTGGTCTTGAATTAAATGGCAGACAATTGTATGAAGATTCTCTAAGAGAATTAGATGAAATACAAAATAGGATGCCAACAGAGTATGAATTACCACCTCTTGACTTGATAGGATAATGGCACCATTAAATCCGTTTTATAGACAAGAAGTTGCTAGTGAACAGAGACTAGTACAAGATTTGGTCAATGAACATCTAAGGATGTATGGCCAAGAGGTATATTATTTGCCTAGAAAGTACATTGGTACTGATAACATCATGAGGGAGAATGTTCTCGCAAAGTTTGATGATGCTTATCCAATAGAAGCCTATGTTATGAATGTTGATGGTTTTCAGGGTTCTGGAGACTTGATGACCAAATTTGGAATAAGAGTAACAGATGAAGCAACCTTTATAATTTCAAGAGAAAGATTTGAGGATTATATTTTTAACCTTATTAGTACTATTGATGATACACAAGATTCTCGTAGAGCTCTTGGTTTAGATCTCGGAATGAGACCATATGAAGGAGATTTAATATATTTTGGATTAACAGATAGTCTTTTTGAAATTAAGTTTGTAGAACATGAAAATCCATTCTATCAACTTGGTCAATTAACCACATATGAATTAAGGTGTGAACTCTTTGAATATGAGGATGAGGTTATTGACACTGATATCGCTGATATCGACGATAATGCAGCAGATATAGGTTATGTTGTTACATTGACCCTGGCGGGTCTTGGAGTGACCGCTGGGGCGCAAGCTGGCCTATCTACGGGATCTGTTAGTAGGGTAGTTATTGAAAATGATGGATATGGATACTCTACAGTTCCAACAGTTGCGATTTCATCTTCACCAAATACGGCTCCTTTTGCAGATGCAAGAGCTGTTGCTATAGGTACAGTTGGTACTGGTTTAACAACATACTCTGTACAAGAGATTAAACTAATAAATCCTGGCTTTGGATATACTCAACCACCAACCGTAACTCTTGTTGGAGATGGTGGTGGTGCAGTATTGAGAGCAGATATTGCTGCAATTGGTGCTGTTAGGATTGACCAAGTTGCTCCATTCGTGGGTGGATTGGGTTATAGGCCTGGTGCAAATATTAATGTTTCTATTAGTACTTCTCCAGTAGGTCTTGCTACTGCAAATGCTACTGCTGATGGAGTTGTATCTGCTGCTGGTACAGTTGAACAAATAAGATTCAGTAATGCTGGATTTGGATATACCGTAACACCATCCTTTAATATTGATAGTCCATATCAAACTAGAAATGCTATTGCGAATATTGGATTTACAACTGTTGGTATGGGAACAATTACCAATATTACTATAGCGGATGCTGGTCTTGGAAATACTACTCCTCCAGCTATTACAATATCCAGTCCATCAGGATTTAGACAAGGTATTGTTACCTCTGGAGTTGGTATAGGAAGTACTGTTAATTCCTTGTCTATAGGTAATACTGGAGCATATTATGGATCTGCCCCAGTAGTAACCATCGCTGATCCTCCTACTATTGGTGTTGGTTCAGGTGTAACTGCTACCGCAACTGCTTATGTTAATGTAACAACTGGTATACTTACTGGAGTAACCATAACAAATCCTGGCTTAGGATATACGGCCGCACCAGATGTATCATTGAGTAGTGGTATTGCAACTGCTACTGCAACTGCACTTGTTAATGCAATAACTGGAATTGTAACTGATATTAATATCACCTATGTTGGTGCTGGATATACTACACAACCAACTATATCCTTCTCTGAACCTCCAGTTGGTGTTAATACAGGTGTCTTTATGATGAATGAGATGGTTACAGGAACCACAGGCCTAGCAACTGCTCTTGTTAAAGATTATGATGATGTCAATAAGACATTGAAGGTTTATCGTGTTGCTGGTACATTTGTTAACGATGAGAAGATAGTTGGATCTGCAACTACTCTAGATGGAGTAGATAGAGCAGGTAGTTACTATATTAATAAAGTTTCCTATGAAGATACTGATGATAAATGGGAAGCAAATACAGAAATTCAAGATGCTGCTACGGATATAGATGGCATAGTTGATTGGACAGAGACTAATCCATTTGGAACATTTTAGGAGGTAGTATGACGAGTAGTTATGATAAGGATTGGTTTAAAGATCCACCAGATTTAGCACCTTCATCTTATGAGCCTCCTGAAAATCCGCTAGATAGTATGCCGATAGCAACATATAAAAATAGATATGCTGATCCAGAACGTCAAGCAGAAATAGAAGCTATCTTAGAACAAAACCCAAGACCAGAGGAAGATATGGCAGAATGGTTTAATGATAAATCAGAAAAGAAAGAAGATAAGAGTATACATCAAAAGATGTATGAGATTGCAACTAATAGATATAATCCATTTTCTATAGGTGGATCTGAGAATTGTGATTCTGATATATCTTGTAATCAATAAATAGTTAAAAAATTGTCATGATAGGAAATTATTTCTACCATCAGATATTGAGACGTACCGTAATTGGATTCGGTACTCTTTTCAATAATATTGAGATCCGTCATAATGACGATGATGGTAAATCTCAAAGTAGAATGAAGGTGCCATTGGCTTATGGGCCAATGCAGAAATTCCTTGCGAAGGTTGATACACAGAGAGATTTGGCTGGTAGAGCTGCAATTACTTTACCTCGTCTTTCTTTTGAGATGATTTCTATAACATATGATTCAACACGTAAGGCATCAATAACTCAAACATTTAGAACTAATACTGGCGCAAAAGTAGATCAGACTAAAAAAGTCTTCATGCCAGTTCCATATAATATCGGATTCCAACTTAGTGTTGCAACTAAATTAAATGATGATATGTTGCAAATTATGGAACAAATTCTTCCATATTTTCAACCTGCACTTAATGTCACAATAAATTTAGTTGATAGTATTGGTGAGAAGAGAGATGTTCCTATAGTATTAGAATCTATCAATATGTCCGATGATTATGAAGGTAGTTTTGATAATCGTCGTGCAATGATATCAACTCTCAATTTTTCAGCTAAGACATATTTGTTTGGTGCAATTGCTGATTCTCCAGAGGGTCTTATCAAGAAAGTTCAAGTTGATTACTTCCTTGACACTAATACAGAAAGAGCAAGAAGAGAAGTTCGTTATCGTGTTACTCCTAGAGCTGTTAAGGATTATGACAATGATGACACCACTACATTAAGAGGTGCAATTACAGCAGAAGAGACACTTCTTAAACTTAAGAGTGTTGCTGGCCTCAATGTTGATGACTACATTCGTGTTGGTGATGAAAATATGCAGATCAGAGAAATTGATACAATTGAGAAGAACTTAGTTGTATTCCGTGGTGTTGATAACACTCCTGTTTCTGCACATATAACCAATACATCGGTTGATATTATTTCTGGTACTAGAACTCCAGATCTACCTCTAACTGGTGATGATGCTCTTATACTTGATGGTGATGACTTTGGATTTAATGAACTTACTTCCGAATATTCAGACTATAAGACTTACTCACCATCATTAGGTGAAGATGTATAATTTGGAGATGTTATTATGTCATTTAACGAAATTAACAAAGCACTTGATATCGATAGTGATGATATAGTTTCTGTTGACAAAACGGAAGTAGAAGTAGGGATAACTAAACCAGATATAGATAGAGATTATGAATATACTCGTGGTCAACTCTATTCTTTAATAGAGAAGGGTCAGGAGGCGATTGATGGTATTATGGAAATATCACAAGAAACTGGATCTGCCAGGGCTTATGAAGTTACTGGACAGATAATTAAGAGTGTGGCTGATGCCACAGATAAATTATTAGACCTACAGAAAAAACTTAGAGATATTGAGGATCCTAAAGAAAAAGGCCCCTCAACTGTTAATAACGCTTTATTCGTGGGGTCAACTGCTGAGTTGCAAAAATTACTCAAAAAAGGTAAACTAGATGACTGAAGAGGTAAAAAAGAAAGAGGACAAGAAGAAAAATCTCTTTGCTAAGGCAAAGGATGCAATTCTTCCTGATCAAGATGAGCAAGCTGCTATCATTAGTACATTTGTTCGACTCGGCGTTTTGGTTTGGAGTGGCGGAATTTTAACTTTAAATTACGTGGCCATACCTGGCGTACCTCAACAAAAAATAGATCCGACATTCATAGCTTCAGTTTTTACTGGCGTTCTGGCTAGCTTTGGCATTCAGACTGCATCTAAGAAAGGTGACGGTACTATGAAAATGGATGCTGCAAAGGCTGCAGCTGCTGCTGTTAATGGTGGTTCTGGAGGAACAGTTCAAACAATTAGAATTGAACAGATGCCTTTAAAAATTATTGCAGCTGATATTCCTCCTACATTAGATCCTAAGAAGGATCCTCCTAAACCTATCGTATAAAATTATGCAAAAAATTGTAAATGTACTTGCTGTTGCGTCTTTCGCTGTATCTGGTGCCGTTGTCGCTAGTGGGCTATACGTATTTGTCAATCGTGCATCCATCATTGATGGAATTAAATCTCAAGCTTTGGAGGCAGTTGCAGGTTCTTTGGGAAGCCTTGTAGACGATTCAATGCCTGAGTTGCCATCCACAACTGGTGGGGTTGCTCCATTGCCTTCTCCTGCTGCTCCGACGACTCCAAGTTTATGAGTGTAATTATCTATCAAGAACACATAAAGGAACTTGAAAGAGAATTAATTCAAGCGAAAGAAGAGATTGTTTTTTTAAAAGAACAATTGGAAGTAAAGACTTATGGTTTACCTGAGATAACTATGTTATCCCAAGTTTACCGTAAGGAAACTTCTGGTTGATAAATAGAATCGCTTCATTTTGAAATGTGGAAATACCTAATATTAATGATATTAATGTTAGATCGACTAATATTAATGTAAGATCCATTAATGTATCGGAGATACGTAATCCGAATATTAGACAGTTATGGCTTAGGCCTATTTTCGACGTATATACTCCGAGAGTCTTTGTTCCTATTGCACCAATCACTGCTACTCTACGCAGACCTGTAGTAGATTATCCAGGCTGCGTAGAACATGCTGTAGCAATAGAAGATGATAAAAAGTTAATAAAGTGTGATGGTGAAGTTCCGCATTATAATGCGATGGACTATACACCAGAAAATTTAATTGTTACAAGAGAGGTTCCACCACCATCAGTTGATCCTCCAACACCTCCAGAAACCCCAGAAGTAGAACCACCTAATATTCCTAAGACAGATGCCGAGGTTCCATGTCCTGGCCCCAATCAACCAAGAATAGGAGATGTAGCTCAAAATCAAAAAGAAAAGGTGTCTGGATACGAGTTACAACCCGATCCAAACAACCAAGGAAAACAAATTTGTGTGATATTATATGAAGATATAGGAATAGTAGAACAATTTTTGCCTTCTAGTCAAGTAGTTTCAACTACGGCTGTTATTGCGACGGTTGCAACAACTTCGGCACTTCTTGCAAAACCTCTTGCCGATTTACTTCTAAAGGTGGTAAAACCTGCTGTGAAGAAGTTGATGACGAAGTTGAAGAGTCTTGCTGGGAAAACAGGTTCGATTGAATCGAAAGGGGAGCGCCTAGTGGCCCAGCGTGAGAGGAATCGGACGATTCTTGCCCTGAGAAGGTCTCTGAAGTAATCCTTTTATCCTTATACGTTAATGAATGTACATGAGGTTGTATAGCATTTTTGCCCATAACTACCACATCAGAACATACAACAGCATAAGGCGATTGTGGATGGAACATAATGCCAGCTTTAATAAGTTCACCACAGTTCTTAAGTCTTGCGATCTCAAAATCTAATCTTTTATTGGCAAGTAATTGAGCACGATATTCATTATGTGTTTTTGCTGCTTCTGTACATAATTTTTGTTGTTTTTTATTCAGTGGTATACTGAGTGTAGCTGAAAATCCAGCATTAAAATTATGGTTATCTTTTTGACCAGTTCTTGTAGGTACGTAATATAAAATGTCGCCAGGGTTATCCAACACGCCATCATTGTTGGCGTCTGTCATGTCATATACGGGATCTTGATAGTAATATTCTCTTGGAATTTGATGGCTTTGGCTTTGAGTCACATATGGTGTGAAGTTAAATGTGGCTCCTTGACAACTAATACCATCACCGTATTGATTGGTTATGTAAGGCCCTTGTAAGACCTGTATGGCTTGATTGGTGACGGAGCCTGTACTGTTCGCTATCGGCGATGCTGTCGCTGATACTCCTCCAACTGTCTCTGATCGAACAGATACAGGGGTCACGCAAGCACTTAAGGCAAGGCCTAAAGTGGCTAGTCGCTGAATACACTGGTTGTGTCGGTTACGCTTGTTATTTCTGTAGTTCTCTGAATTACTGTCTGGTTGGTAACGCCTGGCCCCATATAGCTTTCCGTAAATTGGAAACTGCCTGCGCCAGGAGTTATTGTGAAGTTCCCTCTGGTTCCCAGATCTAAACCAGAGTTTGTTGTAGTAACTGATCCACTTACTCCTCCCAATGGATCGAGGGTTACTGTGTTTATATTTGCTGAAGGGCTTAAGGTTGTTCCATCGTGCGAAACCCCTGTGCCTGTTACCGTATAGCTCCATCCTGTTGAATAATCTATTGAATTTATCGTTTCAGTCACCGTGGAGCTAGTCTCCGTGTGGCTAGTCATGCTGCCCTGAGTAAAGTTTGGCACCACAGGAACCGCACTAACAGGCGTCGCCATACTCAACAACGCAAATGTTGTTAGTAGACGTTTCATGGACTTACTTAACTGTTACTTCACTAACGAACTGGCCTACGGCTGAAGTGCCGGCGCCTCCTGCTGTTAGTGTCATGGCTCCCGCTGAAGTGATTGTGCCGGCTAAATTGCCCGCTACACCGCCAGAACTTGTGGTAACGTTACCAAAAGCCGGTAATGCAGATACGACACCAGAAGAAACAGATGTTCCATCAGTATCGACACTATCACCCATAATAAAACCCTCACTAAATGAGTAGGCTGAGCCAGCAGTGGTAATTGTGTATGTCGCATCAGTCATGGTAGCAGGTGCAGTTAAAGCATTGTCCCCGCTTGCCGCTGTCAATCCACCGAAGGTTGATGCTGTGATATTAGATCCAGAACTTGTGTAAGTCGAGCCAATTCGCTCAGCAACTGAGCCAGCTCCATCCACCGTAATTTGAGTTGAGCTAGTTAACCGATGTATTAAATCGGCCTTAGCACTCATAGGTGCAACCAATGAGAGTAATAATACTATAGGTAAATATCTTTTCATAAAGATAATGAGTTACCAATTTTATTTAGTAAAAAGTTTTGTAAAGATTATCCTACGATATAAATAACCAAGTGAGCTGTATCTTGTTTTACGGAAATGCTTAATGAAAAAGTAGAAAGATATATGGAAATTGGCCACACTATAGTGGTTAATCTTTTATGGAGAGGTCAATTATATAATCTTCAAATGTTTTTTCCTGGCGCTGGTTTTCCGTCCAGACAACAAGTACAGAGACAGGTTCAAGGAATTTATCCTGGCGCTGTAGTGCAAACCGTATTTCCAGCAACTACAGATCCTACTAAACCAACAATTCGTGTAGCTGAAGAATCCACTTATAAAACTTTTAAAGAATTTAAACAATGACTTTTTTGATAGCAATAATGTCCTTTGCCAATTTTGTATTTTATCCATTGGTAATAGGAACTCTTGTAGCCGTAGTAATAGAACAAATCTTTAGGGCAAGAGGTAATGAAGATAACCCAGAAGATGTAAAGAAGGTTATAGTCTCTATGGGTATTAGAAAGTATCTTTATAGACAGGCCTGGTTGTTTAATATCATATGGTTTATTGGATATTTTATTCTTATGTTTACGATAGGAAGACAACAACCATCAGCAATGCCTGACATGATCTGGCAAGGTTAGTGAGTCCACACATTAATGCGTAAAAATACTTACGTGGTATAATAAATATTGACAGTATGGGATTGAAAGATCATGCCCCTTGCTCATTATACGGTAGGTTATCACGACCTACAACAACATAAGTATGAGATCTGCGAATATGCAACAGATTCATACGAAGCAATAGAACACAGTAAAGAGGATGTGCCTTATCTACAAGCACATCCTCATTTTATTGATTACGTTAAGAACGCAGAGGTCGATAATGTTTATCGATTAATGGCCTCAGGTATACCAATGGGACATTAATATGACAACCTTAAGAAAGAAACAAATAAGTCTTTGGACTTATAGATTTGTTGCGTGGACAACGATTTTTAGTACTCTTACGATGATTGCCAAAATGGCGTAAAGTCAGTGTTTGTGAAGATAGGTGCCAAGTGACCTATCGTATTGTATAATATAGAGTATGACTCCAGACAGACACGACTTTCCCATCATAGGGGATTTTTATACTAAGAAGGAAGTTGATGCTATGATTGCAGCAGCTCTTGAAGAGGCTCGTGCAATTGATGAAGCATCGATGGCAGAACATAACTTCAAGGCAACAATTATAAGCATGGTTCTAGGATTCATATGTCTAGCACTATTCGTAGATGGATTACTTCGTATACTTGGTATCATTCCACCATTCATGGATCTTGATGTTAATATCTTGGACGATATTGCAGAGAAGACTAAAATCATCGTGGAAAATGATATGGTCAAAGCTGGTCTAAATAAAATACCAAGACTATAACATGATTGACACTTCATGGCCATCAATAAGAATGTTTCTTATTATCGTGATGGGCGTGGTGTGGTTTTATCTGTTAAACATAGAACTTAGAAGCACAGACAAGGATTAATGTACCAGCTCCAGAACATTTTATTTTTAGTATTACTCGTTTCTCTTTTAGGAACAACCATATGGTTTATGGCCTCAATTTGGCTTAAAGAGGAAAAGAAACCAATCCGTCGTATACATCCAGAAATGTTGGAAGTGGAAGAGGGTACTAAATTAATGGGAGTAACCTTTAAGCCTAAAGACAGTTGTAGTATATCTGAATATAAGAAACTTCAAGAAAGGATAGATAAGATACGTACTCAGTTGGAGAATGATCCAGAATTGGCATGACTGATAACATATACTTAGGTAATCCCAATTTAAAAAAAGCTAATACTCCTGTTGAGTTCACTAAGGAACAGATACAGGAGTTTATTAAATGTAAGGATGATCCTGTATATTTTGCGAAGAATCATATACAAATAGTTTCTCTTGATGAAGGTCTAGTACCTTTTGAACCTTACAAATTTCAAGAGAAATTGATCAATAGGTTTCATAAGAATAGATTTAATATATGCATGATGCCACGACAGACTGGTAAATCAACAACGTCTGTATCATATCTTTTACATTATATTGTTTTTAATGATAGTGTTAATGTTGGTATTCTGGCCAACAAGGCATCTACTGCAAGAGAATTATTGGGTAGGTTGCAACTGGCATATGAAAACTTACCTAAATGGATGCAACAGGGTATAATATCATGGAACAAAGGTTCAATGGAGTTGGAAAATGGATCTAAAGTACTGGCTGCGTCTACTTCTGCTAGTGCTGTTAGGGGTATGTCTTTCAATATCCTATTCTTGGATGAATTTGCTTTTGTTCCCAACCACATCGCTGATTCTTTCTTCGCTAGTGTTTATCCTACTATTACTTCTGGTAAATCCACCAAAGTTATAATGGTTTCAACGCCACATGGTATGAATCATTTCTACCGTATGTGGCATGATGCAGAAAGAAAACAAAATGAATATGTTCCCACATCAGTTCATTGGTCAGAAGTTCCTGGCAGAGATGAAAAGTGGAGACTTCAAACTATTGCTAACACTTCAGAACAACAGTTTAAGGTTGAGTTTGAATGTGAGTTCTTAGGATCTGTTGATACTTTAATCAATCCAGCTAAACTTAGAGCATTAGTATATGATAATCCCATTAAATCACATAATGGTTTAGATGTTTATGAAAATCCAATCAAGGAACATGATTATCTTTGTACTGTTGACGTAGCAAGAGGTGGTGGCCAAGATTATTCTGCATTTGTAGTTATTGATATTACGACTTATCCACATAAAGTAGTTGCTAAGTATAGAAATAATGAAATAAAACCAATGTTATTTCCATCTATCATCTATGATACTATAAGAGGATATAACAGTGCATGGGTTTTATGTGAGGTAAATGATATTGGAGATCAGATTGCAGCTATCTTAAATTATGATATGGAATATCCAAATCTACTTCAGTGTTCTATGAGAGGTAGAGCTGGACAGATAGTAGGTCAGGGATTCTCTGGTAAGAAAACTCAACTTGGAGTTAAGATGTCTAAGGCAGTAAAAGCTCTTGGATGTTCTAACCTTAAGACTATAATTGAGTCTGATAAAATTTTATTCAGGGATTATGATATTCTCTCAGAATTAACTACATTTATTCATAAACGTAATTCATTTGAAGCAGAAGATGGATGTAATGATGATTTGGCCATGTGTCTTGTGATATATGCATGGTTAGTTCATCAGGAATATTTTAGAGAACTTACTGATCAGGATGTTCGTAAAAAACTATATGAAGATCAAAGGGATCAAATTGAACAGGATATGGCTCCTTTTGGTTTTATATCAACAGCAACCGATGAGGAAATCATTGAAGAGAAAGATGGTACTGTTTGGAAGAAGACGGATATTCAAGATATCGATTCTACATATGGCGATATGAGTTATATGTGGGATTATCAGTAATGGATGATATTGAAAAGCAATTTGACTTAGATCATTTATTTCTTACAGAAAGAACATGTAGAGTATGTGGAGAAAGTAAAGACTTAGTAAGTGAGTTTTATCTAACTCGTAAGGGTAGAGGTGATATTCCTTCAGCATATTCTTATGAATGTAAGATATGTACAATTAAGAGAATAGTTAAGAATAGAAGAAACAAAAAACCCTTTACTGACTGGCTTTATCCCGACTGGTAGCTGTTCATGTGCTGTTTCCCCAGCCGAAAGTGTAATTTGGGATAAATAAATTTAGATAAAAATTGTCAATTTTTACGGGGAATTCAGATGGCTGGTTTAGGCTTAGTATCTCCTGGCATTAAGGTAAAAGAAGTTGATCTTACTAGGGGTGGAATCACTGGAGTCAGTGATCAGACCGGCGCTATTGCTGGCCCTTTTCTACAAGGCCCCGTAGAAGATCCTATCCTAATCGAAAATGAGAAGGATTTACTTGATACTTTCGGAGAACCAAAGAATACAAGCTCCCAATACGAGTATTGGATGGCTGCTTCTTCATATCTTTCATATGGAGGAGTTTTAAGAGTAGTAAGATCCGATGGATCTACTCTCAACAATGCAAACGCTGCTGTTGCTACTGGGTCTGGTAGTTCAGAAGCTGCATTAAAAATTAAGAATACGGAGGATTATTATAATTCATTCGATAGTGCAACCAGTTGGTATTGGGCCGCTAAGAACCCAGGCACTTGGGCTAATGATATTAAGGTCTGTGTTATTGATGCAAAGGCTGACCAGACTTTAACTGGTATTGATACTTCAGGTATTGTAGTTGGTGCTGCAGTTACTCAATCATTTGGTGGATCACAAGTTGGTGGTATCGGAACATCCGTTACACTAAACGGTTATCTTAAGGGTATCATTACTGGAATCGGTGCAAGTTCAGTTGATGTTAAGATCACAAATCAAGTTTCTACTGCTGGAACTGAAGCAACAGCTGAATATGGAAAAGGTGGGGCTTATTCATTCGATACAGCTTCTGCAACTACCATTGCAGGTGCAACTGCTTCTGCTGAAAACGTAATAACTGCAACTAGATCTCTTAATGGTGCTGGTGCAGGTCAAATCGGTGTTGGAAGTGCTTTATACCGTTGGGATTTACAGAGTTCAACCATAACAGTTGACCAAGCTGGTGGTGCTACTCTTGGTGCTGGTGATACTGGTGTTTATGTTTCAAGTACTAGTGGTATTAATACAATTGGTGTTGGAACTGGTAACGTCGTATTAATTGGATCAGAACTAATTGGTATTGGTGAAACCATTGGTGGTGGATTCGTTGGATTCTCTACTAGAGGTCTTGATAACACTACTGCTGCTGCACACGCAGATGGTGCTACTATCAACGTTCTAACAAACGCTGGTGCTGCAACAACAGTTAAGACTGCACAAAGTAGTGCTTCTGATACAAACTTCATTGTTAATTCAATTGGTGGTTTTGAGAATAATGATTACTTTAGACTTGGAACACCAGCTGCTGGAGAACTTTGTCAGGTAACTGGAGTAAGTACAAACTCTGCTTTAACACCTTCTACTGCTATTGATTGGTATGAGGCTCAAACATTAGGTCTTGAGAACTCAACAGTATTCTGGAAGAATATTGCACCAAAACCTGGCACATCTAACTACGCTTCAGGACGTAAGGGTAGATTTGATGAAATTAACGTAGTTGTTGTTGATGATGATGGATCTATTACTGGAACTTCTGGCCAGATCCTAGAGAAATTTGTTGGGTTATCTAAGGCACTTGATGCAAAACAGTTTAATTCTAAGATCTACTACAAGAACTATCTTGCAGATAATTCAGAGTATATCTATGCTGGATATGCACCATTAGGTTCACCAACTGGATTCTCTACTGGTACTACTGCATTTACTGCTTCTGCATCTGCATGGGGATTAAATGCTCAAGGAGTTACATTCTCTGGTATTGGTAAGACAACATACAATCTACAAGGTGGTAAGGATTACGGCGGTGATTACGCTAATCCTACATACGTCGCAACTCTCGGTGATTTAATGTCTGCTTACGATAAGTTTGCAAACATAAGAGAGTATCCAATCAATTACTTAATTATGGGCCCAGGCCTATCATCTAGAGATGAAACTGTAGGTAAGGCCAATAAGTTAATATCACTTGCTGAAAATAGAAAGGACTGCATTGCAGTTATTTCTCCTGCTAAGTCAGACGTTTGTAGTGGAAATGCTCCAATAGCAAACTCTGATACACAGACAGATAATGTGATCAAGACAATGGATCAGGTTAATTCCTCTTCCTATGCAGTTCTTGACTCAGGTTATAAGTATGCATTTGATCGTTTCAATAACAAATTCCGTTATCTTGCTTGCAACCCTGATGTTGCTGGTATGATGGCAAGAACATCTCAGAATTCCTATCCTTGGTTCTCACCAGCTGGAGTTGCAAGAGGTGTTGTAAATAATGCTGTTAAACTTGCATACAACCCATCACAAGCACAAAGGGATCTTCTCTATACTAGAAGAATTAATCCTATAATTGCTGCTCCTGGCGCTGGAATTATCTTGTTCGGAGATAAGACTGCTCTATCATATGTTTCTGCTTTCGATAGAATCAACGTTCGTCGTTTGTTCTTGACAATAGAAACTGCAATCGAAAGAGCCGCAAGAGCACAACTCTTCGAGTTCAACGATGCTATTACAAGAGCAAACTTTGTAAATATAACCGAACCATATTTACGTGACGTTCAGGCCAAGAGAGGTGTCAGTGAATTCCTCATCGTATGTGATGAGACCAATAACACTCCAGATGTTATTGATGCAAATGAATTCCGAGCTGATATCTTTGTCAAACCTGCTCGCTCAATCAACTTCATCGGACTAACATTCGTTGCAACTCGCACGGGAATTAGTTTTGAAGAAGTCGTCGGTACAGTCTGATTCGTCTTAACACTTAACAGGAGAGAGTAAAGAACAATGCCTCAACAAATCCCAAATACAGGGGCTAATGCGAGAGTCCTTGATACATTCAAATCAAAGTTATTGGGCGGCGGTGTACGTCCCAATTTCTTTGAAGTGGAACTTAAGTTTCCAACTCTTGCCATTGATGATAACGATATCAGTGACAAGACTCGCTTTTTAGTCAAAGGTGCAAATTTACCTGCATCAAACATCGCTCCAATTTCTGTTCCATTCAGAGGAAGGGAACTAAAGATTGCTGGAGAGAGAACCTTTGACACTTGGACAATTACAGCTATTAACGACACAAGTTTCTCTTTGCGTGATGCATTTGAGAAATGGATGAACTTAATAAACAAAGTTTCTGATAATGGTGGTGAAGTCGATCCGACAATCTATCAACAAGAAGCTTATGTTCATCAGTTGGGTAGAGCTCCTATCAGTAACCCTGGCGCAGAGCCTGTGGCCACTGGTAATGTAATTCCAATTTTACGTTCATATCACATGCACGGCGTATTCCCAACTCAGGTTGCTCCCATAGAACTCAGTTACGATCAAAATAACGTAATCGAAGAGTTTGCTGTTGAATTCCAAGTTCAGTGGTGGGAAGCTCTCAATGAGGCAGGAACAGTTGTTGTAGGCTGATAAATAAGACATAGGCAACGGTTTATAACATGGCTGGTAGATTATTTGGGTTTTCAATCCAAGGATCTGATGGCGATAATCTGCCCCCTTCAGCGGTTACTCCTGTTCCGCAGAATGAGGCAGACGCATCGGATTATTATGTGAGTAGTGGCTTTTATGGCCAATACGTTGATATAGAAGGCGTATTCAGAAATGAATATGACCTAATAAAACGATACAGAGAGATGTCGCTTCATCCAGAGTGTGATGAGGCGATTGAAGATATTGTTAATGAAGCCATAGTTTCTGATATAAACGATAGTCCTGTTCAAATTGACTTATCGAATTTGAACGTGAGTGATCAAATGAAAAAGATCATTCGTGAAGAGTTTAAGTTTGTTAAGGATCTTTTAGATTTTGATGGTAAAGCTCATGAGTTATTCCGTAATTGGTATATTGATGGCCGTGTTTATTATCATAAAGTAATTGATCTTAAAAAGCCAGAAGAGGGATTACAAGAACTAAGATTTATTGATGCATTAAAGATCAAATATGTTCGTAGACAAAAGAAAGAAGATAATAATCAAATTCCTATAAAAACTCAGGATCAGAATGTATTAACTAAGAGTCCTGAGATTGAAGAGTATTTTGAATATAATCCTAACTCTGGTAAATCTGGTCAAGGTTATCTTCCAACTCCAGCAGGTACAAAACAGGGAGCTGTTAGGATTGCAAAAGATGCAATTACATATTGTACTTCAGGACTAGTAGATCGCAATAAACATACAACACTTTCTTGGTTGCATAAGGGTATTAAGGCACTCAATCAACTTAGAATGATTGAAGATGCACTTGTAATTTATCGTTTATCTCGTGCTCCTGAAAGAAGAATATTCTATATTGATGTTGGTAATCTACCTAAAGTAAAGGCAGAACAATATCTTAGAGAAGTGATGAATCGTTATAGATCTAAATTGGTCTATGATGCAAACACTGGTGAAGTCAGAGATGATAAGAAATTCATGTCTATGTTGGAAGATTTTTGGCTTCCACGTAGAGAAGGTGGTAGGGGAACTGAGATTACTACATTACCTGGCGGACAAAACTTAGGTGAAATTACAGATATACAATACTTCCAGAAAAAACTTTATAAGGCCTTAGGTGTTCCTGAGACTCGTTTAAGTGGTGAAAGTGGATTTAACTTAGGAAGATCTTCAGAAATCCTTAGAGATGAATTGAGATTTAATAAGTTTGTTGGTAGATTACGTAAGAGATTTTCAAACATGTTCTTAGACATGTTGAAGACACAATTACTTCTTAAGAATATAGTATCTGCCAAGGATTGGCCTAGTATAGCTGAACATATACAATTTGATTATATTTACGATAATCACTTTACAGAGTTAAAAGAGGCTGAGTTGTTCCAAAATAGAATGGGTAACTTAGCTCAGGCTGAACCATATGTGGGTAAATACTTCTCACAAGATTACTTACGTAGAGAAATACTTCGCCAGACTGATGATGAAATTGTTGAACAGAATAAGATTATGGATAAAGAGATTGAGGCTGGATTATATCCAGATCCGGCCATCGCTCAAGCATTAGAAACTGCACAGGCGGCTGCGGATATAGAAAATACTGAGGCTAATACAGCTTCTACTCTAGATCCTGAAGCACCTGAAGGTGGCGAAATATAAATAGATTGTAGTACATTTGTCAACATAATGAATCCTGCTGAATTGATAGATAAAGTATTGGGTGATGCACCCGCTCATGAAATATCCGATGGTATCAAAGATATTTTGATGCAGAAATCGGTTGATAGAATTGAAGCTGGTAAACCTGTTGTAGCCGACAGTATGTTTCAATCGCAATCTGAAAATGATGCTGAAAGTGAGGTAACTGAACAAGAACCTACTGAGGAACAAGATGGCTAGGATTATTTTAAAGGGAAGTGAATTACGAATTGCTGCTGGCGCTGCTGCTAGTACAAATGTAGGTAATGCTACACTGGTTAGGGTAATGAATCCTACTGCTACTGCTGCAGTTATCCATGTCCAAGACCCAGCTGCATTAAACGAGTATTCGGGTATCGGTACTTATACAATAGCAGGTAGTGCAGTTGACTTTGTTGAGAAACAACCCACTTATACTATTCATAGTGAGTCAGCTGTGTACGTAACTAAAGTTGGATTTAGCGGAATCTAAAATGAAACTCATCAGAGAAGAAATTGAAAATGTAGAGGTTATCGTCGAAGAACGTGGCGGTAAGAAAAACCTTTATATTGAAGGTGTTTTCCTTCAAGGAGACATTAAAAACCGTAATGGTAGAATGTATCCAGCGATGACTCTTGCAAAAGAGGTTGCTAGATATAATGAAGCCTTTGTCGGTAAAGGTCGTGCCTTAGGTGAACTAGGTCATCCAGATGGCCCTACTGTCAATCTTGACAGAGTTTCCCATAAGATTACTTCTTTGAGACAAGAGGGTTCTAATTTTGTTGGTCGTGCTAAAATCTTAAATACACCTATGGGTGCTATCGCTAAGAATCTCCTTGATGAAGGAGTTAAACTTGGTGTTTCTTCTCGTGGTGTTGGTTCAGTTCGTACAAATAATGAAGGTGTTAACATTGTAGGTGAAGACTTCATGTTAGCAACTGCGGCTGATATAGTTGCAGATCCTTCTGCACCTGATGCTTTCGTTGATGGCATCATGGAAGGAAAAGATTGGGTATGGGATGGTGGAGTTCTTAGAGAAAGAGCAGCTGCTAGAACTTATAAACAAATCAATACTCTTGCAAGTTCTCGTGAGCTTCAAGAGAACAAACTAAAACTTTTCCAAAACTTTTTGGGAAGTTTATAAATCTATAAATAAGTATAGATTAAATCTAAAAAAATCTATAGTCTAATTCGGAGTGGCAAAAATGTCCCGTGGTAACGATTTACAAGAAATGGAAGTAGGCACTGTTCAATCCAAGACTGCCGTAAATGCTGGAGCTAAAGCTGGTGATCCTCAACAAGGAATTTCACCAAGCTCCACTCCTGGCCAGTCCATTGAAGATCTCGGCGGGCCCACTCCAGATAACTATAAGCCCGACAATGATTCGGCTAAGTTAAAAGTACCTGGCAAAACACTCGCACAAGTTGCGAATGTTGTTAATAAGGGTGCAAAACCAGCAGAACCAATGCAACATCTCGACAAGAAAGCAAATTATGAGGAGACAGAAGCTGCTCCTGAAGAAGTAATTGCTGAAGAGCCAGTTGCAGAGGAGAAGGTCGAAGAGAAAGCTCCTGAGTTTAATGTCGATGAAGACATGAGTGCTCTGTTCTCTGGTGAAGAACTCAGTGAAGAGTTCCAAGAAAAAGCAAAGACAATCTTTGAAGCAGCAATTAACTCCAAAGTTTCATCTATTGAAGAAGAGATGAAGAAGGAGAATGAGGCTAAGATTGCAGAAGAAATTGAGTCCGTTAAAACCTCTCTAATCGAGCGTGTTGATGGTTACTTGGAGTACGTCGCAGATGAGTGGCTCCAAGCTAACGAGCTCGCTATTGAGCATGGACTTAAATCAGAAATGACTGAATCATTCCTAACTGGAATGAGAAGTCTCTTTGAAGCACATTATGTATCAATCCCTGAAGATAAATATGATGTCGTTGAGAATATGGTCAACAAACTTGATGAAATGGAGACCAAACTTAACGAGCAGATCGAGAAGAATGTATCGCTAAACTCTAGACTCGCTGAGTCTACAGCAGATGGGATAATTTCTGAAGTGGCTGAAGGACTTGCCTTAAGTCAGAAAGAGAAGCTCCAAGAGCTCGCAAAGAGTGTTGAGTTTGAAAGTGAAGAATCATATCGTGAAAAACTGGGTACTCTAAAGGAGTCTTACTTCAATAAGAGTGTTCAGAAAGAAACCTCAGAACAGGTACTAAACGAAGAAACAGCCGGAGCAGATTATACTGGTTCAATGGCTCGTTACATGAGTATCCTAGACAAGGTTAATAAGTGAATTTAACATTATAGGTTAAACACAACCCTACTCTTTATATCTTTTTAAAAGGAAAAGGCAATGTTCCAATCAGAACAGTTGCAAGAGAAGTGGGCCCCTCTACTAAATCATGAAGGTCTTGGTGAAATTAAAGACCCTCATCGTAGAGCAGTTACCGCTTGCTTGCTAGAAAACCAAGAAAGATTCTTAGCTGAAGAGTCTTCATTCTCCAGAGGGCAATCCCTCATGGAACAACCAACAAACGCAGTTGGTTCAAACGGATTTACAGGGGATGCTACAGCAGCAGGCCCAACAGCAGGTTTTGACCCCGTATTGATCAGTCTAATTAGACGTTCAATGCCTAACTTGCTTGCATATGATCTATGCGGCGTTCAGCCAATGAACGGCCCAACAGGTCTTATATTCGCAATGCGTTCTCGCTACGACGGACAGGCAGGAGGAGAAGCTCTATTCGATGAGCCTAACTCAGCCTTCTCTGCTGAGCGTGAAGGTAACGACGCAACAGCAGGTTGGACATCAACCAACGCTGGTTTCGGTACAACTGGTCAAATCGGTTCTAATCCTTCCGTACTTGGTGCTACAGACGCTAACCAAGGTCTATACTCTGTTGGTCAGGGTATGCGTAAGGATGAGGCAGAAGGTCTTGGAGAATCTGGAAATGATTTCCACGAAATGGCCTTCAGCATCGAGAAAGTAACTGTTACAGCGAAATCTCGTGCGCTAAAAGCTGAGTATTCATTAGAACTTGCTCAAGACCTCAAGGCAATCCACGGATTGAACGCTGAGTCTGAGTTAGCAAATATTCTTTCTAGTGAGATCCTCGCTGAAATAAACAGAGAAGTTATCAGAACTATCTACAAAGTTGCTGAGTCAGGTGCTCAGAACAACGTAGCAACCGCTGGTACTTTCGACTTAGACGTTGACTCCAACGGTAGATGGTCTGTTGAGAAGTTCAAAGGACTTCTATTCCAGATCGAAAGAGATGCAAACGCAGTTGCACAAAGAACTCGTCGTGGAAAGGGCAACACAATCATCACTTCTGCTGATGTTGCTTCCGCACTAACCATGGCTGGTGTACTTGACTACACCCCAGCTCTTAATGCTAACCTAAACGTTGATGACACTGGCAACACATTTGCTGGAACAATCAATGGTAAGTATCGTGTATACATCGATCCTTATTCTGCAAACGTTGCTGCAAACCATTACTACGTAGTTGGTTACAAGGGTTCTAACCCATATGATGCAGGTTTATTCTACTGCCCATATGTACCGCTCCAGATGGTACGTGCCGTCAACGACGGAACCTTCCAGCCAAAAATCGGCTTTAAGACTCGTTACGGTATGGTTGCTAACCCATTCGCTGAGGGAACTACTCAGGGACTTGGCGCTCTTACTCAGAACGCAAACCGCTACTACAGGCGCGTTAAGGTTACAAACCTAATGTAAGAAAGAAGGTTATATCTTCTTACTATAACAAGACCTCCTTCGGGGGGTCTTTTTTTTGTCTAAATAGATTAGTTTGTCCAAAAATAATGACTGCACTGATTGACCCAAAAAAGTATAGTGAGACCGTTGACCTATTGAGGTCATTTTTTTTGTCTAAAGGTTTCCTAGAGGTTCATACTCAAAACCGTTTAAGTATCCTTGCTGCATGTGAAGATCCAGAAACAGTAGCAACATACAACTACGCTGGCAATATATGGCCATTACCACAGACAGGACAGATGTGGTTAGAATATGAATTACTTTCCAACCCCGAAGCAGAGGGGTTTTTCTGTGTCTCCACTTCATACAGAGCAGAACCAAATCCAGTTCCAGGCCGACATGAGATTATATTTCCCATGTTTGAGTTTGAAATGAAGGGAGGTGTAGAAGAACTTAAGAAGATGGAAATTGAATTATGTGAACATCTTGGATTACCATTAGATACTGAAAATATTCAGACCTATGATGATTGGGGTAATCAGTTCAATGCAAAAGAACTTGACCACGATCATGAAGATAAGATTGGTACTGGTATGATTACTGATTTCCCTGAGTTCACATCACCATTCTGGAATATGGCAAGGAATGATGATGGTACTAGTAAAAAGATTGATGTTATCCTTGGTGGTAAAGAAACAATCGGTAGTGCTGAAAGAAGTACAGACAAAAAACAGATGAGAGATACATTCTATACCATCTCGGATGGCCAGTATGCACAACTCATCATTGATTTGTTTGGTAAGGAAAGAGTAGAAAAAGAACTAGAAGAGTTCTTAGAGTTTGATTTCTTCCCCAGAAGTGGTGGAGGTATTGGTATGCAACGTCTAATGTCAGCCCTTTCATAGGGCTTTCAATGTGAGGTGGCGAAACGGTAAACGCTCTAGTCTGTTTAACTAGTGTTCCTGGCGGGACTTATAGGTTCGACTCCTATCCTCACAGTTTTAAAACAATATTTATGGTATAATGTATTTGTCAGAGAAATACTGACTGCGGTGATCCCCTTTGGTAGTTTCAGGATTAGCGGCGATAGGAAACTACCTACTAAATATAACAGGAGACCTGCTTTCTACCATGCTCTGCAAAGTAAGAAAATCACTCAAAGAATATCGTGAGTGGCAATTGAAAATGTACAATCGCTGGGAAGATACTCTGGAAGTAAGACTTGCAGGTATTAAGGCCGCGAGAGAAAAACTTGAAGAACAAATGAGTAGAGATACTACTACCGAAGATAATGGCTAACAACCCGCTTTTAAATCAAGTTGCTAATAGGAACTTTCTGTCTCCTATTGGTTTTAAGTTAAAGATACAGAAATGTCCAAAGGTAGATTTTCTTTCAATTGGATGTAATTTACCTGGCGTTACTTTAGGAAGTGCTGTACAATCAACATACCTAAAGGATATTGATGTACCTGGCGATAAATTAATTTATGAAGATTTTCGTGTAAATTTTATAGTTGATGAGAACTTAGAAAATTATAATCAGATCTATAAATGGATAATGGGCCTTGGTTTTCCAGAGTCGCAACAACAATTTGTAGAACTAAAAACGGATGATAAGTATTATCCAGATGTATCAGATAAAGATAATCCCCTTGCAATGTATTCGGATGCAACCCTTCAAATTTTGAATAGTAACTATAGACCTCAATCTTATGTTAAAATAAAGGATGCATTTCCAACTAGTCTAACTGGATTAGAATTCAATGCGACTGACACTACTGTAGAATATTTCACAGCGTCAGTTATGTTCAAATATAGAATATTTGAATTATTAGACCAAGATATGAAACCTATGTAATTTATGAACCTTGATACAATTCAGGATATGTGGTCAAAAGACTCTGTTATTGATCCTGATGAACTACACAATGCTTCGCTTGCCATTCCAAATTTACACTCTAAATACTTTCAGTTGTATAACGATCTGAAACTTCTAAGGGCTAAGGCCAAGAAGATACAACAATCGGTATATCACGAAAGGCATTTATATTATTCAGGAAAGGCAGAACCAGATGTTTACGTCAAAGATCCTTTTCCCATAAAAGTGAGAGAGAAGGATGCGTTGCAAAGATATTTGGATGCTGATACGAGACTGACTGATGCCGTACTCAAAGTAGAGTATTATGATGTGATGTTGAATTACCTTGAAGAAATAATCAAGACTATTCAAAACCGAACTTTTCAGATCAAAAACGCAATTGATTGGCAAAAGTTCATCCGTGGATACGACAGTTAAAATCTCAAAAAAGAATGAAGCTTATCTGAAGATTCAAGCAGATCCCCATGTCTTCTATGAATTATCAGATTATTTTACTTTCGATGTTCCAGGCGCAAAGTTCATGCCTCAGTATCGAAGTAAATACTGGGATGGTAAGATTAGATTATTTAACACAGGCTCTGGTGAGATCTATGCTGGTCTAGTAGATAAAGTTGTTACTTTTCTAGACAGGCGTGGATATGAATATGAATTTGAACATAGTGAATACTATGGAAACCCCTATGAGGAGAACGAGATGGTTTCTCCCGAAGGGGTTTTTGATTATATGAATAAGATATCTAGTATTAAACCAAGACCTTATCAGGTAAAAGGTGTATATGATGCACTGAGACAAAACAGAAGGTTATTAGTATCTCCTACTGCTTCTGGTAAATCATTAATGATCTATACCATAGTTAGGTATATGATTGAGAAGGAAAATATTGTTTTATTAGTTGTTCCTACTACATCACTTGTAGAACAGATGTATAAGGACTTTAAAGAATATGGATGGAACTCAGAAAAATATTGTCATAAAGTCTATTCTGGTAAAGAAAAATTTGATCCTAGGCCTGTAACTATTACAACTTGGCAATCTGTCTATAAATTAGATCGTAAATTCTTTTCAAGATATGATTGTGTTATAGGTGATGAAGCACACCTATTTAAGTCAAAATCTTTAGTTAGTATCATGACAAAACTACGTGATGCAAAATATAGATTTGGTTTTACTGGTACATTGGATGGTACACAAACTCATAAGTGGGTACTAGAAGGTTTATTTGGCCCAACATATAAGATTATTAAGACTGATGAATTAATGGAAAAGGGTCATCTTGCAAAGTTAGATATTAAAATTCTTTTATTAAAACATGATCCCCAGATGTTTGATACTTATGAAGATGAGGTTCAATTTATTATTCAAAATGAAAAACGTAATAATTTTATTAAGAACCTTGCTTTAGATTTAAAAGGAAATAGTCTCATATTATACAGTAGAGTGGAATCACATGGAGCTGTATTATACGACTTAATAAATAATTCCGTAACTGATCGAGAAGTATTTTTTGTTCACGGTGGTGTGGACGCTCAAGAAAGAGAACAGGTCAGAGAAATAACTGAAAAGGAAAACAATGCAATTATCATCGCTAGCTACGGCACTTTTAGTACTGGGATTAACATTAAGCGGCTGCACAACGTCATCTTCGCCAGTCCCTCAAAGTCCAGAGTTAGAAACCTCCAGTCCATTGGTAGAGTCCTTAGAAAGGGAACAAACAAAGTAAAAGCAATCTTATATGATATTGCCGATGACTGTACTAAAGGTTCTCGAAAAAATTATACTTTAAATCATCTCATAGAGAGGGTTAAAATCTATAACGAAGAAAATTTTAATTATGAAATAATCCCTATACGAATGAATTCCTCATGACAAAAGATTCAGACACATATGCAATTATTAAATTAGTTAGTGGCGAAGAGTTATTTTCACAAGTAGCAGAGTTTTATGATGACGATATAAAGGCCATATTATTAATGGATCCATGTACAATGAGACAAATCGCCTCTCGCCGGGGTGGTAAATCTTATTATAAAATTGATAAGTGGGTCAAATTATCCGATGAACAAGTCTACTGTGTTGAAATGAAACATATTATGTTCTACACTAGATGTATGGATACACACGTAATTAACACCTATAGGAAGTGGGTCAAAGCCATAAATAATGGAACGGAAGAACGGCAATACACGAAAGTTGGGGTATCTACATCAATGGGATATATATCTTCCGTCGAAAAGACTAGAGATTCTCTAGAAAAGCTTTTTAAAAAAGACAGCTAAGTGTCCCTTGAACCCTAGCAGAGTTATTCTACTGATTTAATCGGAGCTTGTCAAGGCCCCGATTTATTGGTATAATGACTTATGGTTATGATGTTCAAGAAATGACTGTCCTAATGGCTAAGAAAAGGCGATCAGAACATTACGTCAATAATAAAGAATTCCTTGCAGCTATTGTTGAATACAAGGTTGCGGTTAGGAAGGCCTTAGAGGCCGATCAACCAAAACCAAGGATTACTAATTATCTTGGCGAATGTTTTCTAAAGATTGCAACACATTTATCATATAAACCGAACTTTGTCAATTACATGTTCAAAGACGATATGGTATGTGATGGTATTGAAAACTGTGTCCAGTATATTAATAACTTTGACCCAGAGAAATCTTCTAATCCTTTTGCTTATTTTACTCAAATTATCCACTATGCTTTTTTAAGAAGGATACAAAAGGAAAAGAAACAATTAGAAATTAAAACAAAAATTATTGAAAGAACTGGATATAGTGAAGTATTCAGTGATGATGGTAATTTCGCTGGTACAGAAAGTGATTATAATACCATTAAAGATAACATAAATTATCGTTATAATAATTGATGTTCCCTGTAACAATTATTGACAATTTTTTCTCTGATCCAGATAAAATTGTTGAGATGGCTCGTTCTCAAAAATTTTATAAAACGGATGAAGGTCAATGGCCTGGAAAGAGAACTCGTGAAATATCTCAATGGAATACAGATTTTTTTCTTTTTACTGCTTTAAAAATTTTAAAAACTTTCTATGAAAGTCCAGTTGAAAGTATTGATATGTCAATGACTTTTCAATTGATAAAACCATTTAAAGAAGATAGGAATAAAGGATGGATTCATAGGGATAATGATATGCAGTTTGGTGGTTTAATTTATCTAAACTCTACACCTGAACCAGATACAGGCACGACTTTATATGAGGAAAATGATGGTTATTCTTTGGTAGATAGAGAAACGAATAGTGTTAAAATAGATCATTACTTAGGTAGAGATATTCCAGATGAACAATATCAAATGGCCTATGATAGGATGAGATCTCAGTATACAGAAACTATAAAGGTGGAGAACAAATATAATAGATTACTTTTATTTGATGGTATGACTTATCATGGAGCTAATACATTTGGTTCCAATCAGGAAAGACTTACGTTAGTATTTTTCCTTAAATCATTATATGCTCCTATCCAACCTCTTTACAGATAATGAAAATTGCAGTAATAACCGACCAACATTTTGGCGCTAGAAAAGGATCGAAATTATTCCATGACTACTTTCTTGAATTCTATAATGAGATTTTCTTCCCTTATGTTGAGGAGAATAATATCAGTACTGTTATTGATATGGGTGACACTTTTGATAATAGGAGGGGGATTGATTACCCGTCTCTTGAATGGGCGAAGAAGAACTATTTCTCTCGTCTTAGAGAACTTGGTGTTCGTGTCCATACTCTTGTGGGTAATCATACAGCCTATTACAAAAACACCAATGATGTAAATGCAATAGATCTTCTTTTGAGGGAGTATGAAAATATAACTTGTTATTCAGAAGCAACAGAAGTTAAATTTGGAAGATTAAAAATTCTTTTTATACCGTGGATTAATAAAGAGAATGAAGAAAAGACATATAAACTAATAGGAAAATCCAAAGCAAAAGTGGCTATGGGCCATCTTGAATTGAAAGGATTCTATGCAAATAAATTTGTAGTCATGGATCATGGTGATGATCTTTCCGCATATAAAAATTTCAAACAAGTATTCTCTGGACATTATCATACAAGATCAACAAGAGAGAACATTAACTACTTGGGTAATCCATATGAGATATATTGGAGTGATGTAAATGATACCAGAGGGTTTCATATCTATGATACTGAAACTCTGGAGATGACTCCAGTTAATAATCCTTATAAGATGTTTCATCAAATATATTATGAGGATACTCCATATCAATTACTTGACACAACTCAATATAAGGATAAAATAGTAAAGATAATAGTTAGAAAAAAATCAGATCCAAAAGCCTTTGAGAAATTTGTAGATAAACTTTATAGATCTAATATTGCAGAATTAAAAATAGTTGAGAATTTTGATTTCTGTGGTTACTATAAGAAGGATGATTTTGAGGCCGAAGAGAGTGAAGACACTGTTTCTATATTAAATAGATATATTGATGAGTCTGAAATTTCTTTGGATAAATCACGTATTAAGGAAGTGCTAAGAACTATCTACACGGAGGCTTGTGAAGTAGTATGATGTGGATTCTTACTTTAAGAGGTAATGAAGACGATGGAGCATTTGCCGTTGAAAACGAACACGGTGATAGAACTTTATTACTTTTTGAAGATGAAGATGATGCAACTAGATATTCGATGATGAATGAAATTACTAATGAACATATGCCTAAATTAATTCCTACAGAAGTAGAAGATGATGTTGCCATTAGAGCGTGTGAGGTGTATGATTATCCATATTCCGTCATAACCTCGTCCGATCTTGTGATACCCATAAAATATGATACGGTTTAGAAATATACGTTGGAAAAATTTTCTTTCTACTGGTAATCACTGGACTGAAATAAATCTTGAGAAGAGTAATACAACATTGATTGTAGGCCATAATGGGTCTGGTAAATCAACGGTGTTGGATGCTCTTACTTTTGCATTGTTTAATAAACCATTTCGTAAAATTACTAAAGGTTTACTTATAAACTCTACCAATGAAAAGGATTGTTGTGTAGAGATATGTTTCTGTGTGGGTACGAGAGAATATAAAGTAGTTCGTGGTATCAAGCCTAATAAGTTTGAGATATGGGTAGACGGTAAGATGTTGAATCAAGATGCTGCGGCTAATGATCAACAAAAATATCTTGAAAATAATATTCTAAAATTAAACTATAAGTCTTTTACACAAATTGTTATTTTAGGATCTTCTAGTTTTATTCCTTTCATGCAATTATCAGCTCCAGGCCGGAGAGAGGTAATTGAGGATATTCTTGACATTCGTATCTTCTCAACAATGAATACTATTGTTAAAGAGAAGATGCGTACCATTAGAGAACAGTTAAAAGTTCTTACTCTTAAGAAAGAATCTTTAGGTGATAAAGTCACCATGCAAAAAGAATTTATAGAGGAAATTGAGAGTAGAGGTAAAGATAATATCAAAGAGAAAGAGGATAAAATTAAGGTACTTCAAATTGAAGTTGATACTAAGATCGAACATAATGAACTTTTAGATTCTAATATTGATGATATTAATGAAAAACAAAAGAAGGTTATTGGTGCTGGTGATAGGTTATTAAAGCTTAACAATCTGAAAGGTAAGATCCTACAGAAGGTATCAACTCATACTAAAGAACATGAATTCTTTACGGATAACACGGTATGTCCCACATGTGATCAAAATATAGAAGAAGACTTTCGTTTAAATAGAATTGCTGACGTTCAAAATAAGACGAGGGAGCTCAAAGACGGTTTGAAAGAACTAGAAGAGACCATTAAATCTGAAAATAAAAGAGAACGTCAATTCAACAAATTAGCAAAGGAGTTAACTGACCTAACGCATGGCATTTCTCAAAACAATACTAGGATTTCTGGACTTCAACGACAAATCGGAGATCTGGGAACAGAAATTCAAACAATTACCGATAGACTACAAGACAGAAATTCTGAACATGAGAAATTAACGGATTTACAAGAACAACTTAATAGTACATACGATAAACTAGTTCAACAAAAGGAGGAAGGCCAGTACAAAGAATTTGTTTATGATCTTCTCAAAGATGGTGGAGTTAAAGGAAGTATCATCAAAAAGTATCTGCCTCTAATAAATGAGCGGGTAAATAAATATCTACAGATGATGGACTTCTATATTAATTTCACCCTTGATGAGGAGTTTAATGAGAAAGTAGTCTCTCCAATACATGAGGACTTTTCTTATGCTTCATTCTCTGAGGGTGAAAAGATGAGAATCGATCTTGCCCTTCTTTTTACTTGGAGAGAAGTTGCTGCATATAAGAACTCTACAAATACAAATCTTCTTATAATGGATGAAGTATTTGATAGTTCACTGGATGGAACAGGAACAGATGAGTTCCTTAAAATCATCAGGTTTGTAGTAAAGGATGCAAATATATTTGTTATCTCTCATAAAGATGGACTACAAGATCAATTCATGGATATTATCCAATTTGAAAAAGTGAAAGGTTTTTCGAGGATGGTCAATGGAAAACAGTAAAGAACCCGATTGGGATATTGATGATATAAAAGACGCCTTCAAAGACGCCGCAGATGACTATAAGAAGGTCATGAAGGAGATGGAGGTTGCCAATGGTGATAGTATAGAAGAGTACACACATGACTCTGAGGGATGTTGAGAACACATACAGTCGCAAAGAAAAACCCTAAACACTATCAAGAGTGGTCATGGGAAGAGACCCCCGAATTGTTAGCCGCACTGGAGAAATTGGATGAAAGTTCCAAACTGGCAGCATCACTCAAAGAAGGATGCAAAACGAAAACTAAAACCACAGGCGTTGCGCCAAGCAAGAGCTAGACGCAACCAGTTGATAAAGTGTCTACTCAAGACCTCCGATCCTCGTCGGGGGTCTTATAATAGCCACATACAGATAATTACTCTATGACATCATCACGAGCAACGGTTCAAGAAATCAAAGGAAATCTAGCCAAACTTTTGGCTACTGAGAATTTAATAGTTGAACATCGTGTATGTGAAACGGCTCAATTTAATGTAGAACGCCGTGTATTAACATTACCAATATGGGTTAATCTTAGTAATACTGTATATGATATGTTGGTTGGACATGAAGTTGGTCATGCTCTTTTTACTCCACCAGAGGATCCTAAAATGGAAGCTCCTCGATCATATCTTAATGTTACAGAGGATGCTCGTATTGAGAAGTTAATGAAACGTAAGTTTCCAGGCCTTAATAAGTATTTTTATAATGGATACCATGAATTAATGGCTCGTGATTTCTTTGAGTTGGAAGGGATAGATGTTCAAGAATTAAATTTAATTGATCGTATCAACTTATGGTTTAAAGGTAATAAGGATATTGAGTTTACTGATGAGGAACAAAAATATATTTCTATGACTGATGTTTTAGAAACTTTTGAAGATGCTATAAAATGTGCTGAGTCTATTTGGGAGTTCTCTAAACTAGAACGTGAGAAGAGGAAGCAAGAACAAAAAGAAGAAAATATTAGTTCCCCTGATGGTCGTCCTGATTTAGGTCAGGATAGTACTGAGTATGAAGGTGAAGGTGAAGAAGAAGAGACAGAACAAGGATCTGGTGAGGATGATTTTGAGGATGGAAGAGGTTCTAATAATGTAAATCTTGAAGATATGATGGACATTGCTGATAATATTGAAGATGTATTGACTGATGAGAATCTTCAAGAAAAGTTAAAAGAACATGCTAAAAAACATGGTCTTGATCCTACATATACTGAGGTTCCTGATATTAATTTAGATACTGTTATTGTTCCTAATAAAGAAGTATGGGATATTAATGCAGAATATTGTGATGGTTATAAAGATGATTATATTAGTGAAATGAGATCTGAGTATAATGAATTTAAAAAGTCAGCCCAAAAGGAGGTCAATTACCTTGTCAAAGAATTTGAGTGTAGGAAATCAGCTTCGGCTTATTCTCGTGCTACTACTAGTCGCACTGGGGTTCTCGATACAACGAAGCTTCATACTTACAGATACAACGAGGATCTTTTCAAGAAGATAACAAATATTCCTGAAGGTAAGAATCATGGGTTAATCTTTGTATTAGATTGGTCTGGTTCTATGAGCCATGTATTACAAGATACTGTAAAACAACTGTTGAATTTAGTATGGTTTTGTAGGAAAGTTCAAATTCCTTTTGATGTATATGCCTTTACTCAAGAATGGTTCCGTCAAGATCATACTGGTGCAATGTATACAGGTTTTGATCATAGTAGGTATTATGAATCTCCACATCAAGAACCTCATCAAGGAGATCTTATAGTAGATAAGACTTTTAATCTTCTTAACTTCTTAACTTCTAAAACAAGATCAAAAGATTTTGAGGAACAGTGTTTCCAATTATGGTATCTTTCCAAAAATCCACGAGGTAAATTATCATTATCTGGTACTCCATTAAATGAGGCCATAGTTTGTCTTCATAAAATAATTCCACAATTTAAAAAACAAAATGGTGTGGAGAAAGTGAATGTTACTATTCTTACCGATGGTGAATCAAGTAGTATTCCTTCTTATAAGTGGCAAGATAATGATTACTTCGATGAAGCATATTGGGGATCACAATCATGCCGTGTTGGTACAGTTATTCGCAATCCTAAGAATGGCCGTACATATACAGTAGGTGAAGAGTATACAAGTTTTACAACATCTTTATTAGAACATCTTCAAGATTGTTTTCCTGAGATTAGTTTGATTGGTATTAGATTACTTGGATCTAGTGAATTTAGAAGATTTCTTGGCCAACACTATACTACTACTGAAGAGTTTGATAGAAAAACTGCTGAGTGGAAAAAGACTAAATCTACTTATCTTGATAATGCTGGGTATCAAAAATATTTTGCATTAAATTCTAAAACTCTATCAAATGATTCAGAGTTTGAAGTACAGGAAGATGCCACTAAAGCTCAGATCCGTAGTGCTTTTAGAAAGTCTCTTACCAGTAAGAAGCTAAATAAAAAAGTATTATGCCAGTTTGTTGAATTGGTTGCTTAATTATGGATAGGTTAGTAAGGAACTCTTATACAAAAGTTGATGGAGATTGGGTAGTTACTAAATCTACTACTCTTGTCTATCAGAAGGTTCCTTATACCTATGGATATGTAGAATTGTTAAAACAGAAAATACAAGATGCATTAACTCCAGATCTTCTCACTAAAAAATATAGAAAGATAAACGAGACAAATCCTTTATATGGCCATTGTTATCATTCAACTCAGGCCATGTATTATCTTTTAGATTGTGATACTCTAATTTCTTATAGTGGTAAGGACTGGAGGGGAGAAGATCACTGGTGGTTGACAAACTCGGAGGATGGATATATAATTGACGTTACTGCCGATCAGTATTATTCTATCGGTGAAAAACCACCCCACGATGTAGGGAAACCAACAAAGTGGTATGGGTGGAAGGGCCGAGTTCATAAAAGAACAATGGTTCTTATGCAAAAAATTCAAAGCGACGTTGCTTTCTTTGAATAATTCTCATAGTATCCTTTTAACTATGCCAAAAAAAGTAAATACATTATACCCAATCGAAAACGATTGGAAATCTCTTAGTGCGACCTTACGCAATAAGATTGATGCAGGTGTCATAATAGCTGGAGAATCAGTCCAGAAGTATTATGATATCGAAGATATGCCAGCAGTACTGCGAGATGCCGCAGATGCTATGGAGCGTGGAAGTAAAGTAATCTTTATTCCTCAATTCGAGACAGAGAACTTCATGCAGGGGTTCATGTATCGACCTTCAAGAGGCCAAAAGATTGATGCCTTCTACAATCGTACATTCTATCCTAAGCACTTTGCTAACCTATTTGATTCAGGTTACGATCCTGTACTTGCAGGTATAGGTGATATTCTATATGATGCAAGAAGTGAAGAAGTTGTTAACTTCGATGCACGACATAGAACAGTCGGAAACATAGCGGCTAGGGAAGCGAATCAGGTTCCTGAGAACCAGTGGTTCAACTGTATCATGATTAAGAAAGATGCTTGTAAGAGCATCGATGCACAGAAAGTTGCGTGTACATATTTCCGTGCAAAAGCTGAGACTCCAAAAGCACTTACTCCAGAAGAGAAGTTTGCTACAGCAGTTCGTTCTTCCGATGAGAACGCTCTACGTGTATATGCTGGACTAGAACTATCTGGTCTACATATTGGAAACCAGTACTTAACTGAACTCCAGAAAGAACACCATGATCCACGGAAGATCAATGGTATCTGGCAGTTATCCAAAGATTACTCTACGGTTAAGGCCACAAGTCTTAACAAGAACTTGACTAATGCAGTTGAGTTATTACGTAATTCTTGGAACCAGAATGAAGGTGCTGAGTTCTCTGTATACTTGGTCATGGGTGTATGTTACCTCTTACAGAAACGTAACGTATTTGGTCAACAATTCCCATTTGTGCCTGCTATCTTAGTACAGGCTTTGAAATGGAAGAATGAACAGATTGGTTTTACTCCTAAGAACTATCTTTCTCCACGGGCTAATGGTAAGGCAGCTGAGAGTGTTGCTTTCCACTTGTTACGTGTATATAACGAGTATGCACAGCATCTCTTTGAAAGTGAGAATGAAATTGTTGATGAGATCTCAATCTCTGAATTTGTAAAACTACCTAACGACTTCCTAGCACAAGTTGGTGCTCCAATCGAAGATGACGTTCAAGATGAAGATTATTCTGATATCGAAGATGCTCTTGAAGATGTGGAAGTAGAAGAACTAGAGACAGTTCAATAAGCTGCACAAGACCCCTTCACTGGGGTCTTTTTTTGTGTATAATTATTATATACATAACTAATTGACTTAAATGATTCCTGCTGATCTTGTAAACTCTCTAAGAGATACTTATGGTACTCGTGTTACTACTGGAGATATTAGAGCCTTCTGTGCAATGAGAGGCCATAGATACCAAACAGTAACAAAGAGACTGGAGAGTTATAAGGTTAAGCGTGGTGTATGGGAATTGACAGTAAAAGAAGCTAGAAAACAATTAGAAAAAACAGTAGCAACAACTACTGTAGAGAAACAAAATTTAGTACCGTCATCCGATAATACCTTTGTCAAGTTTGGTAATTTCAATGATATAAAGAAGATTATTTCTTCACGTAGATTCTATCCTGTATTCATTACTGGACTCTCTGGTAATGGTAAGACAATGGGTGTAGAACAAGCATGTTCACAAATAAATAGAGAGTTAATACGTGTAAATATCACAATAGAAACAGATGAAGACGATCTTATTGGTGGTTTCCGTCTCATTAATGGTAACACTGTTTGGCATAATGGCCCAGTCGTTGAAGCTTTGGAGAGGGGAGCTGTACTCCTTTTAGATGAAATAGATCTTGCATCTAATAAGATTCTTTGCTTACAATCTATCCTTGAGGGTAAAGGTGTATTCCTTAAAAAGGTAGGTCGTTATGTGAAACCAGCTGCTGGATTTAATGTTATCGCAACTGCAAACACAAAAGGTAAAGGTTCTGAGGATGGTCGTTTTATTGGAACTAATGTTCTTAATGAGGCTTTCTTAGAAAGATTTCCAATTACTTTAGAACAAGAATATCCATCTTCTAAGATCGAACAGAAAATTTTGGAGAATCAATGTAGTGATGCAGTTTTCTGTAAGAGACTTACAGATTGGGCTGATATTATTCGTAAAACATTTTTTGAAGGTGGAGTTGATGAAATTATATCAACTCGTAGATTAGTACATATTGTTCAGGCCTATAACATATTTGGTGATAAGTTAAAAGCTATTAAAGTGTGTGTTAATCGTTTTGATGATGAAACCAAACAATCCTTTTTAGATTTGTATGATAAAGTTGATGAAACAGTTGACATCCATACCGAGGAAGTGGTATGATAAATTCATGGAGCCTATTACATGATGTGCTTAATGGAACAATTGACAAGGAGTACCCTATTATGACTGATAAAGAAGAACATTCTGATGCTTGGTATGATTACAAACGTAATGATCCAGATAGGGAAAACCCATTCACTGATCCAAAGGACAGAGAAAGAGCTGAAAGAGTTGTTAATGCATCGAGATCAAAAGATATAGATTTAGATAAAGAATTAGATTGGATAGAAAAGAGTGGTGGATATGAGTGGACGCCTGGTAGTCCTTGGCCACCTAATGTAGAACTTGCTGATGTTGATGATAGATCAGCACATCATTTTAATTACCCTTACAATAGTGGTTTTGAAAATGTATCACTTAATGATGTTGAAGCCCCGCCTTGGGTTTATGAATCACCTGATGGAGGTGAAACAGTAACAAGAAGAAAATTCGGATCTATGGATAAAGAAGTTATTAAAAAACCAGAACCAGATTTGGGATATAAGTCTCAAAAGTATGAAGAAGATAAAGGTATGAAAGACCTTAAAGATTATATTTCTTCAACATATTCTGGACATTATACTTCAGATCAAAATAGTACACAGACTTTAGATCTTATTCAGTCTGTAGGTGATGCAGAGTCCTTCTGTCGTTCTAATGCCATTAAGTATCTTGCGAGGTATGATAGGAAAGGATCAGCAAAACGTGATATACTAAAGGCAATGCACTATTGCTTACTTCTTTATTATTTTAGTGGACAAACAAATGAAAATGAAATCCAACGTGGCTATGAAACTTTCTAACAACACAACAAACATCCTTAAGAATTTCTCTCAGATTAATCAGTCTATTCTTATTAAACAAGGTAATAAGTTAAAGACTATTTCTGTAATGAAAAATATTCTTGCAGAGGCCGAGGTTGAGGAAGACTTTGAACAGGACTTTGCGATCTATGATCTAAATCAGTTCCTTAGTGGTCTTAGTCTTTATGATGCACCTGATCTAGATTTTGGTGAATCATACCTTACAATCCGTGATGGCCGTCGTAGGGCTAAGTATTTCTTTGCAGATCCATCTGTCATTGTATCTCCACCAGAAAAGGAAATTACATTACCCACTAGAGATGTTTGTTTTACTGTTGCAACTCAACAGTTAGATAAACTTCTTAAAGCTGCATCAATTTATCAGGTTCCTGATTTATCTGTTGTTTCTCGTGATGGTAAGGTTCTTTTGGTAGTACGTGATAAGAAGAATGATACTTCTCATGAATTCAGTGAAGAAGTTGGTGAGACTTCAGAAGAATTTTCCTTCAACTTTAAGGTAGAGAATATTAAGATTATTCCCGGCGCTTATGATGTTGTTATCTCAAGTAAACTACTTGCAGAATTTACAAATAAGAATACCGACCTTAAGTATTATATTGCATTAGAACCAGATTCCACTTTTGGTTAATGGATTCCCAAATTGTATGGTCTATAATATGGATGATAGTGATACTTCTTATTGGAGTATCCTATTCAATCTACTTGATATTTACGTATGATGATTAAGTTATGGAGGATATGGAAGTATGCACTGGGTAGTTTCTCTGACGAAAAAACTAAACGATACGACAATCACGTTGTTCTGGTACGTACTTTTATTTTCATTTCTTATCTCACTACTAACTGTTTTATTATTAGCGGAGTAATCCGTCATTGGAATGATTAAATGAGAGATGAATTTCTATGGGTTGAAAAATATCGCCCTAAAACTATTGATGACTGTATACTCCCAGAAACTACTAAGAAGACTTTTAAAGACTTTTTAGCTAAAGGGGAGATACCTAATTTACTTCTTGCAGGCCCTGCTGGTTGTGGTAAGACCACTATAGCTCGTGCTTTATGTGAAGAGTTGGGTTCGGATTATATTATAATTAATGGATCGGATGAAGGAAGATTCCTAGATACAGTTAGGAATCAAGCCAAAAACTTTGCTTCTACAGTATCACTCCAACAGAGTAATACTCACAAAGTCGTCATCATTGACGAGGCCGATAATACAACCCACGATGTTCAACTCCTCCTCAGAGCCAACATTGAGTCCTTCTATAAGAATTGCAGGTTTATATTCACATGCAATTACAAGAACAAGATCATTGAACCGCTCCATTCAAGGTGTGCCGTCGTTGACTTCACAATCAGTGGAGGATCGAAACCCGCAATCGCTGCTGCTTTCTTCCAACGACTTAACGACATCTTGGACAGTGAACGGATTGAAGCTGATAAGAAAGTCTTACTCGAACTCATCAATAAGCACTTCCCAGACTGGAGAAGAGTCCTAAATGAGTGCCAACGATATTCTGTTGGTGGTAAGATAGATAGTGCCATTTTAGCCGAGTTCTCTGACGTTAAAGTAAATGACCTTATTAAGAACCTTAAAGAGAAAAACTTTTCTGAAGTACGTAAGTGGGTCAACAGTAATCTGGACAATGATCCTTCTGTACTTCTTAGGCGTGTTTACGATGGTCTTACTACATCCGTGGACGGCCCTAGCCTTGCTGCTGCTGTCCTCATTATTGCTAAGTATCAGTATCAGATTGCCTTTGTGGCGGATCAGGAAATTAATCTCATTGCTGCTTTGACTGAGATTATGGTTGAATGTAAATTCCGATGAGAATGAACAATGAAACTAAACTGGTGTTTGCTCTTGAACATGTTGCACACCTTGAAGATCTCATAGAAGGTAACGAGTATGAACAATACTTAGAACGAAGTCTATCAACTATGAAGTATGAGTTTGAAAGACAATTATCAAATGAAAGACACCGCAAAGAGAGGAAAAATGCCAATTTATAGAGACTATGAGATTCGTATTAATCTCAATGAATTAATTGAGAAAAGAATCCCAGCGTGTAATCTTACACATAAAGATCATTGTCTAACTGAAGCTCAGATAGCAGATATTGCCCATGATATAAACATGGATTTGAATCTACATCCTATCTACGAACAGATAGACAAACATATAATGGCCTATGTTAAGGCTGCTAATATTGATAACTCAGAACACTGGGTAGAAGAACAGTTACCTGATCTTCATGGCCCTGATTTTAATATTGATGAACGATCAATTGACTTTGATTAATTATGGCAATCTATAGGACAAATGAAATCCGAATTGATCTTAATGAACTTGTATCTATTCGATCTTCATTTCTTGGTGAGAAATTATCCGAAGAGGATATAGAAACTCTTGGTGATACTCTTAAATATAGTCTCACTTTTGATACAATATATGGGATGATAGATCAAGCAATCCTTGAGTATCTTGATAAGGATGAGAATCATTATGGTGAGATACAACCTGAACCTGGCCGTGAGGCTATGTTGAATGAGATTGAAAAGAATAAGAAACAATTTGAAATGGTTGATTTAGTATCACCATCATGGACAATCCAAGTACCAAGGAGGAAGAAATGAGAGAAGCATTTCTAGAACTTTTAAAGACATATGCTTTAAAAAGAGGTAAGTTCAAATTATCATCTGGTAGGAATAGTAATCATTATATAAATTGCAAACCTGTTACCTTAAGTGGTGAAGGTCTTCGATATGTTTGCCCAATGCTTCTTCAGTGCATCGAGGAAGGGTCTGTGGCGGTTGCCGGCATGACAATGGGTGCAGATCCCTTAGTGACTGGTGTTACTATATGTGCAGGTTTTAATAAACAAAAAATGGATGCTCTTATAGTTCGTAAAGAACCTAAAGGTCATGGTACAGATGCATGGATTGAAGGCCCAACATTACCTAAAGGATCTGTAGTAACTGTATTAGAAGATGTTATTACAACTGGTGGATCTTCTATTAAAGCTGCAGACAAATTGAGAGATATGGGTTATACTGTTAATCGTATAGTTTCTATAGTTAATCGTCAAGTCAATGGAGAAGCCGATTCTGCTATGGAAGAAGCTGGATTAGAACTAATCAGTATCTACAGTATAGAGGAATTATTGCATGATTCTGAATGAAATTGATGCGGAATATGCCGCAAATATATTCATCGATTACTTTTCTAATATGGATCGTATTGATGAATATCTTCGTAATGTAAAGATTGAGAGAGTTCTCAATCGTAGTCCTCTTTCTCAGTTCTATGAGGAGGAGGATACTCATGGTATGTTTACTTCCTTTGATATGCATCCAGAGGATATGGATATTGCATGTTATGAGGCCGTAGATTTAAAGAAGACAAGTGGTAAGGTATCTGGTATTAGATCCTTAAGAGAGTTTAATGAGAAATTACAGATCACAACTTCTCATGCTATAGAAGATTCTGTGCCTGGAAAATCTCTTAAGTGGATGGTAGTTGAGAAGAATACTAATACCATTCTGGGTTTTTGTAGGTTTGGTTCTCCAACTATTAATTCTAAACCACGTAATATATGGTTAGGTACTACTCCAGATCTTACGATATTTAATCGTCATGCCATCATGGGGTTTATTATTGTACCTACACAACCATTTGGATACAATTATCTTGGTGGTAAATTATTGGCCATGTTATGTTGTAGTCATGAGGTTAGAGAGATATTAAATAGAAAGTATGATGCAGATATTTGTCATTTTGAGACTACATCTCTTTATGGTTCTACCAAGAGTTCATCTCAGTATGACGGTTTAAAACCTATCATGAGATACAAAGGTCTTACTGATAGTAATTTTACACCATTGCTTCATGATAATATTTTTAAGGAGTTAAACAGATGGTTTATAGAACGGAACAACGGAGAAACTCTAGTCAAGATAGACGCATCGAGTCGCAAGTTGAAAACACAACAACGGATGATAGCTATCATCAAGAAGAACTTAAGTTCTCAAAAGGGTGTGGAATTCCAGACTGCGATTGCAAATGCAACAGCACTAACTGAGAAGAAGAGAACATATTTTTCTGATTATGGTTTTTCAAATGTCCGTGAGGTTTTACTTGGTGAAGATAAACAACTTGTAGAGAATCCCCAGAACTTTGATAAGTTCTATATGGAGTCTGTTGTAGCGAAATGGAAAAAGATGGCCTCTAAGAGATATAACAAACTTAAATCTTCTGGTAATTTAAGAACAGAATTGGAGGTTTGGACTAAAGATATGGACATTCAAATTATAAGATAATGGAACTCAAACAGTGGCTTAATTCTATCAATCTAGTTAAGAATGATTTGATGGAAGAGGATCCTGATAACATACGTCAGTTTTCTCCTTTTATTATAAACAAGTGCATGTCTGGTCACATAGACACGGTAATGATTGCGAATGAGATGAACCTCAATCATGGCCTTGATAAAGATATGCAATATAAATTTTATCTAAATAGTGTGAGAAAAAGGAAGAGATATTCTCCCTGGCTCCGAAAGGATAAAGTCAAGGATCTTGATGTGGTCAAATCATACTATGGTTATAGTAATGAAAAAGCCCAACAAGCCCTCCGCATTTTATCACCAGAACAAATTGACTACATTAAATCTAAACTTGAAACTGGAGGAAAAAAATGAGTGTAACGGAACCTGAAATCCGTTGGTCGCCCGATCAGATGGTCGAGGTCATACTCAAAGAACCAGATGATTTCTTAAAGGTGAGGGAGACTCTAACAAGAATTGGAGTAGCATCCAGAAAAGAAAAGAAGTTATATCAATCTTGTCACATTCTGCATAAACAAGGTAAGTATTTTATAGTTCACTTTAAAGAACTATTTGCATTAGATGGTAAGAAGGCCAATCTAACAGTTAATGATGTCCAACGTAGAAATAGAATCACCAATCTTTTAAGTGACTGGGGCTTAATTGATGTTGTTAGTGGAGATAGTGTTAAAGAAGTTGCTCCATTAAATCAGATAAAAGTTCTTGCCTATAAAGAGAAGAATGATTGGGCATTAGAAACTAAGTACAACATCGGTAAGAAGAAGAAGGCGGAGGAGTCTTAATGGATTATAATGTTATTACGTTATTTCCTAAGACTCTTGCTATATCACCAAACCCAATATTAGAAATATCTAAAGAGGATTTAGACTATATTAATTCTCTCGAATTTACTAATAATGAGGGTAATCAAGTTAGCAGTTCTATTACTGTCTTAGAAGATGATTACTTTGAAAGTTGGCATGGGAAGATAACATCACAGATTGAGTATTTTACAAGAGATATACTCAAGATTCCAAGTACAGTTGGTTGGAGAGTAACTACTTCTTGGGTTAATAGAACTAGAGTTGGCGGATACCACCATTGGCATAATCATCCCAATTCATTTATTTCTGGTATCATTGCATTAACAGATAATAATAGAGTTGAGTTTGCTAGTTCTTGGCCTATATTTCCAGGCTGGATGCCTGATTACGATGAGATTAATATTCACAATGCAGAGAATATGAGTATGACTATGCAGACAGCTGGAACAATGTGTTTGTTCCCATCTTCTACGATGCACAGTGTACCTAGATTTGTTCCTGCTAAAGAAGATGATGTTAGGTTATCATTATCATTTAATTTAATAGCTGATGGGCCTTTCTGTACTAGAGGAGTTAACTCTCTTAACATTTAGTACGGTATATACGATATCATTATTAGAAGGATCTCTTATAATTAGTTACGTCGCCGAAAGGGACAACAAAACACAAACTCGCTCATAGGAGGAGCTATTATGGGAAACCTAATAAGGTATCGTGCTGCCGATCTGCCCGAATTAATGGATCGGATTTCCAAAAACAGCATAGGAATGGATGATTATTTTGATCGTTTCTTCCAGATGGGAGACATCAACAGTAACTATCCTCCATACAATCTAGTACAAATTGATAACATTAAATCTAGATTAGAAGTTGCACTGGCAGGATTCAACAAGAAAGAGATAACAGTTTACACAGAGTATGGTAAACTAATTGTTGAAGGTAAGAAGGAAGATAAAGAAGAAGAACAGTATCTACATAGAGGACTTGCACAAAGATCCTTCAAAAGGATCTGGTCTATGTCCGAGGATACTGAAGTTAATAATGTTGTCTTTAAAGACGGTATGTTAGTTGTGGATCTTGGAAAAGTTATTCCAGAACATCATGCTCGTAGGGATTACCTTTGAAGAAGTTAATCCCAGCAGATGATCCCTTACTACATGGAAAAATAAAGAAGTGTAGTTATGATTTAGATCGTCATGAACTATCTAAAACATTAAGGGAAAATATGGCTCACCACAATGGGGTGGGCCTTTCTGCTAATCAGATTGGAATATGTGAGAGAGTATTTGTAATGGTTTCGGATATGGAAACTCAAGAAACTATTACGTGTTTCAATCCTAAAATATTAAAAGAATCTAAAGAAAAAATACTATTTGAGGAAGGATGTCTTTCTTTTCCTGACATATTTCTAAAGATAGAAAGGCCTAGTTCAGTTGTTGTTAAATATGAGGATGAAGAAAAACATATACATAAGGTTAAGATGAGTGGTTTCATAGCGAGGATATTCCAACACGAATATGATCATATGGAAGGCATCGATTTTACACAAAGAATAGAACATGAAAGATCTTAAGATTCCATTTGCAGTAATATCATTCCTTATTCTTCAAGGTGCTGGTGCAGTATGGTGGTCATCACAAATTGATGGCAGAGTTAAAACTCTTGAAGAAAAGAGTCTTAATATAGCTCAAGAGAATCGTAGATATATCAGAGAGGTTATAATGCCTTCATATAATATAAGTGAAGGATGGAATAACCCACACTATGAAGCATGGTTAAAATCAGGAGGTTGGAAGACAAAATAACCCCTTGCCATCTTTCATGGGATCGTATATAATTCCTGTGTTGGGCCGACGGGTTCGACACGGAAGTGACTGAAGAACCCTGTTGGAATTAGGCGGGGTAAAGTATTGGGTCAGGCGTGGTGGCCGCTGGCATTGTCCAGAATCCTTACCAAGGGGACTCAAGTTGTAATGAACCTTACATCGCACACTAGCGATTCCCGTTACTTGAGGGTAAAATGAATTCCCTCCTTCCACCCTATAACTAATTTGGAATAATGAGTTTAAAAGTTTTAGTTTTAAAATCTAAAGAGGATGTACTTGCTGAAGTTGCAGAGATACTTGTAGATGATCAGATAGTAGGGTATAATTTAAAAAATCCTCGTGCTCTTACATTATCACAAGTTAGAACTATTAATGAAGAAGTAGATCCAACAAGAGTCGGTGTTAACTTTACTAAATGGCAAATATATTCTGATGATACCGAATTTCAGATACCAGCTGATTGGGTAGTTACCATTTGTGAACCTTTAGAATCACTTAGAAAATCTTATGAAGGTAAGTTAAATGCCACAGAACATACAAGTATTAATCTTAACGAATAAAACGGTTCTTATAGCCGAAGTTACAGAAGTGATGGCCGAGATAGGTGATCCAGATTGTAAATTAAGTAATACTCATCAACTATTAGATAATGTTACAGAATTAGAAGATCGTATAGTACCTTGGTTAGATTTCACCAATCAATCTGATATAATATTAAGGTCATCCGATATTCTTACTGTCGTAGAACCCAAACCTGAAATCTTAGCACACTACATTACATTACTTGATTGATGAGATTCTACACGAACGTCCAAATGGTCGGGGATCAGATTCTTCTTAGAGGATATGAGAACGGTAAACGTTTTTCTAACCGAGAAGTCTTTAACCCGACTCTTTTTGTGCCTACTAAAAAGAAGTCAAAATATAAAACACTGGAAGGTGAAACTGTAGAACCTATCCAGCCTGGCACTATTCGTGAAACTAGAGATTTTATCAAGAAGTATAATGGTGTAGAGGGATTTAATATTTACGGATTTGAACGGTTCATCTATCAATATATTTCTGATAACTATTCTGTTAATCAGATTGAATTTGATATGAGTAAGATCAATCTATTAACGATTGATATTGAAACCAAATCTGAAAATGGATTCCCTGATGTTGAGACAGCTTCAGAAGAAGTTCTGTTGATTACTATTCAGGATTTTAACACCAAAGATATTATTACATGGGGTACAGGCCCATTTAATAACAAACAGGATAATGTAGATTATCGTCAATGTAGAGATGAGAATCAATTACTTAATTCATTCATACAATGGTGGATTGAAAATACTCCTGATGTTGTTACTGGTTGGAACTGTGAGTTCTTTGATTTACCATATCTTGCAACACGTATCAGTCGTGTACTTGGCGACAAGTTAATGAAGAGACTTTCTCCTTGGGGTCTTGTGACCCAGCAGGAGATCTTTGTTATGGGGAGAAAGAACTTTTGTGTTGATATTGGTGGTGTATCTATATTGGATTATATGCGTCTGTATAGATGGTCGCCTGGTACTCCAAACCAAGAGAGCTTTAGATTAGATTATATAGCTCAACAGGAACTTGGTCAACAGAAATTAGATCACTCTGAGTTTGATACATTCAAAGATTTCTATACAAAGGGTTGGCAGAAGTTTGTAGAATATAATATTGTTGACGTTGAACTTGTTGATCGTTTTGAGGATAAGTTAAAATTAATAGAACTTGCCCTTACTATGGCCTATGATGCCAAAGTAAACTATCAAGATATATTTTTCCAAGTTAGACTTTGGGATTGTATCATTTATAATTATCTCAAACAGAGAAATATTGTTATCCCTCCAAAAGAAAGATCTGATAAAGATGAAAAATACGCAGGAGCCTATGTCAAGGAACCAACGCCGGGACGCTATGATTGGGTTGTTAATTTTGACCTCAATAGCCTCTATCCTCATCTTATTATGCAATATAATATCAGTCCAGAAACCCTCTGGGAGACTCGACATCCCAGTGCGAGCGTTGAGAGGCTCTTAAATCGAGAGATAGAAATAAATCCAGAGTTTGCAACATGTGCTAATGGAGCACAGTATAGGAAAGATGTACGTGGATTTTTGCCTGAGTTAATGCAGAAATATTATGATGAACGTGTGATCTTTAAAAAGAAGATGATTGAGGCTAAGAAGAAAAATGAGAAGACCCCCAGTAAGGCATTGGAAAAGGAAATTGCAAGATGCAACAACATCCAAATGGCGAAGAAGATCTCTCTTAATTCTGCTTATGGTGCTATCGGCAATCAGTACTTCAGGTATTATAAATTAGCGAACGCCGAAGCGATTACTCTATCAGGTCAGGTTAGTATCCGATGGATAGAGAATAAGATGAACCAGTACCTTAATAAAATTTTGTCCACTAAGGATAAGGATTATGTTATTGCATCTGATACTGATAGCATTTATCTTGATCTCGGCCCTCTGGTTCGGCAAGTTTATGGTGACAAGATACCTGATAAAGGGAAGGTCGTTGACTTTCTCGATAAGGCTTGCGAAGATCAGATTGAGGTATTCATTGAGAAAAGTTATAAGGAACTTGCGGAGTATGTGGCTGCGTATGATCAGAAGATGTTCATGAAGAGAGAGAACATTGCTGATCGTGGAATATGGACTGCAAAGAAGAGATACATATTGAACGTATGGGATAGTGAGGGTGTCAGATATGCTGATCCCAAACTTAAGATAATGGGTATTGAAGCTGTTAAGTCATCAACTCCCGCTCCTTGTCGTCAGGCTATTAAGGATGCCCTTAAAGTTATGATGAAGGGTACGGAAGATCAGATGATAGATTTCATTGAAAATTTTCGTAAACAGTTTAAAGAACTTCCTCCAGAAGATATATCCTTTCCACGTTCTGTGAGTGAAGTTACAAAGTATAAGAGTAATAAAGCCATCTATGAGAAGGGTACACCAATCCATTGTCGTGGATCTTTATTATTCAATCACCATGTAAAGAGACTTGGCCTTGAAGGTAAGTATTCTTTAATTAAAAATGGTGAGAAGATTAAGTTCTGTTATTTACGCAATCCCAACCCCATCCATGAGAATGTAATGTCTTTCATTCAGGAGTTTCCTAGAGAACTTGGTATCGAAAAGTATGTTGATTATGACTTACAATTTGACAAAAGTTTTCTAGACCCTTTACGAATTATATTAGATGTGATAGGATGGCAAGTGGAGAGGACTGCAAATCTAGAATCTTTTTTTAGTTGATATGAAAGATCAAAACTCAATTCATGAAGAGGAAACTAAAGACCAGAAATGGAATCGTGGACTTGATATCTTTTATGAATCTGTCCATAAACCAGATAATGCATTGAGGGCATGTGCTCATAATCAGAAATGTTATTATGAGTTAATGGAAGTTAAAGATGTTGTTTTGGAGTACCTTAAAACACTAAGGAGATGAAACCAATCAAATGGTCTGCACAAATATTACTACCAAGTAATAGATTGCAAAAGGTTGAGTTTATGTGTGCATCTAATTTAAGAGAAGATGCAGAGACACGTTGTAAATCTATGTTTGGTGTTACTGATGTTCGTCAATTAAAAAGAGAATGGAATTGAATGAAGGTGACATAGTTACCGAAATACTACAACTTGGTAGCCTTATTGGCACATGTCAAGAAACCAGCACTCTAAATTCTATGGGTAGATCTTCTAAGAAGATTGTGATAGAATATGATGTAAAACAAAAGGAGCAAGATGGACTTACCAATTAATGATGAAGAACTATCAAGATTAGTTTGGTGGACTAGTCACATGATGAATGAGGACGAACTACATAGAAAGTTGAAGTTGGTTAAAGAAGTCAGGGATATGAATCCTGGCGGCCCTTATAAAAAAATACTTCGTGAAGATCACGGGATGGTTATTTAATGGATTTCCTTAAAGAAATAGTAAAAGAAATAGGTGATGAATACACCCAACTCGCCAAAGACATCGAAGAAGACGAAAGATTCATCGACACAGGTTCATACATCTTTAATGGACTGGTTAGCGGTTCCATTTATGGCGGCGTATCTAGTAATAAGATTACTGCCATCGCTGGCGAGTCTAGCACTGGTAAAACTTATTTTGCCCTTGCTGTCGTCAAAAACTTTTTGGATACTAATCCTGATGGTTATTGTCTCTATTTTGACACTGAGGCCGCAGTTAATAAAGGATTACTTGAGTCTCGTGGAGTTGACCTAAAGAGATTGGTTGTTGTTAATGTAGTAACCATTGAGGAGTTTAGACAGAAGGCACTTAAGGCAGTTGATATATACTTAAAGAAGGCTCAAGAAGATCGCAAACCCTGTATGTTTGTGTTAGACTCATTGGGTATGCTTTCTACAGAGAAGGAAATAAATGATGCATTAAATGATAAACAGGTTCGGGACATGACCAAATCCCAACTTGTTAAAGGTGCATTTAGGATGTTAACTCTGAAACTTGGTCAATCAAATATTCCACTTATAGTTACAAATCACACATACGATGTTATCGGCAGTTACATCCCTACTAAAGAAATGGGAGGAGGCTCTGGTCTCAAATATGCCGCGTCTACGATCATTTATCTCAGCAAAAAAAAGGAAAAGGATCAGAGCGAGGTTGTTGGACACATTATCACGGCTAAGACGGTTAAATCGAGATTGAGTCGTGAAGCACGATCAGTCGGAGTTAGGCTCTATTTTGATGAACGAGGCTTGGACAAATTCTATGGGCTCCTTGAGCTCGGAGAACGTCATGGAGTCTTCAAAAAAATGGGCACACGTTACCAATTCGGCGAGAAAAAAGTATATGCAAAGACTGTTCTTGAGAATCCTCAAGAATATTTTACCGAAGAAATTATGGAGCAATTAGATGCCGCGGCGAGAAAAGAATTCTCCTATGGTTCAGGTGATTCCAAAGATCCTGAGGCCAGAGAATTGTCAACAGTTGATTAGTACTTTTGAGGATTGTGTTGGTTCGGGATACTCTGAAAGAATTGATAATAACGGTACTCCTAGATTTACTCAGGTAAATCTTAATCAAGTTTATATGGATGTTGTTCCATTTCTTGTACAGAGAGTAAAGGTAGCAATTGATATTTACAAAGATGTTGTTGGTTCAAGAGCTGATTATCTTCCTAAACCAAAACAGATGGAAGAGTTTCGTGTTAAACGATATGAGCCAGAAACTAATGATAGATTTGATGAACATATAGATGCAGCTGATTATCCTTCTGCTAGAAGATATTTGGCATTTTTATTTTATCTTAATGATGTTCAAAAAGGAGGACAGACAGAATTCCGTTTTCATGGTAGAATGATTAGACCTGAGGCTGGATCGGTTCTTGTCTTTCCACCTACATGGGAATATCCACATATAGGTCTACCACCCATCAGTGGGCCAAAATACATAATGAGTACATATTTACACTATGGACAGAATTGAGACAACGATTATTCGTAACTTGATTCATGATCAGGATTATCTACGTAAGATTGTTCCTTTTATAGAACCAGATTATTTTGATAGTCACAAAGATCGTGTAGTATTTGAAGAGATTGCGGAGTTTATTGTTAAGTATGATAAGCCTGCAACTCAGGAAATTCTTGGTATTGAATTAGAAAGTAGAACTGATGTTACGGATGATGAATATAAGGAAATAAATGAATTTATTAGTGGGTTAGAAGAAGTTCCTACTAATAAAGAATGGTTAATAGATGCCACAGAAAAGTGGTGTAGAGATCGTGCTATATACTTAGCGTTGATGAAGTCCATCAAGATTGCAGATGGACAAGACGACAAGAAAGATAGAGATGCTATCCCTAGTATCCTTAGTGATGCTTTGTCGGTTTCTTTTGACAACCATATTGGACACGATTATTTAAACGACTATCAGGAACGTTATGAGGCCTACCACAGGAAAGAAAATCGTATACCGTTTGATCTTGAGTATCTTAATAAGATTACGAAAGGTGGTCTCCCTAATAAAACTCTTAATATCGCTCTTGCTGGTACGGGTGTCGGAAAAAGTTTATTCATGTGCCACATGGCTAGCTCCGTCTTGTTGCAAGGACGGAACGTTTTATACGTTACAATGGAAATGGCAGAAGAACGCATTGCTGAACGAATTGATGCCAACCTCCTTAATGTCAATATTCAGGAACTTACGGATCTTCCGAAGATGATGTATGAATCTAAGATTAATAAACTTAGTAAGAAAACACAAGGTACATTAATTGTTAAAGAATATCCTACAGCATCAGCACATTGCGGCCATTTCAAGGCATTAATACAAGAACTTGCACTTAAGAAATCATTTAAACCTGATATAATATTCATAGATTACTTGAATATATGTGCTTCATCAAGATATAAGGCGAACGGTAATGTCAACTCATACTCCTACATCAAAGCGATTGCAGAAGAACTCCGTGGTCTTGCGGTTGAAGCGAATCTTCCAATTGTATCTGCGAC